GGGGTTGAAGAAGCTCACGTCCTCGTTCTACCCACCGCCCCGTTTCCGAGAGGCGAGGAGCGCCAGCACACACACGTTCTACTTCGACTCGCGGTCACACTAGCTCCGCCAGCCGCTCGACCGCGTCGAGCACGCGCAACTCGTCGTCGAAGTACGACCGGGACGATCGCGCCTCATCGTCGAGGGTGACCGTCACGAGGTGCTCGTCGAGGATCACGACGACGCTGCCACGCTGACCGTAGTGAAGCGAGACCCGTAGCTCGGAACTGATGCTGACGACCTCGACGCGGTCGCCCACCGCGACCAGATTCGACTTCGAGCCCTTCACGCCAGCTCGCCCAGCAGCTCGACGGGGTCTACGACTCGGAACCAGCACGAGAGCACTGCGAGGATCGTCCCGTCGGCCAGCTCGATCGTCCAACGCTCCCCGTCGCAGGCCGTGACGATGCCGCGGTCTCCGTACCGCAGGAAGCCCTCTCCGGTGATCTCGACGGTCGAGCCGATCATGGTTGCTGTTCTACCTCGTCCAGCGACGCGAGAAGCTCGACGACATCGTCCGTCGGCCACACGTTCCTGCGGTCGCACGGCGTGTAGCAGCTGCCCCACCTCGGATCGTTCAGCTGGACGTGGATGGAACCACCCGCGCTTACGAACCGGAAGGTTCCGCGCATCCCGCCCGCGACCTCGATCGGGGTCTTGTAGGGGAGCTTCTCCCACTCCTCGATCGTCAAGAAGCGCGTCACACCGACCTCCTGCTTCGAGCCGCTTGCTCGACTCGGCCACGGTCGCTGTTCTACCTCGACCAGTCGGATCAGGCTCCCACGACGACTCGCGGCGGCATCGGTGCTGACAACTTCAGGATCTTGTCTATCCCCGCCAAGTCCGATCAACTTCAGCGATGCGCACTCTCCAGTGAAGTGATGCGCATCTTTGGAAATTCCGGCATCTTCACCAACCATGTGTGTGGTCGATCTCTCCTGTGTGCGGGTGAGCGGGGCGAGCGGGGTGAGGTGATGAGGAAAGAGGAGGCTGTCTGAGTGATCCAGGCCGGGACAGGAAACGCGGTCAAGCAGCGCTTCCGAGACGTGTCGGTGTCCGAGGCATCCTGGGAGGGACATCGGGGCCAGAAGACTTAGGAGGATTGCTTGGGGGAGGGGCGGACATGCGTGGACAAGTGATGCGCAATTCTCAGAGAGGTCAGGTCTTGGAAGGTAGCACGGTGAGACATGACCAGAGCTAAGTGCTGCCCTCTCCGAGATGGGCATCACTAAAAGGAGCGGATAAGGCCCTTTGCGCGAGAGCCGATACCAAAGATCACCCGGAACCACCGTGTCCTAGCGGGCTCCGGCGCCTGATTTTAGAACACTTCCCCGATCCGAACTCTAAGCGACTGGTTGGGGCTTCTCGGAGATGATCTGCGCGGCGCACCTCCGCTCGCCGACGGCTGTCCTAGCGGGCTACGGAGCCCGCCCTTCGCCCGGCGGATGTGTGATGGGGATCGGACGCTTGTGGGGGCAGATCCCACCGCCTACGCGTTTTCCCCAATTGCAGTTCTGGCAGAGGACGCCGAAGCCGTCGGGGTAACCGGTTGTCCTGAGCCAGAAGTAGAAGCCAGTGCCGCCCCGACGAAGCAACCTGCGCTGTTTGTTTCCGCCGCCAGTGAGGTGGTCAACTACGAGAAACTCGACTGTCGACTCTGAACAGCATGAGCACTTGGGTGGCGAACCGCCGTAGTGTGCGAGCACTTCGAGCCGCAACTTGACGCGGGTCTTGGCGCAGAGCCGCCCGGCATAGGTCGGGTCGGCATCACGACGTGCTTGGGCTTTTTCGGCGCCACACGCCTTGCACCGATAGCGCGGGGGGAGTTTTTCTACACCGTGCTTCGCGCAGACCGCCATCGCCTACACGCTAATGGCACCAAGCAGAGATGTCAACAACGACTCATCGTGAGTGGCGTGGTGAGACATCTAAGGCTCACCGTGCGACATAAGATGACCGCTCCAGGCTATCGGCGTCTCACGCTGCGACATCGAGATGGCCTGCGGCGGCGATCGCCGATGGCAACTACTCCGACCAGGAGAGGCCGCGCTTGGTCGTCTTACTTGCCGTTGAGGTGGGGCCCCAGCCGAGAGGCGAAGCCTGTCCTAGCGCCGGAGGCGCGGGAACAGACTTCGTCTGTCCTAGCGGGCTTGTTCGCTTCGCCATCCGAAGGCGTCGTCCTGCTCGCGCTCCTCTTGAGCGGTGTCGGAGCCGATCGGTGTGGGCGGCGCCATCGTGAACTCGGATTGCGAAGCTGTCGGTGCTGATGTCGAATCCGGCTGGAGGCGCGTGTTGAGACCTGGCATCGTCTCCGGTCGAGGTTCGAGTGGAACGTAGGTATTCCTAGCGGGTTGTGATGGCGGCGCGTTGCGGATCTGGTCGCCGACCGATCCCCTCTGGTTCCTCTCCACGCTGCCGAGGACCAAGTAGCCGGACTTGGTCACCACGTTGCCGCTGGGGCGGGCACGACGTTCTTCTGCCTCTATCGCCTCCTGCGCCTCGATCTCGGCGAAGGTCATGAATCCATTTCTCGGCTCAGGACTCGGCTGTGTCAGCTCGGGCTGTGTCAGCTGTGTCGGTTGCGTATCTTCCTTCAACTCGGGATGTTGCTCGGTTACCGGCTTGAATGAGAAGTCGGGCGACGACGGTCTTCCCGTCGCGAATCTGGTGAGAATGTCCCCGGCGACCTTCGAGATCGACACCACACCGCAGTCGCGCCGGATCGCTTCGAGCCTCTCGGCGACCTCATCGCTCACGTAAGCCGTGACTCGGATTCGGTTTGTCTTACCCACGTCGTCCTCCACAAAGCTGTGTCAGCTTCGGCAGCAAAGCTGTAACAGCTTTCCGTCCGGCGGCCTTGTTGGCGAGATCAGCTGCTCGGCGAGGTGACGCAAGGCCCGACGGCCTGGTCACTAGCGTGAGCTGTTACAGCTGTGTCAGCTCGGGCTGTGTCAGCTTGCTCGAAGCGCACTCGAAGCGCGCCAGTGATGATGTTGTTCACCACGTCGAGATAGTCCATGCCCGTCTTCGCGACGACCTTCTTCACAACCTCGTGGGCCTCGCGACGGATGCGGAACATGCGAGGTCGGTCGGCTCTCATGGCTAGCCACTCCTAGCTATCCATCTACTTGGTCCTTCCGACAAAGTCAACTGGTGATTGGCGGCGCCTCCTCGGCGAGCCGCCAGACCATTACGCCAGTCGCCGCCGCCTCGACGAAGTTACAGATCCTCTTGCAGTCGAAGCAGACGATCTCCTCGGTGCCGACTCGGTCGAGGTCTTCGTGCTTGCACTCCGTCTCGTGATCCTCACGTTCGATGCTCGCCAGTGCGTCAACCACGTCGAGTCGACGAAGGTCGTTCTTGTAGAGCGTCCAGTCGGAGGTGATGTAGCGGTCCAGCCTTACACGAACTGCGTAGGCGTTGTTCTCGCACAACCCGATCACGGTGCCGGAGAAGCCTGGTCCGGGCCACGGGTAGTCACCACGCTCGATCACGACTCGATCGCCGACTCGGAACTCAGGTGTGGGGTCGATGACTTCGATCACTACTCCACCTCCGCCAGTCCCCCGAGCAGGTCGACCGGGCTCGGGTGGGTGACCAGCTTCGTGACGCGCTCCCAGTCTTCCTGCTGGTTGAACACCCAGCGCAGGAGAGGCATGAGGCGGACGAGCTGTTCGATCTCCGTGCCCGCCAGTCGCACAACGAACCTGTCAGTAACGACTTGGCTGTCGTTGAGGAGCGCTCGCTTCAACGACCAGAACTTGTTCCGACCAGAGACGGCGCTCGACACTCGGTCGTGGGCTTCGGCAGACATCGACAGCGACAGCAGTGACGGCCCCAGCCACCTCGGCTCGAACTCACATGGCTGTCGATGCTCGTTCACGCGATGCCCGCCCCAGCGCACCGAGTTCTACCTCGTCGAGTTGACGGACGAGCTGGTCGGCAGGTTGACGATCGGTTTCCACTTCGAGGCGTAGTCGAAGATGTTGGCGAGGAAGCAGCGGTCGTAGAGCGACTCAGTCCTAGCGGGCCCTCCACCCCCACCGGCGGTCGGGCCAGCCTGGGCGGCCTTCATCTGCTTCTCGATCGCCGGCCTCAAGCTCTTGAGGGTATCGCCGATCCGTCCGCCGAGCTTGGCCGCCTTCCAGATCGGCATGAAGCGAGCCTCGCCCATCTCCTGATCGTGCGATTGGTCCGGGTGGGTGATCGGAGTTCCGCCGGTGTGCTGCATGAGGTAGTAGTGCGACTGGTTCTCGTAGGAGAAGTGCTCCTCGTTGGCGAGGTGGTCCTTCATCTTGTCGATGAACTCCTCCTCGCCGGGGTGGGCCTTCTTGAGCGCGCTCACCACTAGCGGGAGGTCGTACTTCCCTCGCTCGCCGAACGTGGAGGTGTGGACGAAGGGTTCGTGACCGGGGATCACCTTGGCCTTGACGCCGGTCTCCTCCTCGACCTCACGCGCCGCCGTGTCGTGAATGTGCTCGCCCTCGTCTGCTCCGCCCTTGGGGAAGACCCACTGTCCGCCCCACTTCGGGTGGGTCTTGGCGACGAGGATCTCCAGATCGTCCGGGTGGGCAGCGTCGAAGTTCTTGAACACCACTCCGCCGGCAGCAACGCGCTTGAGCGGACCGAGCTTGCGGACCGACCTGGCGAGGTGATGGAGCTTCTGCTCGTCCGGCGAGTAGGCCCTCGGTGGCGCCTTCGGCTTGTCGCTCGGCTTGTCGCCCCAGTTGCCGGGCTTGCTCTCGTGCCCGAACAGCGAACTCCAGAACTCGTGGGAGGGCTTCTTCTCGGTCTTCCCAGCGGGCGCCTCCGGCTCGTCCGAACCCCAGTACTTCGACTTCTTCTTGACCGGCTCTTGAGGAGGCGGTTGTTGAGCTGGTTGCTGGGGCGGCTGCTGGGCGGCCTGCGGAGGAGGTTGTTGTGGCTGGGGCTGGGGCGTTGGGGCCGCCGGCTTGGGTTGTTGTCTCGGAACTCCGTAGGGAAGAGCGATCGGGGCCTTGCCCTTCAGGTAGACGGGATGGCCCTTGATCATCGCCCAGTGTCCTTGCTGATCACCGGGCTGGGGAGCCGCCTCGACCACTCGATCCCAGAGCATTTCTCGAATCTATCACGACGACTCGTCGAGTGCAGCGATCGAGTCGACCAGCGGGAGCTTCGCCGTGAGCCCGACTCGGAGAATGCTCCAGAGTTCCTCGGCGTGCTGGGGCGTGTACATCGCCAGGTAGCGAGTTCCCTCGACAGCGACGTGGAGAGCTTCGCGGAGGTCGGCGATCACAAGACGGCGCTTGGTTTCCGGGTCGTGCTTGCCGTCCTTCAGGTGGCCTTCAGCTCGGTCCACCGAGATGCCGAGCGACCAATCGAAGCGATGGAGGCCGTCCCGTTGGCTGATCTTCGCCCGAGCAGCGACGTAGCCGTGGGCACCCCGGAAGATCGAGATGACGAAGGCGAGGAGGTCGGCCTTGTTGACCTCGAAGTTCCGCTCCAACAAGACTTCGAGTTCGCGAGGGTTCACTCGGGAGTTCTACCGCGAGCGTAAGTCGTGGTTCCTGGCCCGGACCGACCGGCGGCAAATTCTGCGTGTCAGTCCCCGGCCAGTCCCCCGAGCAGAACTGGCCGCCTGCTGGCCGCCTGCTGGCCGCCTGCCGGGCAGTTCGACCAAGCCACCGGCACTTACGACGCGACTGCCGGCGCTGGGCAGAAAGAGATGATCCAGCGCTGGGCCAGAAGCAGACCCGCTGGCCTGAGCCGGCGGCGGATCAGCCGCAGATCAAGCAGTTCAAATCAACACCGAACACCAAGCCGTCGTTTGGGCCGCAGAACAGGGACTTACGTCAGTCCGACCCGCCGTTGCCCTTCATCCGGGCGCGCATCCTGGCGCCGGATGCGCCAGACTTCTGGCCGACCTTGATCGTCTGGAGCGGAATCGCTCCGACTTCTGGCGGAGGAGCAGTACCGACGCCGGTTCTCCCCGAGCCGACGGACACGCTCTGGTACTTGTTGCCCGGCATGTCGGACTGTTCCACCGCCTTCCCTTCGACGACGGAGTCGAGCATCCGGTCGAACAGGGTGCCTGTCCTAGCGGGCCCCCCTTCGGACTCCTCCTTCTCGCCGCTCCGGGTGAGCCGCGCCGCCGCGGCGTGGACGTTGTCCTTGCCGGCGAAGTAGACGCCGCCCTTGGTCCTCATCTGATGCGCGAGGTGGGCGTCGCGAGCTGCGTGAGCCGTGTCGGCGATCCGGCTGATCTTGGTGTGGTGCTCGTGGTGGCCGTGATCCTGGGGGAACATGGCGTCGTTGCCGATCTTGTGGAACTTCTTGAAGCCCTCCATGCCGCCGTGGAGGAGCTTGTGGAGGGACTTCGACTCGGCGTGGACCTCGGCGGCACTCGGGTCGTCGGCAACCGACTTGACGAGGTGGTTGAGGTCGTGACTGCTGACGTGAGCCCCGTGCTCGGGGTGGAACCAGGCGTCGGCAGTGGCGAGAAGGTTGTCGTGGATCGACGCCTTCGGATCGAACTCGTCGTGGTTCGTGACCGCGTCGTGGAGGGTCTTGGTCGAGCCGCCGAACAACGCCTGGGCGAGATGCGGATGCCAGCGCGGATCACCAGGCTGGGGGTCGGGCGCCTCCCACGACTGGGCGTCGCCGCCGAGGTGGGCGTGGACGAACTGCGAGACACCGTCGTTGCCGTCCAGCTCGGGGCCTTCGTGATGAACTCCGTGCTTGGCGTGCTTCTTGACCTTCTCGATCGTCTCCGGCGCGAGGTTGGGCATCGCACCGTGCTTGGAGCCGACCACGATCGAATGGCCGTGCTCGAAGTGCGGATCGAACTCGGGCTCCTCCGGCTCCTGCTCGTCACGGGGAACTCCTGGCTGCTGGTTGCGACCGGGATCGAGGCTGCGGTCGAGGGCGGCCTTGAGCTTCTTCGCCTTCTCGTCGTCCGGGCTGGCCTTCTTGGCTGGCTTGCCACCAGCGGGCGGTGCTCCGGGCTTCGAGCCGGGTTCGACCGCCGGGTGCCCAGCTCCGCCCTCACCGGCGTTGGCTCCGTCGGCCTCGCCGAGCGCCAGCGAGAGAAAGCGCGATTCCTTCACGACCTTGCCGCCTTCCATGTTGTCGAACTCCGCTCTCTGCATGATGTCAGGTGGGCCGCCATCGGTCATCGAACTTCCGAACGGCGGAGCTGGGCTCATCCCAGCCCCGCACGGCTGGTCGGCGGTGGTCTTTCCCAGCGGGATGCGGTACTTCTCCCAGCCCCAGACCTCGACCTCGGTGACCATGAAGCTGCCCGTCGGCTTCGGCCCGGAGTAGGCTGGCTCGCCTTTGTTCACGTAAGCGAGGGTCGTGTGGAGCTTGAAGGTCCGGGCGCGGTCGCTGAACGATGGCTTGACCTTGGTGTGGCCGTAGGTGTGGCCGACCAAAACCCCGCACGACTCCACCGCCGCGAACAGGTCAGCGTGCAGTTCGCCGATGGTCCTGTAGTAGACACCAGTGGGCCCCTTCACTCGGATGTCCGCCGTTGGCTCCATGTGGGCGATCGTCTGGGCCTTCTCGTTCTTGAACTCGGCGTAGGCACGCACGTTCATCGTGAACGGCGGCCAGTCCGTCACGCACTCCCGGACGGCCTCGACGACTCTCGTCTGCTCATCAGCAGTGACTTCACCGATGTAGAGCACCGTGACGTGCGGGATCGAGTCGTCCTCATCGCTCTTGTCGGGGAAGTGCTTTGCGAGGTTGCGGGGCAGCGGGATGAACACGCCGCAGGAAATCTTCCCGGTCTTGTCGACCTCGGTGGTTTCCAGCACTGGAACAACGCGGTCGAACAGGCTCACCTAGCGGACCTCGGGGCTCCCCCCAATGATCCGCTACTCGGGGCTCCCGATCAACCGCCGAGCGAGCCCAAGATGTCCACGAGGCTCATGGGTTCGAGCCGGTCGGCCCCGAACCGGCGCACGGCCCTGAGTCCGTCGATGTGGATCAGGTAGGTCGAGCCGGCGATCTTGACGACTGTGCCCTCGGTCGGCAGCTTCGCGCGGAACGCGCCCTCGCGGAGCACGCCCTCCTCTTGGGTGGGCATGACCCGAACTCGTGCTCCTTCGCCGATCACTGCTGGTCCTCGGGCTTGGAGCCCAAGATGCCCAAGTCGTCGAGATACTCCTCGAACTCACCCTCGCTCAAGTCCGGCGCCTTCGAGTGCTCCTGCACGAGAGTCATGAGTTTCTCGCGGCAGAGCTTCACCAGCTCCTCGGGCAGCGGCGGAACTGCGATCTGCCCAGCCTGCTCGGCCAGCTCGCCGGAGGTGGGTCCGTCCTTCTTGTTGTTCCACGACTCGCCGGTCGCCAGCGCGTAGAAGAGGCCCCGGATGTCCGCGCGCGTCGTCTCGTCGCCAGCGTAGTAGCTCACCAGCGCGTCGAAGGCCCGGTGGGGGTCCTCCCCGGCCTGGGCCTTCAACTCCTCCTTCATGAGACCTTCGGGGAGGTGACGAATGAACTCGTCGTTGTGCTGCTTGATCTGGTCGAGCGGGATCGGGTTGGTGCTCACGACCGTCCTCCGATCACGTTCTACCCTAGTGGCTCGTCGGCTTGCACACGAGCTTGAAGCGGTCGATGTCGATGAGCGCCTCGGGGTAGCCCCATTTCGATCTGTTGAGCACGGTGCAGATGATGACGGGGCGGTCTTTCGAGTAGCTCCAGCCAGCGCACTTCACGAGAAGGCGGCGCTTGAACGAGAGGCCGTTCCGTCTGGGGGGCGCCTTCTTGTCCTCCCAGATGGACCCGACAGCGATTCCGGCGGCGTCCATCCGCCTCTCGATGGCGAGCCGGTCGGGCGCGGCCACGGCCTAGATCATCTCCTGAACGTAGCCGTTGGTGAGCTTCCGCAGGCGCTCGCACACGTCGCGGTAGCGGATGCAGTCCTTGGACGAGAAGCCCTCCTGGTTGTCGCGAAGCGAGATGAACCAGTGGTCGAGGGAGTCCTTCTCCAGCTCGCACTCGGGGAGCGTGAGGTTCTCGACCTTGACCGTGTAGCGCGTGTCGAGTCGGGGAGCCGGTTCGAGCGACAGCTCGACCTCGGCGACCTCGACCGGCAGCGGCTCACCGTCCTGCTTGATCTCGTAGAGGACTTGGCCGCCAACTCGGCTCGCGTCCCGGACCAAGCCGGAGCGCTGGGTAGACGAGCCGTCGGACCACACGACCCGGTGCCCGTTCTGGAACTTTGTGCGCCGCTTGGGGCGCGGGGCGAACGGGTCTCGGCGCTTGTTGTTGCGCTTGGTCTTGTTCACGGGTCGGCTCCCTTCGTTGGATCGTCCGTTGGATTGACACGGGGACTCGCCGGAGTTGCAGGACGGGCTTGGGTGCCGGCTTGGTCGCAGCCGCCGGACGCGACACGAGCCGGACGACCGCGATCGCGTCCGGGACCTTCGCTACGCGGTTCTCGCCGATCATGCGGGCTTTGGTCACGGCGAGCAGCGCCGGAGAGACTCCCTCGCACACGGGGCAGTAGGAGTAGAGCCCGAAGAACCCGAACAGTTGGTGTCGACCGCAGAAGAAGTCGTAAGGACCCCAGTGAGCGGGGCGCCTCTTGTTGTCCACGGTCACTCCGTCGCCTCGGCCTCGGCGACTTCGTCGTCGCCGCGCGAACAGAGGTTGCAGACCCCTTCGTCGTTGAGCGTCGTCTCGGGCGGGAAGACAGGAGCGTCGCACTCGGCGCAGAACTCCTGCTCGTCCTCGGGTATCTCGCGGACGTTGGCAACCGCCTCGGCGAGTCCGGCGCCGCTGTAGACCAGCTCGGCCCCGCTCTCGTAGGACGTGAGCGTGAGCGTGTAACCGGCACCGTTCGACTCGAACTTCACCGACCACAGCAGGGCCAGCTTTTCGAGCGTGGTCTCCAACTCGGTCTTCGCGGTCACGACCGCACCTCGGCGTAATCGAGCGCGTCCTTCACGGACGACACGGCACCCATTTCCTTGAGCACGGCGAGCGCCCGGCGGAGCCCGGCCTTGGTGGCGGCCTCGACGCGAATCGCCGTGTGCCCGACGTACCACGACGGGGTCTGCCGGGCACGCACGCCCGGCAGCTTGGCCCGGTTGACCGCCCGGACCGCGTCGGTGACGCCCGGACCACCCTCCGACCGCTTGAGCTTGGTGTTCGTCCACGAGTAGCTCATGTGCGTTCCTCCTCCGCCGGACTGACACTCGAACCTGCCGGAGTTGCAGCGCGCCGAACTCGGACCTTCCGCCCCGCGCCGGGGCACGTCCACCCCAGTGAGCCGTGGGTTGCTATGCGACCGTCGAAGACGGACATGGGCCGGTGACAGCCGGGGCACTTGCGCTTGACGATCGGGGTCATGGGCGAGCGGCTCCTTCTTGCCGCCACCAGTAGAACGGCGGAGAGCCGCGAATCTGACAGCGCATCGCCTCGGCGACAGCGACTCGGCATCAGCGCCGATGGCCCTCTAGCGGGCGATCCCATGGGACTCGCGGCCCAAAGGCCGCACCCTACTCCTTCTTCTCCTTCCTCCGCGTGCTTACCGTCACCCGACCGCTTGCCGTGGTCTTGACGCGAACGCCGCCCGCCTCGACGACGACGTGGGAGAGCTGGCGCGTTGTGCCCTCGGCGCTGCTGCTCGGGTTGACCATCGTCACCGTCATGGCCGCGCTCATGGCTCAGTCCCACCCCTTCTGCTTGCGGCGCGCATCGTCGCGACGGCGTCGCTCCTTCTTTGTTGGGCGTGGCGGTGAACCTCGCGACCCCGCCGTTCCAGTCGTTCCTGTGTCCGAGCCCGTTGCCGGGCTGTCCGATCTTCTTGGTCACGCTTCCTCCACGTAGGCCCGAACCTCGGCCCCGGTCGCCTTGACCGCCGCGGCGTCCAAGTGATCGCCGCAGCGCTCGCAGCTCGCCTTCCCCTTCTCGTACGGGTGCGCCGTAAGGAGGTCGTGCTTGCAGCCCGGCAGCGGCTCGCGGTTGTATCCGCCGGGGTTGGCGTTGTTCTCGTGCAAGTGCGTGTAGGCCGCCGTGAACGTCTTGAACGGCCCCTGCGTGTCGTAGTCGGGGTTCTCCCCGTAGGGCCACTCCTGAAGGTCGTAGAACCACTTCCCCGGCGTCTTCTCGTAGAACCGGCAGTCCGCTCCCGTGCTCACTCGGTCACCTCCGCTTCGCTGACACTTGAGCTTCGACGAGTTGCAGCCATCCGGTGCATCTGTGATCCGTTACCACAGCGGAAGCTGGTCGTCTCCGAGCAGCGTCGTCTTCCCGAGCCGGTCGTCCGTGGAACTCGACACCGGCCCAGTCCACGCGCTCGTCTTGTAGTCGACCGTGAGCGTGCGCACGGTGAGGTTGTCGCGGTCGCCGTTGAAGATCGCCGCGTGGAGCTTGCCGCGGCCCTCGCCGTCGAGCCCGATCGCGTGCTCGAAGAACTTCGGCTTCTCGAAGCTCTCGTGCCCGAACAGGACGGTGCCGAACCGTCCGTCGTACTCCTCGGCCCAGAAGCGCGAGCTTCCCGTGAAGCCGGGGATCGGACGGCCCGTCTGGGGGTCGAGGTAGCGGCAGCGGAGCACGCGCGCATCGAGATCCGCCTCGCGTCGCATCTCCGGGAGGATTCCGCCGTGGACAAGAAGGAGGCCCATCTCCTCGACCCTGAGCGTGACCGGAAGGCTCGCCATCCAGTGAACCTCGTCGGCTCGAAGCGCCTTGAGGAAGCCGTCGCTGTTCGCGTGGCACGGCTGAGTCTCTCCCGGTTTGGGAACCCCGAACCACGCGCGGACGTACGCGTCCTCGTGGTTGCCGCGGACGACCTCGAAGCGACGGCGCTGCCCACAGCGTGACTTGAAGCTGCCCGAGCGCGCGAGGCGCAAGCAGCCGAAGCTGTCATCGCCGCGGTCCACCAGGTCTCCGAGCATGAGCACGCGGTCGACACGGGCGTCCTCGATCCGGCCAAGCATCTCGACCAGCTCGGCCTTATGCCCGTGAATGTCCCCGACAACCGCGATCCTCATGTTCATTCCCTTCACTCCTCCGACACACGGACGGCAAGGAGTTGCACTCACTCGCCGCTGAACAGGTCGTCCTTCTTGTTCTTCAAGAGACGGCACCCATTCGGGATCGCCGCCACCTTGGCCGACGCGATCAGGGTGAGCGCCGCGAAGACGGCGGTGTCCGAGTCGCAGGCGAGCGTCTCGCTCCCGAACAGGTTCCCCTGCGTCACGTAGTAGGTTCCGGCGACGCCTTCACGGACCTCGGTGAGCCGCTCCCCGACCTTGCCGCGGAAAACGATCCGGTAGCCCGTCAAGACCTCCGGCTGGTCGTTCCACGACAGCGGCATCTTGCCGCTCGTCTCGCACGTCTTCGCCATGGTTCGTTCTCCTCGATCTCCTGACACGCCGAGCCGGAGGAGTTGCAGCCAGTCGTAAGTGCCGGTGGCGTCGTAAGTGCCGGTGGCGTCGTCGGAGTGACGGGTCGGGCTAGCACCCGACGCCGGACCGGAGCACCCCTAGCGGGACACCCCGGCCCCTTCGGGCCGCGGCCTAGACCTCCTTCTCGTTGGCGAAGAACAGCTCGACGACGAGCCTGCCCAGCTCGCCCGCGTCGGCGAACAGGTCGAGTCCGGTGTGGGCGTGGATCGGCGCTCCCTCGGCGAGCTTCCGGGCGAGCTGGAGCACGCGAGCGCGCTTCTGCTTGAGCTGCTCGGCCTCGGCCTTGGCCGCCGCCTTCTTTGCTTCTTCGGCGGCCCGCGCCGCCTTCTTGGCCGTGGTGACCATGTTCACTTGACCTCCACATCGGCACTGATGTCGTGCCAGTCCGTGATCGAGGCGGTCGCGTCCTCGATCTCCATGTTCGTCCCGATCGTGTCCTCGAACTTGAGGTTGTGAACGATCGCCCCAGCGATCTCCCGCGCGTCCCGGAGGTGGTCGTCGGAGTCGAGCGTCACCTTCACCGTGATCGTCACCGTTCTGAGCATGCGTTCCTCCGGTCCTACAACACCGGGAGCGGCCCGAGTTGCATGCGATCGCAACTGGGGGCCGCCCCGGAACTTGTCTTGTTGTTTCCCTTACCAGGGCTTGCCCGCCTGCTCGAATCCGCGCGTCTCGACCTTCACGAGCCAGCCGTGGATCGAGCCCCGGTAGCCGTAGGGAAAGACCACCGCGCGCTCGATCGTGAAGTCCGTCCGGTTGCCAGCCTGGACATACTTCGCGTGGTTGAAGGCGTCGGCGAGCTTCTGCGCCATGAACTCCTCGGCGACGAAACCGAGCACGTTGAGGTAGGTCTCGGTAACCGTCGCGGCAGCGGCGGCGGCCATGTTAGTACTTCGCTCCGGCGAGCCCCGACGCGCTCACGAAGCCCTCCGCACCCGGCAGCGGCCCCATGACCTCCGTCTCGGCGTCCTCGGCGCCGACAGCGGTCGGCTTGACCGCCTCGGTGCCCTTCTCGCCCTTCGCCGTGATCCGCTCGAAGAGCTTCTGCTGGCTCGACGAGGCGAAGGTTCCGTACTTCTCGACCTTCGCGGCGATGTCCTTGAGCGTGCCCTGCTCCCAACCGTTGAGCGCGCCGAGCTTGGTCGGATCGGCGAGCACGGCGAGTCCGGCGTCGATCACCGGCTTGGCGGCGGCCTTGGCCGCCTCCTTTGCCGCGTCGATCGCGACCTTGCTCGCCTCGGCCTTCGCGAGCAGCTTGAGGAGGAAGCCCTTCTGGCTCTCCGACGCGAAGCTGCCGTAGCTCTTGACCTTGCGGCAGATGTCCTTGACCGCGCCCTGCTCGTAGCTGTTGAGGCGGTCGAGCTTCTCCTTCGAGCCGAGCACCTCGGTCCCGCGGTCGAGGAGCTGCTGGATCTCGGTCGCCTTGGCCTTCGCGAGCGCGAGCGCCGCGATCTGCTCCGGCGTGAGGGGAGCGGGGAGCGACCCGTCCGGCTCGATCGAGGAGCTGGTCGCCTCGGCGGCGCCAACCGCGGCGCCCTCCATCTCGGCTTCGAGCTGCATCTCGTCCTTCTCGACCGTCACGGGGGTCGTGCCGGGCGTCCACGTCTCGATCTTCTTGAGCGCGTTGGCGAAGAGGCTGACCGCCTTCGCCGATCCCCACTTCCGCTTGAGCGTGTGCCGGTGCGGGCTCGCCGCCTTGTAGCCGATCTTCGCGAGCGCCCGACGCTCGTACCAGTCGATCGGGCACTTCTCGGTCGCGTGGAAGCTCGGGAGCGCGTGGTTCGCCTTGAGCTTCGCCTGCGCGGCGTTGAACCGCTCGATCGCCTTCTCGGTCGTCTCCAGCCCCGCCTTCACGAGCGCGTTGCCGATCGCCTGCTCGTTCTTGGCATCCTTCTCCTTCGCCATCTCGATCTTCCACCGCTTGAGCAGTTCGAGCTTCTCGACCGACTCCGGCAAGGCATCCATCCAGTCACTTATGCACACCGAGCCGACCGGGTTGAACACCACCTCGGCGGTCCGGGTGATCCCCTTCGTGATCGCGGCGATCGCGACCGTCAGGTCCGGCGCGTCGAACTTGATCGCGAAGAGCCAGAGGAGGTGCTGCTGGCCGCAGAGCGTGCAGGTTCCGCCCTCGGGCGTGTTGTCCTTGCCGAGAAACTGGGGGTGCGCGTACTTCGCGTCCCAGTCCGAGACGCCGAACTTCTTGAACGTTTCCGCCCTCTTGAGATTGTGGTCGGAAGCCGTCGCCTTCGAGAGAGCCATGTTTCGCGGTCTCCTTCAACTAGTGAACACCGGCACGTCGAGGAGTTGCAGTAAGTTATACCTCACGGGTAGAATAGCGAAGCGCGTAGTCGTAAGCCGACGCGGCGGAGGTTCTTGTGCGATCCCACGGCGAAGGGGGCCGGAAACCCTCGCGTCTATATCTGGCGTGGACGCGGATGCGGCGCCGGTGCAATAACCCCAACCACAACACCTATGCCCACTACGGCGGGCGCGGTGTGCGGGTCGTCCCAGAATGGGACGACTTTGTCGTCTTCCGCGATTACGTGGTCGCCAATCTCGGCGAACCGCCACCTCGGTCGTCGATCGACCGGATCGACAACAACGGCAACTACGCTCCGGGGAACATCCGGCTTGCCACAGCCAAACAGCAAGCGCGCAATCGCCGAAGCGGTCGACACATTACCCATCCCGGCACTGGCGAGATGCTCCTCTTGTGCGAATGGGCTGAGCGCCTTCACTCGACGCCAAGCGTCCTGCTCATGCGCATCAAGATGGGCTGGCCGCTCGAACGCGCGCTGAGTGAACCAGTCGACCGAACGGCGGGACGCTTCCGATCGAAGTCAGCTCTCCGACGGTCCAAACGCGCGAGGGGCTACTAGCGGGCACCATTCGGGGGGCGGGGAGTCGAGACCGTCCCGGCTCCCCGCCCCAAGGATCGTAGGTCACTTCACCCCTTCGAGGAGCCGCACGAGCATCCGCACCGCGCGGTCCTGCTCCGCGGCGCACGCCGTCACCAGCTCGATCACGAGCGAGCCTTCGGAGACGTTGATCACCCACTCCTCGGCGGCCACATCGCTCAGCTCGCACGCGCGAGCGGCGAGCTTGAACGTCGTCGCCGCGACGGCGCGGTAGTCGCCGCTGTGAACCCCGTCGAGCGTGAGAACCGCCGACATGCGCGAGGAGCTGGCGAACACGACGCCACTCGCCGTCACCCACGACATGCCGCCCGCCCTGGGCGTCTCGACGGCCTTCGCCTTCACCCGGATCACCATGGTTCACGTCTCCTCGATCACCCAACACGCGAGCGCCAACGAGTTGCAGCAGCCATCTCCCCAAACAAAGCCGCGCGCGGGTTCCCGGAGTTGTCGGTCAGGGCCGTAGCCCCTCCGCTTCCCTCCGAGCCCGCGCGCGACCCCCGAAACGGCGTCCCCGAACGAGCGCGCGAAACCGTTCGCGCCTATTGTTTTACCCTCGGCCCCTAGACCTCGTCGCTATCGCCAAGTGCCGGGCAGTAGTTGAGGTGAGCGAGCACCGCGCCGCGAAACTTCGCGTGGTCGAGCGAGAGCCGGAACGCCCGACTCTTGATCCAGGCTTCGATCTCCTCGCCCAGCTCGGCAGCGAGCTGGAGCACCGGAGCGCCCGGTTCCGCCTTCCCGGCGAGCGCGCCCATCGTCCGCTTCTTCGGCTTGCCCATGTTCGCGTCCTCCGCCCCCATGACACCCGAACCTCGACGAGTTGCAGTTCGCTTCCCGTTCGCTACCGAGAGGAGCGGGGAGGGACCGGGAACACCCCAGTCCCTCCCCATAGAACGCGTGAACACGGAGATTGAGTTGGTCGCGTCCTACTCGAACGCGGAGTTGAGCTGGTCGGCGAGCCCGTCGATCTCGCCCATCGAGAGCGGCGAGCCGTGGTAGCCAGCGATCGTCGCCAGCCCGTCCTCGTCCGGCGTCTGGCCCTCCAGCAAGTCCTGGTGGCGCCGGAGAGCTGCGAGGATCGTGTCGAGCTGCCGGAGCGTGAGCGGCACCTCGGCCTGGCTCCGGCTCGTGTTCCTGAACACCGGCTTCTTGTCGGCCTTCGGCTTCTTGTTCGTCTTCGCCATGTTCGTCCTCCTCGACCCCTCAACCCGCGACCGTCGAGGAGTTGCAGCCCGTGTTCGCTTCCTTGGTCCGCTTGTTCATGCACCGCGCGATCTGTTCCGCCTCGAAGCGGTAGCAGCCGAAGCTTTTGCACTCGCCCGTGACTCGGTCGAAGACCTCGAAGCAGTCGGGCCGCTCCCACCTCTCGGCGAAGCGCCGAACTCCGAACCTCCTCGGCTTGCCCACGCTACACCACCAGCGCTTGCGCGAGGTGCCGGAGGAAGTGACGCACGTCGCCGTTCACGAAGTCGATCCGGCGGAGCTTGTCGCCGATCTCTCGCTGCTCGGCGAGCGGCGCCGACTTGATCGCGTCGATCACGACGCCGTAGCTCATGCCGAAGTTGGGCCCGGACGGGCCGTCAACCGTGAACGTCTCGTCCCGGTCGATCCCCTTCTCCGCGAAGAACTTCTTGAGGTAGCTGGTGGTCCTCATGCTCGCGTCCTCCTCGATTACCTGACACCCGAACCCGGACGAGTTGCAGCCCTAATCGAGCAAAGCGTCGAGTCGCGCCCGAGCGTCGGCGACCCTCGCCGCGCAGCTGAACGGTCGCCGTGCGCATTTCTGCGCGTCGTCGAAGCTCACGTAGCGCGAGCCGCACCGCTCGCACGCGTGCCCAGCCACGCACGGTGCCGCGTCGAGGAGCGACTGCATCCGCCCGCGCTCGATCAGCTCCTCGCGGCTCTCGACCCCGAGAGCGTTGAGCGCCTGCTTGAGCGCCTGGGGGTCGTGCTCGGCGAGGAATCCGTGAATCCGCGCATCGAGAACCATGACTGACAGCGCCCGTGTGAGCTTCGTCTCCCCGTCCACGCTACACCTCCTCCGCGGCGAGGATCACCCGAACAGCCGCGGCCAGCTCTCGCCCGAGCCCCGCGGCGACCGCGTCGTTGTCGTTGCCGATGCCTTCGATCTCCTTGACGAGCTGGAGCGCCAAGCTCCGGGCCCCGAGCACGAGTGCCTTGCGCCCCTTGGCCGTGATGCGGACATCGGCAAGCCCACCGCCAGCGCTCTCCCCAGCACGCGTCGTGACCGAGACGAGTCCGGCGTCTCGAAGCTCCGAGACGATGGACCAGCCAGCGAGAGACGGCGAGCACACGAGCGGTCCGCCCGACTCGGCGAGCCGGAGAAGCGTGTAGGTCTGGTCCTTGTCGAGCGCTGCGAGCTTCTTGGTCGCCTTCGCGTCCATGTTCGTTCTCCTCGATACCTCAACACCCGACCGCCGACGAGTTGCAGCCGCTCGATCCCGTTCTACCCTCGGCTGTTATGCGCGAGAGAGCAGGCACCGGGGAGGAGCCACCCTCCCCGGCACCCTAGCCCGTACTCTTTCACGGTCACGATCCCCCGCGATCCGACGGGCCTCAAAACCGTCGAGGGACCGGGCTTGGTGCTACGCCTCGATCACGTCACCGCGGGAGACCTTCTCCTCGCCGTGCTCGAAGGCGACCTTGAGCGACGGGAACCCCTCGCGCTCGAACGTCACGCGGCCCTCGCCGAACTCCGCGTGGAACACCGCGCGACCCCCGAGCACCTTGCGACCGCGCGTGAAGACGAGCTTCTGCGCGCCGCGCGCCAGCCGCTCCTCCTCCGAGACCGGCGCCATGTCCACGAGGCGGTAGCTGTTCTCGCCGCTCGCCTCGATCACCCAGCCCTGGCAGCGGAGCTGGAAGACGCGCCACGAGACGGACGCGAGCGACAGCCCGCTCTTCTCGGCGAGCGTGTCCTTGTGGACGTACTCGCCCACGGCGTCGAAGAGGAGCGCGTCCACCGTCTCGGCGCGCTCACCCATGGGGTGACCCTCGCGCTCGGCGTCATACGTCCTGGTGGTCGTCGTCTCGGTGTTCATGGCGTTCTCGGCTCCTGGGAGGGTTGGCCGGATCACCGGACCGCCACACGCGGTCCTCGCGTCCGGGGTTGTCGGAGGCGTCACACTCGCCCCCCTCGCTCTCCTGAACGACTCGTGTCTCGATTCCTTACGGCGTCTTCTCCGTCACCTTGATCGCGAGCTTCTTCGTCACCTTGATCGAGAGGCGACGCGTCACCTTGATCGGCCCCATGTTCGTTCTCCTCGACTCGTGAACGCCGGCACCGGGAGGAGTTGCACCCTCCCGGTGCCTTTCTCGCAACTAGGCCCCTCGTAAGGGGTTAGCCATCTTCGCCGCCCTTCGACGCGAGCGTGTTCGTCGGAACGTAGTGGGCGAGCACCATGTCCCGGACCGTGTCGAAGACGAACGCGACAGCCGCGCGCCGCGTCTCCGGCGTGTCCGACCCCTCGCCGGAGGGGTACTTGATCGCCTTGTAAGCGGCGTGCTTCTCCGGCGCCGCGGCCTTGAGGAACCCCCGGAGCTGATCTCGGAGCATGGCCCCCACGACGGCGCCCTTCGTGATCGAGGTGACGCCGTTCGCGTCGAGGTGCGACCCGACCACGTCATTCAGGTTGAGCCTCGCGTCTCCGTTCACGTTCCACGACCCCTCTCGGTCACTCAACACGGGAACGAGGAGGAGTTGCATTTCTGACGGTCGATTCCCACGACTCGCGTAAGCCTTGGGGACGTAACGGCTTCGACTCGACGTATCTTTAAAGCTTCGCAAGATACCCTCCCCGACTCGAAATCGCCCCGACTCGCCCTTCCGGGCCTCGACTCCTCGACTCGTCTTCGAGTCGAGCCACGGGGCTCCGGTAGCGCCAGGAATGGCATCGGCATCGGCGCCGACTCACGAGCGAAGGTGAAGCGGACATCTCCGAACATCTCGAACATCTCGAAAGGTTCAACCTCGAAGGTTCACCCACCCCCCCCTCCGGGGGGTGTCTCTCGCGAAGAACGACTCAGCGCGTCGAAGTATCTCGACGAGGCACGACGCGACGTGTCGCGTCACGAATGCGACAACGAAGGACGACGACAGGACGACGCGAAGGACGACGCGACGAGTCACGCGTCGTTCAGGCACGACGTGTGACAGGCACGACGTGTGAACGTAACATCAGGCCCGAGCGAAGCTCGTGCCTGATGTGGAGTGGCACGCCCCCGCCCCGCTGGGGCTTCGTGCGTTAGGGGAGGGTGGGGGGTGTCCAGAAGAGGCGGAAGAGGAGGTGGACTTTCGACTTCAACATCTCAAAACCTTTGACGCTGCGCGTCATAGACCGCCACGAAGCCCGGTCGGTGGGCCAGGTCCGGGGTGGGTAGGGCGGGCCTGATCCGGGCTACCCAGGCGGGCCATCCTTGGCACCCGAGCTGACCGGGAAAAACCTCACTCCAACTCCGCGAGCCACTCGACCGCAGAGAGCGGCTCCATCCGCGAGCTTTCGCGGTAGGTCCACGTTCCGTCGGGGGAACTCTTGTTCCAGTCGCCGTCGATCAAGACGAAGAGGCCACCGCCGGGGAGCATCCGAACGATCGTGCCGAGGTCGAACTTCTTCCCGCCGAAGTGCCACACGCGAATGCGATCACCCTCGTGAAGCTCCATGCCCGCGTTCTACCCTGCGGAGCGGGGTGCGACCCTTCGGGTCTCTATCCCGCGCTTCACCTCGGCGAGCGCCCGACGACGGGCGAACCCGAGATGCGTCTTCTCGACCCAGTCCCGTCCCTGGCAGGCCCGGCAGAGGAAGCGGGCCTTGAAGCGGAGGTCGCGTCGGAAGGGCGAACCGATCCGGCGTCGTCCGCATCGGGCGCAACGGCCAACCTGGTAGCTCATGCCAGCGCTCCGAGCAGCTCGATCGGGTCGTAATGGCGAAGCTCGTAGTCGTTGAACCAGGAGTCCCTCGTATCGCCCTCGAAGCGGACGGTGACCCTGCCGCCGTGCTGGTAGTGGACGACGCCGATCTGTTCGAGCCGTGCCACGCCGAGGAAGATGACGATGACTCGGTCGCCGGGCTGGAAGCCGTTCATGCGAGTTCCGCCAGAAGTTCGACGGGGTCGAGCAGCCGGACGGACCTCTCCGGGACGCGGATCTCCCGGTCGTTGGCGTCGAGTCGGACGAGGAGCTTCAAGCCCTCGTCGATGACGATGCCGACGCCCGTGACGGTGCCCCGCAGATTGGGGAGGCCGCACTCCCCGCTCGCGTCTCCCTTCGCGTCCATGCACGCGACCAGGACGAGCTGCTTTCCCTTCGGATGGAGCGGGCAGAGGAGCTGGACGCGGTCGCCGATCTTCATGCCAGCTCCGCCAGTAGCTCGATCACCGACACGGCTTCGAGCGTCTGGGGCGGATAGCCGGCGAGGAAGCCTCCGGCGTTGCTCCTCGGGAAGTAATCCCAGAGGACGTAGACGTAGGGCGTCCCGTCCCGGTCACGGACGAAACTGCCGGGCGACTCGTGGACGGTGCCGAACACGATTGACGCCTCTCGCTCGCCCCCTTTGGGGACGTAGCGAACGCGCGTTCCAGGCTCGAAATTCATGCCAGCTCCGCGAGTCGGGAGATCGGGTCGAGGGGCGCGATCTCCCGTCTTGAAGCTCATTGGATAAAGTCCTCCCCGAGACCGGGAAAACCCTGAAGCCGCATCGGCTCCCCGCCGCCGAGCTGGGTGAGCCGGCTCAGCGCGTAGACGGCCCCTTCTCGAACCAAGGCGGTTGACGGCACGAGCATCGAGCCGAGCTGGCGGCTGGCTCCGCAGAAGATGCACGGATCGTCGAGGCCCATCTCGACGCGGTTGAAGGCGTGCCTCTCCGACTGGCAGACCCAGTAGAACTCCCGCTCGCTCATGCCAGCTCCGCCAGCCGATCGACGACGGAGAGCGGCTCAAGCTGCCGTTCGAGCATGATCGAGGACCGGCGTTCCTCGCCGTCGTCGAAGGCATAGTCGTCCGCGTCCCACTCGACAATGACACCGTGCGGGCCACGCTCTCCGCGCTTCAAGTCGATGACCGTGCCGATGAATGGCCGCACGCCCGGATCGGGCTCGTAGCGGACACGGTCTCCCTTGGCGAACTTCATCGGCTTCATGCCAACTCCGCCAAGCGCTCGACCACATCGAGAGCGCGGATCTCGTAGATGGTGAGGACTGTCTCCGGGCGGAACTCCGTCTTTGTCTGCTCGACGAGGAGTCGGATGCGCCTGCCATCGGTGGCAAGAATCCTACCGGCACAGCCAGTCCACTGTCGGTTCCACTCCGAGCGAGGCGCAACGATGCGCACGCGGTCGCCCTGCTTGAATGCGCTCACGGCGTCTTGATCGACGCGATCTGGTCGACCACCGGGACGAGGCGCTGCAAGTACTCGATGAACATCGGCAGCTCCTCGACCATGATGTAGAAGCAGCCGCTCCCGCCCGTGTCCTGGTGGAGCGAGACGTAGGGCTCGTGTCGCGGCTCCGGGTCGTTCTCGGCGATGCCGTCGTCCAGCCGCCGGCAGAGCCGGGCCGTCGCCTTCTCGCGGTCCGGTCCCAATTTCCCGAGGTACATCGGTTCGCTCACTGGTCCGCTCCCTTCACGAGCGCGGCGCGCACCGCTTCCTCGTACCGCTTCGCCGCCGCGTCGAACGCGACCTGGGCTTCGCCGAGCCGTTCCCACGCTCGGTTCTTCTCCTGTCGGGCTTCCTCGACCGGGTCGGGGCTCACCGACCAAGCTCCGCGATCTGCTCGATCACGTCGCCCCGGGAGTTCTCCAGGTGCTTGACGAGGTCGTCGCAGGCCATCGCCGCGCTCTCCAGAGCGTTCAGGACGTACTCGATGCAGTGCTGGCGTTCGCGCACGTCCTTGATCTTGCGGATGAGCTTCTTGGCCTTCTTGGAGTAGTCGTAGACCTCGTCTTGGATCTCCTCGGCGAGCCGAATGTCCTCGTCAGTAACGACACGCCGGACCTTCTTGCCCACGGCTTCACCTCTCCGCTCCACCAACACGCGAGCACGCCGGAGTTGCATCAGGCCAGCTCTGCGAGAAGCTCGGGGGCCGTAAGTGGCCGCATCGCCTCCTCGTAGAAGACCCTTGGCCGCTTCTCTTCGTCGAGCCGGACGACGCATACGGGTCCGCGGGCAACCTTGAGCGGGTCCGTCGTGACCGCCGAGAGCAGCATCATGCCCGTCTCGCAGCACGTCTGGCACGATGTACGGTTGCCATTGAGGCGGGATTCGGCGGTGATGATGTCGGTCCGGTGGCCCTTTCCGGCGCACGAGAGGCAGCGGACCGTGTCGGCGTAGGTGACCACGCCTTTCTCTCCCGAGCGCATCCGAATGCGCGTGCCGACCTCAAGCATCGTCCAGCTCGCTCACTCGCTCGACCACGTCCAGGGAACGCAACGCGGCTCGACCAAACAGGTGCGGTGCGACGCTCGGCTTATCGAAGCGGACGCTCCACAACGCCCACGCGCGATCCTTGTTCTGAACGCCGACGACAACGCCTCGGCGCCGGAAGTGGACCGAGAACGGATCAGTAACGACGACGCGCTCTCCGAGGACGAACGTGACCAAGCTACGTCGCCGCCGACCCGCAGCACTTCTTGTGCTTCTTGCCGCTTCCGCACAAGCACGGCTCGTTGCGCCCGACCTTGGGCGCGACGGTCGGCTTCTCGACCGGAGGTGGGCCGCCGAGCTGTGCGACCGTCTTCGGAGCTGTTGCGGGTTTGCAGCATAGGCATTGGTTCGCCGAGTTGGCGTCCCTGTGTCGGGGGCTGGTGTAGCCGCCGCCGGTGTTCTGCCGCGACTGGATGATCTTGTCGTTCGTTCTACTCATAGGCGCGTTACCTCGCTTGTCGTCTCCTCTCCTTCTACCCAGATCGCTCGGATAGAACGAAGCGAGGGAGGTAGAACGTGGGTGTGACCCAACCGCTCGACGACGATGCCGAGTCTTTTCCGACCAACGGGCTCACGCCGCGAGGCGTTCATCAGGCCGACCAGATCATCGCCGCCGCGAAAGACATCGCCAACCAGGCGCTCAAGGGAAACCGTAACCCGGACGAGGCCACAGTCGAAATCTTGGAGAAGCTCCTCGAACTCCGTGACGTGGATCGGAAGCCCGAGCCGTGAGTGACCACGAGCTGCGCGATTTCCGGGTCGGCGATCTCGTGTGGGCCGACGGCTGGAACCCGAAGGCACCCTACCCGCGCGTTCGGAGGGTCATGGGCCACGGGTTTCTACTGATCGAGTCGCCCTACGAGATACGGACGGTCAGCGAGTTCCAGGTCTACCGCGTCGATCCGATCGACGCGCTTGCGAGTCTCGCGTGACCCCGGGAGACATCGTCGAGCGTCGTCAGCCGGTCTCGATCAACTCGTGCCCTTGCGTCGGATGTTGGCGTGGACACAATCGCGGGACCGTTCGCGGCGTTCAGGAGTCGGTCGTCGCCGTACTCTTCGGGTTCGGCAAGCAGGAGTTGCTCAACGTAGACGAGCTTCGCGTTCTCGATCCGATCGAGGTACTCGGAGAGCTGCATGATCAAGAAGAGTGACCCCGACGAACTCGACCCGCCGGTCAAGCACGAGCACGTCCCGACGGGTACCACCTGTCTCAAGTGCCGCGGCATCGCCGGAGAGGACGACAAGGGCGCCTGCCACGGCAAGGGTGTGCTCTGCCAGCGGTGCGGCTTCTATCGACTGCCGAGGCCCACATGAGCGCCCCGAAGTTCGAGGTCGGCGACAGAATCGTCATCGCGTGGCGCGGCCATTTCCCACACGATGACCTCATCGTCAGCGACGGAAGGGGCGGACTCGCACGGATCAAGCTGCCTCTCAAGGCCACGGTCCGCGTTGCGCGGCGACAGGGCTCCGACGAGCGAGATCCTACCGGCGGCTGCGGGCAGTGGCTCTACCTCGCGGATCTCGACAAGGGTCCGGTCGGCTACGACGGGTGGTTCGACGAGACGGAGATCGTCTTCCTCAATCCGGTCGACACGCTGGGAGAGATACGATGATCTACGAGGTCCATCTCGAAGCGAAGGTCGAACACTACGCGAGCATCGAGGCCAACTCGCCGGAGGAGGCGGCCAAGATCGCGCTGCGCGATCACGCGATCCAGACGGTTCAGGTAACGCTTCGCCCGACCTTCTTGGAGGAGAAGGAGAAGGCCAAGAACACCGGCGAGCTGTCGATGGAGGTCATCGGCATCTGCTCCAAGTGCGACAACGGGATCGTCTCGCGTGAGATCCCCGGCCAGCCGTGGGTCTACCGCCACGACGACAATGAGCACGATCCGAAGCCCATCTGCTACCCATGTGCGATCGGGCCAGTCGAGTCGCTGGCGAGACTCGCGTGAACGACTTCGAGGCCGGAGACCGCGTCGAGATGATCGAAGTCGCGGCGGGACGCATCGAGTTCCCCGCCACGGCGGGATTTCCGGCGCCGATCAGCGAAGACGGGCCACGTCGCGTTTACTCAGCGACCTTGAAGGGCGCGCGGGGCACCATCTTGAAGGTTTGGCCCTTTTCGCATCCTTATCAGTTCGCGGTCGACGTTCGACTCGACGACCCGAGGCGGTGGAGCAGGACGGTCGTGGCCGACTGGTCGGACCTTCGGCTCGTTCGAGCAGCCCCGATCGTTCTTAGGCACCTCGACCCGGTCGAGAGGCTCGCCGAGCTGTCGAAGGTCGATTGACCGCCCTAGTTGGCGGAGTCGGTTCGCGTGAGCGGGCGCGTCAGTCCGGTCTTGCACAGCTGACCGGCGACTCCGACGTTGTTGGTCCTGACCGCAACCACCAGCTTGTCCAGCTCATCCGGCGTGAGCTGCCGGAGCGCGTCCGTCATCATCACGGACGCCGCTCGCACCGCAGCTGCTCCCTCGTTCTTCACAGGTCACCTCGCGCGCCAGGTTACCAGACGGACGTGGTGCGGTTCTACTCGGGCTTCTTCTGCTTCTTCTTGCGGACGGCCTTGGGCATCTCTTTCGTCGCCTCGTTGGGTGCCGTCAGCTTTTCGACGACAGCGAGAGCGGCGATCACTTCGTCGATGGTGCCCTTGTTGGCCTTGTAGGCGGCGAGCGCGGCTTGAGCGTCGGCTTGGGCCTTTGCGATCGCAGCGCTGTGGCTGGCGAGCTTGCCCATCGCCTCGACAGCGGCCTCGACGGAGCCTTCGTTGTTCTCCACCGAGACGATGGCGTTGTGCGCGGCGATAGTCGCGTGGTGGACATCGCTCTGGATGGCCTGGGCCTGAGTCGCCGAGCAGCCGGTCGCGATGAGCGACACGGCGGCGGCGAGTGCGAGCAGGATCTTCCTCATGACGCCCTCCTTGGTGGTGGCGCATGATACTCCTCCGCGACGCACCCAGGTCGGTGTGCCGCTTTCCCGATGGCCTTTGCTATCCTCTACGAACCGGCTTATCCGCAGGAGGAGACGAGGGTGGCGATCGCTGCCGACACCATCATCCACACGCTCAAGGGGAACATGCGCGCGTCTCGCCTGGCTGCGACGAGCGAACCGTTCTACTGTTTCACCTGGGACGGCAAGCAGATCACCGTGGGCAAAGGCCGGCTCTCGAACCCGCGACGCGTACCGACTCTGAGAATCCTTCTCGACGACGGAACCTCGGTCCACCTCTCGTCGGAGCAGCCCATCCTGGGACGAGACGGCAACCCGCTCATCCCATCTCAGTCGCCCACCGGCGCCTCGCTCATGCCACTCTACCTCGGTAAGACGACCCACGGTTACCCGACCTACAAGCAGATGGGCGACCTCTGCAAGACGGCGGTCGCGCCCTCGGACCGAAGACGGGTAAGGCTGGTAGCTCGAATGGTTTACGAGTGGCGAACGGGCAAGGCGATCGAGACGGGGATGATCGTGCGTTACAAGGACGGAAAGCGAACGAACTGTGAGCCCGAGAACATGCGACTCGAAGGAAGACCGCACATGAAGCGGAGACAGCGGCTCCTCGGGTTGCAGTCGCGCAAGAAAGTGAAGACCGGGAACAACCACAAGACCAACGGCTGCGCGCCGTACGACGAGGAGGATGTGTTCGACATCGACCTCTCCAGCTGCTCGAATGTAGGGGCCGGTGGTATCTTCTTGGTGACCAATGCCCCCGCTTCGTGACCGCGTTGTTGACGCACTTCGCCTCGTCTTCGGCGCCGAGCGCGAGGAGCGGCGGGCGGCAGAATCGCCGTCAGCCGCCGCGCTCGCTGCTCAGCCGTCGTCGATGTACTCGATGTACGGACGCGACGACCTCGGTGGTCTGCTCTCCGTCTCGCAGATCCTCATGGACCGCTACGCCGACTACGAGGCGATGGAGGAGTATCCCGACATCGGGTGCTTGGCCGAGGGCACGCTCGTCTACGTCGTTACTGACACCGGGATCGTGAAGCCCGTCCCGATCGAAGTGATCGCCGTCGAGGGCGAGGGAATCACGATCCTCGGCTTCGACGTGAACCGAAAGCGCATCGTCAAGATCCAGGCGAACAACCCGCGGCTCACATCGCCATCGATGGACGTGGTTGCCGTGAAGATGTCGAACGGGCGAACCATCAAGGCGACGCCCGATCACCTCTTCCTCACAGCCGACGGCTGGGCCGCCGCCGATCCGTCGAAGGTGAAGGACGGGGTCAAGGCTGCGAAGCTCGTGAAGGGCGCCATCCTCATCGGCATGTTCGCCGGGTTCAACCCGACGGGCCTGACCGCTCTGGTCGAGCCGCGGTGGGGTAAGCTCGAAGTCCTCGAAGACCCGACGCCCGCCGGCAAGGCGAAGGTCTACGACATCACGACGGTGACGCACAACTTCATCGCGGAAGGGACGTGCGTCCACAACTCCGCCTACCGCTACTTCGCCAACGACGCTGTCCAGCCGTCGGTCACCGACGGTCGTGTCATCTGGACCGTCTCCGACGACGACGCGATCCGCGGCATGACCGACGACCTCATGCACAAGCGGCTGCGCGCCGAGTACGAGCTGTGGTCGCAGGCTTACACGGCTGGGATGTACGGCAATAATTTCGAGGAGCTTCTCATAAATGGGAGTGGCGTCGTCGGCCTGAACCATCTCCCCGTGCCGACCATGCGCCGAGTCGAGGGCCTCGACGGCTCCCTCATCGGCTACGTGCAGGACATCACCGGCCAGTTCACGGCCAACTCGCACGAGCTTCGCGCGATGCTCGCCGGCAACGTCGAGATCCCGAAGTCGCTCGCGCTGTTCGAGGACTGGCAGGTCGTTCACTTCCGCATGCGGGCTACGCGTCGTCGTTCGCCCTACGGCGTCGGCGTCGGCGAAGGCGCGCGCTGGGTGTGGAAGCGCCTGATCATGATGGAGGACGCCTCCATCATCTACTGGCTCAATCGCGTTCCTCGCTACGCGTTCTACGTCGACGTGACCGACGTTCCGCCGGACCGCGTCGAAGGCTTCTTGAAGAAGATGAAGCGGGATCTCAAGAAGAAGAAGATGGTAAATCCCGCGACGGGCAGGCTCGATATGAGGTATAAACCCCTTTGCCTGTCGGCACTTACGAAGATTCCGCAGCTTGATGGCACCGAGCGAACTGTTAGGGAGATGGCCGATGCTTTCGCTCGCGGTGAGGAGCAGTGGGTCTACTCGACCGACGTGGAGAAGCAGGGCCGCATCCTCCCCGGCAAGGTCAAGTGGGCTGGCAAGACCCGCGAGAACGCCGAGCTGCTCAAGCTCACGCTCGACAACGGCGAGTCCATCAAGGTGACGCCGGATCACAAGATGATTCGCCGCAACGGCGACTTCGCGGAAGCGCAGACGCTCAAAGTCGGCGACTCGCTCATGCCTTTCCGGCGCGGGATCAGCACGCCAGAGAAAGGCTACGCGATCCACGGCTACGAGTGGGTCTACGACCCGTCGGTGAAGCTTTCGCGCTACACGCATCGAATCGTCGCCGGTGAGTTGGGGATCAGGAAGCCAGGTCCGCAGGACACGGTGACGCACCACAAGGACTTCAACAAGCTCAACAACGACCCACGCAACCTCGAAGAGATGGACCGGACGGCGCACCGCGAGCTGCACCAACTCGCCGGGCACACCGGCGGAAAAGCCGTGGCCGAGCTGCGGAAGGTGGACTCCGAACTCGATCGGAAGCTCCGCGAGGCGTCGACACGAAACATCACAGCCTTCAACAAAGACCCGAAGAAGCGAGCGCGCACTTCCGAGCAGAATCGCGAGCGCGACTCGGCGCAGTACATCCGGGCCTACAACGCTTCGGAGAAGCACGAAGCGGACAACGAGACGCGACGCCGGAACATGAAGGCGTTCTGGCGCGACAAGGAGCGCAGCGCCGCGAGCGCGATCAAGCGCCGTCTCGTCTTCTCCGACGAGTTCGTTCAGGCGATCCGGCGACTGATCGAGGAGCTGCCCGACGCCGGAGCGGAACGACTGGCGAAGCTCGCCAACGAGCGCGGGCTCGACAAGGTGCTCCAGGCGGCGAACGCGCGCCGGATCAAGCGCATCCACGCGGACATGCTCGTCAAGATGGTTCGCAAGCTCGGCTACAAGACGCTCGCCGAGTTCAAGGGCGTGGTCGTCTGCGACAACCACAAAGTCGTCGCGATCGAGTGGCTCGTGGAGCGCGAGGACACCTACACGCTCACCGTCGAGCCAGCTCACACCTTCGGAATCAGCGCCGGCATCTTCGTGAAGAACTCGCAGGACGAGGATTTCATCGTCGGCGTGCGCGAAGGTCGCGACCTCGCGCGCATCGAGGTCGTCTCGGCGCCCGAGTGGACGAACAACGAGAGCCTGGACTACTTCAAGCGGATGCTCCACGGGACGCTCAACGTCCCGCGTGCCTGGCTCGGCCAGGAGGAACCGCTCCCGAGCAAGAACCCACTTAGCAGCGAAGACGTGCGCGCGGCGAGGGTTACGCTGAATCTCCAGCAGGAACTCAAGCTCGGCTACGAGCGAATCTGCCGTGTTCATCTCGCGGCGCGGGGGATGAAGAACCCCGACGACGCCGACTTCTCGATCCAGATGACGGTGCCCTCGGGCATCTACGAGCTGGCCGCCTACGAGGTACTCAACGCCCGCGCCGACTACGCGACGCGCATCGCGCCGTTCACGTCCGTCCGCTGGGTGCTGGAGAACATCCTCAAGATGGGCGAAGCGGAGATCGCGGCGATCGAGAAGCAGAGGAAGAAGGAACAACAAGAGGGCATGGGCGCCCCCGGTGGGATGGGCGGCGGGATGGGCATGCCTCCCGCGCCGATGCCGCCGCCCCCGCCTTCGGGGGGTGGAAGTGAACAGCCTCCCGCGGAATCTCCGGGCACGGCTGGTACTCCCGAGCCTCCGCCTCCGGGCGCTCCGGCGCGCGAGTGGAAGGTCTACGACCAGGGGCGCCGTATCGAGGAGATGCGCTATCGCGAGTCGTGCCGCAACCACCAATTCCTCGTGGACAAGCTCGGTCAAGTCCTGTCTAATCAGGATGATGCGTTCTCTCATCGTGAGCGCGAGCGCCGCGCTTTCTTCGAGGACTTCAAGAAGGCGACGATCAACTCGCGCCGTGGATTCACCACGGCTACCCCATCGGGGCGGGGTCGCGGAACGGCCAACGGATCGCTCCCGGCACTGGGCAACGGCCACTAACCCATCAAGCCCCTAGCCGCGGATAACTGTAGACAGTAGTTTTGCACGGGTCAGGAGATCCCGTGTCCAACTCAGCAGCCATCGTCGATGCGCTCCGAACCGCGCGCGGGCCGAACGATGTGCTCGCCAAGTTGAAGGCCGAGTCGCTCGAAGCGCGCCGCGATCGCATCGCGGAGGCGCTCGGGAAGACCGACTGGATCGGCGGGCCCGCGGACCTCGTCGCGACCTACTCGCATCACGCTCTCTGCTCGAAGGACGGCTCGCTGATGCGCGTCCGCGTGAACGAGGACAAGAGCGGCAAGATCACCTTCGACAAGCCGGAAGTCTTCCAGCTGGCGATGCCGGTCTCCGATGTGGGCCGCGAGGTCATGGAGACGGCGAAGGCTGCGGCGATGCACATCGTCGACGGCAAGTTCGCCGAGGCGACTCCGATGGTCGCGACGATCGCCAACGCGCTTTACACATCAGGCGACCTCAAGCAGCAGATCACGACCGAGATCGCCAAGCGAAGCATCACCCGCGACGCCTGGTGGCACAGGGTCGTCGGCGAGCACATGGAGTCGCTCGGAGTCAAGGTCGAGCACACGCTCGACAACCCGGCTGACTCCGAGCAGCTCGTGCGAGCGGTCGACGCGCTCAAGGCATCGCTGATCGAGGCGCTTTCCTCGGCGTCGGCCTCGATCAAGCGGCTCGCCGAGCGGAACGAGACGCCCGAAGCCATCACCACGGCGGCGAAAGACATCGCCACCGACCTCAAGTACGCCATCCAAGCCCTCACCGGGGCGCGACGCGACGACCCGGCTGAGCTGCAAGGCGTCTTCGAGGGAGTCGGCGCCGTCGCAGGGCAGCTCCGCCTCGGTGCGAAGTTCCTCGACACCCTGGCCGGACCGATCGGGTCCGCGTCCGTGACCAACAAGGAGACGAACTGACATGCTTCTGCGCGACGAAGGCCCGACCTCCTCGATGCAAGAGGATCTCGCGGTGCTCAAGCTGGAACACCTCTTCGAGCACGGCGACGCCCCCATGGCCGCCGCGGCTCCGGCGAAGAAGGGCAAGGATGCCGCTCCGTCGGGCGATGCTGCCGCTCCGCGTACCGAGGTTCCGGTCCGCGCCGAGGACGACGCCGAGGGCGACGGGTCGGGCGACTTCGGCGCCACCAAGGCGACTCCGCCGAAGGATGACGCGGCTGGCGCCGAGGGCGGGGAGAAGCCCGCCAAGCCGAACCCGTTCGCCAAGAAGGACGACGACGACGACGAGGGCGGCGAGGAGGGCGGTGACGAGAAGCCGGCCAAGCCCAACCCCTTCGCCAAGAAGGACGACAAGGGCGACGAAGACGAGATGGGCGAGGCCATCGAGTCGATCCTCTCCATGACGGAAGAGGACATCGACGGGCTCACCGAGGAGGAGGCCGCCGGAGTCATCTACGTCCTCGCCGCGCTCGAAGACATCACCGAGAACCCGTCGCCCAAGCTCGAAGCCGCGTTCGCGGTTCTCGACTCGTTCTACGGCCAACTGGCCGAGGGCGAGACGAGCACGATCGACCGCGATGCGCTCCTCGGCGTCGTCGAGGCGTTCGAGTACGTCGCGACCGACCTCGGCATCCTCAGCGAGATGCACGGCGGGATGGGCAAGCACATCGCCCGTCACTCGGCGCGCGCCTCGGCCCACGGCATGATGGCGCACCCCGGCTCCATGACCCACCAGGGCAAGGTCAAGGAGATCAAGGTCAAGATGAAGAAGGCCCACGCCTTCAAGAAGGGCCTCAAGGACTTCAAGCCCCCGGCCATGAAGCACGGGAAGCACGGCAAGGGCTACGGCAAGCACGAGGACGAGGAGCAGACCTCGACGCCGCTCAGCGACCTGGTCACCAACCTCAACGCCCTCAAGAACGCCGTCACGGCGGGCAAGGTCGAGCAGGAGTCGCAGAGCGAGCTGCTCGACGGCTTCAAGTCCGTCCACGAGACGGCGACCACCTGGTACGAGGCGATCGCGAACGAGGTCAAGACGGCGATCTCGGAGAACAAGACGGACGAGAACGATCCGCGCATCGTGATCGGTCGCCACCTCGAAGGCATCGCCAACGATGCCGCAAGCGTCGGGTCGCTCGTGGCCGAGGGCAAGGTCACGGCGGAGCAGGCGGAGAACGATCTCCGCAACCTCGCCGCCGACCTCGACGACACCGTGGAGGTGATGCGCTCGGTCGAGTAGCGCCCGAAAGGGCGCCGGCTAGACCGCGCGCTTCGCACCGTAGGCAACGCCCGAGTCCACGAACGAACCCAGGAGATCACCCGATGAGTCGCCGAGTCCTGAACGACCTGCAAGGCACCTACAAGATGTCCATCCTCGAAGGGCAGCAGGGCGGGAAGCTCGTCGTCGAGGGCAAGATCGGTCACTGCGATCAGGCCACGGCGAATGGCCGGGTGTACCCGCGCTCCGTCATGGAGCGCGAGATCGGCAGGCTCAAGCCGAAGATCGAGTCGGTCAGCGTCTACAGCGCTGTCGACCACCCGGGCGACGGCAAGACGCGCATCAAGGACTCGGGCGCGCTCGTTCGCGATCTCTGGATCGAGCCCTCGGGCGAGATCAGAGGCCGCTTCGAGGTCGTCGAGGAGGCTCCGGCTGGACAGGCGCTCGCCGCCTTCCTGCGCCGGGGCGCCTCGGTCGGCATGTCCTCGCGCGGCATGGGTTCGACGACGACCGGGCCCGGCGGCCACGATGTCGTCGGCGAGGACTTCCGCCTCAACACCTGGGACTTCGTCTCCGATCCGGCGTGCCAGGACGCCTACCCCTCGCTCGTCGCCGAGGGGGAGGAGGAGAAGATCACCGAGGATCACATCCGTGCCCGCTTCCCCAAGATCGTCACGGCGATCGAGGAACGCGCCTACGCGACCGCTCAGTGCGTCGTCGAGGAGGACGCTCGCGAGCGCATCGGAACCGAGGTCACCACCCAGACCGAGAAGGACGCCGAGGAGGCGATCAAGCTCGCGGCCCCCAAGATCCGCGAGGAGATGAAGGCCGAGCTGCGCGAGGAGATGAAGAAGGAGCTGAGCGAGGACTTCGCCGTCAAGCTCGTCCGCGCGCTCGCCGAGATGAAGGACACGGTGACGGAGGAAGTCCGCTCCGAGCTGTCGTCCGACCCCGAGGTCGCCGGAGCCAAGCTCGCGATCAAGAAGATCGCGGAGATGGTCGCTCCCTTCAAGGCGCCCGTCGATGTCGAGAAGGTGCTCGCCGAGAAGGACACCAAGGTCACGCGGCTGGAGACGCAGCTCAAGACGGAGCAGGAGAAGGTCGCGAACCTCGACCACAAGGGCAAGATCCTCGCCTACGCCGTCTACGTCGAGCAGCGCATCGCCAACCGCGAAGATGCCGCCGACCTGCGCAAGCTCATCGGCAAGCTCGAAGACGTGAAGTCGGGCAAGGAGCTGGAGGCGAAGGTCGACGCCGTCGTCTCCGAGGCCGACAAGCACATCGCCAAGGCCAAGGAGGACGCCGAGGAGCAGCTCGCTTCGGTCCAGGCCGAGGCCGAGGAGCGGGCCGCCGAGGCGGAGCGCCGCGCGCTCGACGCCGCGACGCGCGAGCGAAAGCTCCGCGAAGAGGTCGACAAGCGCATCGGGCAGGTCGAGTCGCAGGTCAAGTCCGTCACCGAGGACTTCAAGAAGAAGCTTGACGAGAAGGACAAGGCGCTCGATGCCGCCCAGAAGCGGATCACGACGCTGAGCGAGTCCGGCAACAAGGCCAACCTCGCCTCGTACGCGAAGGAGCGGACAGCCGGACACCCCAAGGCGCAGCAGATCACCGAGGAGGTTCAGGCCGGCAAGCTCACCTCCAAGGTCGAGATCGACAAGCGCGCCACGAAGCTCGAAACGGCGGCCCAGGAGCCCGGCGGCGTCCACGAGCGCGTGCGCCGCGCGATGAGCGCCGGACGCGAAGCCATGACCGAGGACGAGCGCGTCCAGGTCGAGGCGACCGAGATCGCCTACGGAGACGATGGAGAGGCGGCAGACGATCTCAGGGAGATCGGCACGTCCCTCACGGAGCAGACCCATCTCGCCCGAGGCCCCAGTCGGGCCCCGGGCATGTAAGGAGGTTCTTCAAGATGTTGACTCAGCGCAGAATGATCAACGAGAGCGATCAGAGGGCCGCGGTGCGCGAGGCCGTCCCGATCGCCGACGAGTCGGCTGTAGGCCGATACGTCGCGAAGTGGAACAAGCTCCTCATCGGTCTCGACGAGGAACTCGGTCCGCACGCGACGCCCGGCCAGAAGCAGTACGTGAGGGGCATCGCCGCCCTCATGATCGAGCAGGAGGTTCGCCACCTCAAGCGGCTGAACGAGGAGACGCGCGCTCTCTCGGTCGGTCCGTTCATGAAGTACGTGCTTCCGGTCATCCGGCGCACGGCGATCCGCCTCGTGGCGACGCAGATCAGCTCGGTCCAGCCCATGACCGGCCCGATCGGCGGCGTCGCGTTCTACCGTCCGCGCTACGCGAGCGACAAGGGCTCGATCGTCGCCGGCACGGAGATGAACAAGGTCTTCAACAAGTGGTACAGCTCCAACTTCGTCGACGGCGAGCCCTTCGCCACCGGCGACGCGGGCGGTACGGTGACGTTCGGACGCAACCTCCAGTGGCCTCGCCCGACGGCGGGGACGCTCGTGGTGAAGGTCAACGGCACGGTCGTCGGCACCGACAACGGCGGCGGCAGCTTCAACATCGTCGCGGGGTCGATCCTGGCCGGTGGCTCGGGCTCGATCAACTACCAGTCGGGCCTGCTCAGCCTGACCTTCGGCACCGCTCCGGCGAACGGTGACAAGGTCACGGTCGAGTACCGCTACGACAACGAGCTGAACAGCCGCATCCCCGAGGTCCAGCTCGACATCGAGATCAAGGAGATCCGGGCCGAGAGCCGCAAGCTCAAGAGCCTGGCGTCGGTCGAGGCGGCGGACGACCTCCGCGCTCTCTGGGGCCGCGACGTGGATGCGGACCTGGTCGCGCAGATGTCGGACGAGATGACCGCCGAGATCGACCGTGAGATCGCCGGCACGGCGCTCAACGCGGTCGAGCCGACGGCGGTCGTCAAGTGGGACCGTGCGACCGCCTCCGGCGTGTCGGACCCCGAGCACCTCAAGTCGCTCACGATCCGGCTCTCCAGGGCGAGCCACATCGTCCACCGTCGCACCCAGCGCGCTCCGGCGAACTGGATCATCACGTCGTCCGAAGTGGCGTCGCTCCTCGACAACATCGACGGCTTCGTGGCCGTCGACGAGGGACACGTCTACCAGGGCGGCATCATCAAGCAGGGCGTTCTCCAGCGGAAGTGGGTGGTCTTCGTCGACCCGCTCTTCCCGCAGAACCAGATGCTCTTGGGCTATCAGGGTCCGAGCATTCTGGACACGGGCCTCATCTACAGCCCGTACATCCCGATGGAGATCACTCCGAACTTCATCGACCCCAACGATCTGAGCCTGCGTCGCGCCGTGCGCACCAGGCACAAGATCACCCTCACTCGCCCCGAATTCTTCGCGCGAGTCGAGATCGACAACCTGACCTAAGAGTCCTTTCAGCTCTAGGGCTGGAAGTTGATTCTGGTTAGAATAGAGACGGCGGTCAAGGTGATAAACCTCGACCGCCGTCTCTGTTTGTATACCGATTGCCTTGACTGTTGACGCCTGCCGCGGGTAGAACACCGGTCGAGGGCGCGCATGGAAATCACTGAGAAGGATCGAGCCCGCTTCGATAAGAAGCTCGTCAAGTCACCCGAGCCGGACGGCTGCTGGATGTGGTCGGCGGGGAAGAACCCGCGCGGCTACGGCCTGTTCAACATCCGGGGCAAGGTCTGGCTCGCCCACCGCCTCGCCTTCGCGATGGCCCACGGCGAGATCCCCAACGAGCAGCTCGTCCGACACACCTGTCCGGGGAAGCACACCGAGGCGACGCGGGCGTGCTGCCGCCCCGACCACCTCGCCGTAGGCACGCACGCCCAGAACTCGGCTGACCGGCACGAGCACGGCACCGGACACATCAACGTCGGAGAGGACAACGCGCGCCACGTCCTGACCGGAGCCGATGCGCTGGCGATCTACGCTGACACAGAGGCCACGCAGAGCGCGCTCGCCGAGCGCTTCGGCGTCAGCCAGAACCTCGTCATGCTCATCAAGAAGGGGCGCGCGTGGGCGCACGTCACTGGCGCAGTACCTATTCCCGCCGTCCCGCGTTCGGATCGCGACCGGCACGCCGAGGTCGTCCGCTTCGAGGCTGGTGTCGCATCGGACGCAGATCGCGAGCGCTTCTGGGCGAAGGTCGACAAGACCGGCGAGCACTGGCTCTGGACAGCGGCGACCGCCAAGGACGGCTACGGGGTCTTCCACTGGCAGGGTCGGAAGATCGAGGCGCATCGCTTCGCCTACATCGCCGAAGTTGGTCCGATTCCGCACGGGCTCGACGTGGCGCACGAGTGCGCGATCGACCTCTGTATGAGGCCCGAGCATCTCATCCCGAGGACACGGGTCGACAACATGGCGAACGCGGAGACGCGTGAGCGGCTTTCGGCGGCCAAGAAGGGCAACCGCTACCGCTCAAAGTTCTCACCCGAGCAGGAGCGCGAGATCGCTGCACGGGTGGATGCTGGCGAGTCGAAGACAGCGCTAGCGCGCGAACTCGGCGTCTCGGACACGGCGATCGGGAAGGTCTGTACCCGAGTTCTTCGCTCGGGCGGGCACGACAACCCCGTCAGTTCGCTTGATTCGTCGGGGCTTACGGGGTGACCGACGAGAACGCCAACGACAAGACGTGGACTGGAGTCGTGAGATGCTAAGTCGCAAGGACCGGGTAAAACAACGCTCGGGAGGCCAGGATGCCCAAGGGCAAGGATCGCCGCGGTTGGCGTCGCAGAGAGCACGGAAGCCTCGCCGAATACGCGCCGGAGATAGCCGCGGAATGGCATCCGACAAAGAATGGCGTCCGAACGCCAGACACCATCGCCCCCGGCGCCCGACTCGTCGTGTGGTGGCGATGCAAGCTCGGGCACGAATGGGAAACGCCGGTCAGCTGGCGTGGTTCCAACGGGCACGGCTGTCCGTTTTGCAGCGGACGACGATTTCTCCCCGAAAATTCGCTCGCCGTTACCCACCCGAACCTTGCGTTGGAGTGGCACCCGACGAAGAACGGCTCGAAGACGCCGTTCGATGTTTCGGCTCGGAGTTCTCGCCGCGTCCACTGGAGGTGCGACGCCGGACACGAATGGACCACGACGCCGTTCGTTCGTACGTCCAGGCACGACGCCGAAAATTTCTCTCCATGTTCTCGATGTTCCGGTCGGCGGCACGAAGGCACGCTCGCCGATGAGTTTCCGGCACTGGCGAGTGAATGGCACCCCACCAAGAACGCCCATCCTGCGTCGGCGATCACGCCCGGTTCTGCGCGGCTAGCCGTGTGGGTTTGTGGGGCGTGCGGAAACGAGTGGAGCGCCGAAGTTTATAGCCGGGCGATCCGCGGTGATAGTTGCCCACGCTGCTCGGCGGCGCGCAGGAGACACCCACGGATCGTTCCAGGCGTGAACGACCTCGCCACCGTTCGACCTGATCTCGCCGTCCAATGGCATCCGACCAAGAACGGCGCCTTGTCTCCGTCCGACGTTACCGCCCATTCTGGTAAGGCCCGATGGTGGCGGCGCATCGCCGATCCTACACACGAATGGCGGGCCTCGTGTGCCAACAGGGTCGACCGCGGCTCAGGTTGTACCGTATGCCGCAACGATCGCCGCGGCTGGTCGATCGCCAAGCTCAAACGCTTCGTTGAATCTCTCCGTCCCCACCTTCGTTCTATGACCTCAGCCGAGCTGTTTGTCATCTTCGAGCAAAGCGGCATCTCGAAATCTAAGCACGGGGCGCTCGTCGCGAAACTCTTGGCGTCAGGCTCAAGCTCGCTCGCCGACGTGTTGGAGCTGCTCGGCGTCGAAAGAGAGAAGCGCGGGCGTAAGGGGACCGGAACAGCCCCGGGTTTTACCGACGAAGATGCCTCGCCGGAGGCCGCGCTTGCCGCCATCGACCTCGCCGGAGCCAGCGTCGGCGACGACACCGAGGCGGTCGAGTTCCTTGTCCAGTCGGCGATCACGAAGCTCTGGCGCGCGGTCTTCAAGGGCGGCGCCGAAGCGGCGAAGGCTATCGCGGCGTTCAAGGTGGGCGACTATTCGCGTCGGGTGAAGCGTCGCTTCATGAGCGAGTACGGACGGGCGATGCGGCTCAAGACCCCCAAGGGTTACGCCGTTACGCCTTCTCGGTCGCCGGTCTTCCCGCCGCGCCCAATCTCATGCAGAAGCTCCTGGCCGTGCGGCTGCTCAAGTCGAAGCGGGTCGGCAACTGGTCGGGGGCCGGAGCCGGCAAGACGCTCTCGGCTGTGCTCGCGAGCCGCGTCTGCGGAGCCAAGCTCACCGTCATCTGCTGCCCGAACAACGTGATTCCGACGTGGGTGAAGGAGATCGTGGTGGCCTTCCCCGACAGCCGAGTCGAGACGAAGACCTTTCACCCGACGTGGTCGCGGTCGAAGGGGCCACGCTACCTCGTCCTCAACTACGAGATGTTCCAGCAGCCCGGCTCCGAAGACGCGGTCCGATCGTTTGCGGCGCACCACCGCACGGACCTCATCGTCATCGACGAGATCCACTACGCGAAGCACCGCAACGAGGATGTTGACGCGTCGAAGCGAAGGACGCTCATCGGCGAGCTGGAGCGACTCTCCTCGGCCAAGAATCCGGGGCTTCGCGTTCTCGGCATGTCGTCGACCCCCGTCATCAACGAACTCTACGAGGGAAAGAGCCTCGTCGAGTTGGTGAGCGGCTCGCCGCTCGACGTGGAGACGACGGCCACCGTCGCGAACTGCATGAAGCTCCACCGCGCACTCATGAACCTCGGCGTGCGGTGGGTGCCAAACTACTCCGTCTCGATCGCAACGCAGAAGCCGTCGGTCGATTGCAGCGCCGTCGTCGATGAGATCAGCGAGAGTCGCACGGTTCTCGACCTCGAACTGGCGCTCACGAAGGCCCGCCTCCCGGAGATCCTCAAGAACATCCAGCCGAAGACGTTCATCTACACGCACCTCATCAGCGGAATCGACCGGGTGCTCCAGACCGCGCTCGAAGCGGCGGGGTGGAAGGTCGGCTTCTTCACCGGCGACGACAAGGAAGGACTCGACGGGTTCCTCCACGGCGACATCGACGTGCTCATTGGAACGAGCGCGATCGGCACCGGCGTGGACGGGCTCCAGAGCGTTTGCCAGCCCCTCATCTTCAACGTGCTTCCGTGGACCTCCGCTGAGTTCGACCAGATCAAGGGACGAGTCTACCGCCAGGGGCAGAAGGGCGGCGTGACGGTCATCATCCCGGTCACGCACATGACCGTCGACGGCGAACGGTGGTCGTGGTGCGACGGCAAGATCGAGCGCATCGAGTTCAAGCGGTCCATCGCCGACGCGGCAGTCGACGGCGTCGTTCCGAAGGACAAACTCCGGTCGCCGACGCAGGCTTACCGGGACACGATGGAATGGCTCAAGCGACTTGGAAAGACCACAGCCGCATCGAAGTGAGCGACGGCAGCGCGGCCCCGGGCTCTACGCTCGGGGCCGTGTCGTTTCTTCGTGGTAGAAGGTCCGGGGAGGTTCTCGCATGGGCTCGTCGCGCAAGCCGAGGCCGCATCGTACCGAAGGTGAGGTCCGGCTCGGCCCGACGCTCGTCGCGCTAGAGTCGAAGGACAACGAGTGGTGTCACCTATGTGGACAGCGCTCGACCGGGATCTTCGTCGAGGTTTGGCTCCCCAAGAACGCTGAACACGACCGCCGGAACTCAGCCGGAGCCCTCGATCGTAGCTACCTGCGGATGTGCGCGGACTGCGCGACGGCGATCGGCGGAGCCGGCGTCTCGGTCGTCGACAGGTTGGCCGCCCTGGACGACAGGCCGCCCAGGTAGACTCTCCCAGGAGGTGCCCGATGGCGCGCGTGTTCGACGAGTTGGCGAGGAACCCGGACGGCGAGGTCATGCTCAAGACCTACCGGATTCCGTTCCGGCCCGAGTACGTCCTGATCGGGAAGCCGGGGCAGGGCCCGATGGAGATGGTCTCCATCGCCCAGCCCACGGGCCGCGACATCTGCGCCTTCCGCTTCCACCTCTCCCCGGAGGCGATCGCGCTGGTCATGGCGCAGGACCCGAACGTCACGTCCAGCGGCGGCTACTGCTCGCTTTCGATCCACTTCGACGCGGCTGAGTCTGGCTCGGCGATGATCGAGGTGAAGCGCGGTGTGTTGAAGCGTGAGCTGGAATCGGCATCAGCGTGATCAAGAGCAAGCTCGTCATCGTCAACAGCGCGGGTGTCTATACAACCGAGGCGACGCTGGATGACAACGGTGATCTGACAGTCGATCGGGACGCCTTGGAGATGATGTACCGAGAGACACGAAGTCGGTCTCTTGGGACGGCCCGAACCTGATCGCCGAAGGGAAGAAGCGCCGCGCTGCGAGAGACGGGTAGAAGGCCGGCATGATCGGGCTCACTTCCAGACGAACTTGGTCCCACACGCTTCGCACCTCGGCGTCTTTGCCGGATCGAGCGCCTTGGGCGGCAGGAGTCGGTGACGACCAGCCGCGGCGCAGCCGGGACAGGCTGGCGGGAGACTCGCGAGCGCGCCTTCGAGTTCCTCCACCCGAGCGACAAGCTGCTTGCGGGTAAGTTTCTTCTCCGGCCTCTCCGTCGGACACAAGCCCTCGGTGACATCGTAGAGCGGCTCTACCTCCTCGGAGATCGTGCAGACTCGCTTACGGTCGAGCTTGGTGGCGAGGCCGTGGCGCTTCAACTCGTAGTAGGCGCGGACGGACGTGCTCTTTCTCGACGCGTCCTGCGTCTTCGACGACTTGGGCGTCTTGCCCAACGCGCGCGAGCCATCTCGGTCTATCTCTCGCAGCGTGAGCGGTCCTTTCTCGTAGAGAACATCGTAGACAGCCTTCATGGACTTGGCGGCCCACCCCGACGCCTTGACGGATTCCCACGCTCTGCGGGAGGCTTCGGTCCTCCACGGGTGCGGGTGAAGCATCGACTCGTCGATCACGACCTCGGGCATCGCTACCTCAGCACTCGTTCTACCCGCCGGAGCAGAACGCGGTCGGGTGTCGCACGGCCCAGCTTAGCACTCGGGGTCGCGTCGTTTCTTCACTGGATCGTCGCCGGATAAGCAGGGTAGAAGCGGGGTGTGGAGGTACGCGTGTGACCGCGAAAACAGTAGCACCGCTCAAGGGAACGCCAGACATCTCGACCGCTCGGCTGATCCACAGTTACAGGGCCGGACTCAGCCTCGGGCAGTGGATTCGAGAACTCACCGTCAACGCGATCGAGTCGATCGGACGCGCCGGTGGGACCGGCGTCGTCAGGTGGGATGTGACGCAGCGCAAGGGCTCGATCGCGCCGAACGACCCGCTCTCTGGCAAGCCGCTCATCGCCCCCAAGCTGTTCCTCGTCGATACCGGCGACGGCATGACGCGCGACCAGCTCGTTTCGTTCCTGACGCGCATCGGGTGGTCGACTGGGAATACCGAGCCTGGTGGTCCGAACTTCGGGGTCGGAGCGCGCATCTCGCTGCTCCACCTGTGTCCCTACGGCGCACTCTACAGGACACTCCGGGCCGGCGAAAAGGAGGGCCACGAGGCGCTCGGACGCCTCACACTAAGCAACGAACTCGAACTGTTGGCCGGCGCCGACGGGCAGCACGTTCGGACGATTCCGCTCTCGGAGTTCCCCGATGAGATCCGCGACGCAGGACACGGCACCGTCGTCTACCTGCTCGGCGAGTCGGCGGAGCACGACACGACAAGGGTGTGGGGCGACATCAACAACGACGACTACCCCAACAAGATCAACGGATCGCGCTTCGTCTTGCAGTACCTCAACACGCGCTTCATCAGCTTCCCCCCGACGATCAAGGTTCAAGCCCCGAAGTGCAAGAAAGACGGATCGTTCGACACGATGGCGACCGCGCAAGGAGCCGACTACTACACGCGCGCCGCCTCTGCGTGGAACGGCATCGTCAAGGTGCGCGGCGCAGAGATCCACTGCTTCATCCCCAGAAAGCATCCGTCCAAGCACATCACCCCGGGCGACTACGACGACCTGCCGCGCATCGACTTCGTGCTCGACAACGAGGTCTACACGACGCACCGCAAGGTCGCCGAGCGCCGCCCCCGCTTCGAGGACTTGAGGCTGTCCATCTCGGCCAGCTATCTCATCCTGCGCGTCCACCTCGACCGCAAGGATGGCTACCAAGTTCCGCCCTCACGCGCGTTTGTCTACCGCGGCGACGCCAGGGGTTCCAACCGTGGTTTCCCGTGGGATGCGTGGGTCGCGGACTTCAAGGCCAACATGCCGAAGGAGCTGCGAGACTTCGAGGCGCAGCTCGCCGAGGACCAGCTCAAGCACACGTCGTCGAAGAAGGCGATGCAGCGCGAGTTCGTAGAGGTCTATGGCGACGTGCTGCTCCCCACGGTTCAGCCGAGCACCAAGCCGTCATCCAAGGGCATCCCCGGCTCGGTCCCGGTTACGGGTGGCCCCGGACACGGTGGCGGGAATGGCGGCGGGAACGGAATCGGAAACGGGACGCTGTCCGGCGGCAAGTACAGTCCCGGTTCTCCCATGAAGAAGCCAGCCACGGTCAAGCCCCAGAAGACAACCGACTTCGATCTTCCCAAGGTGGTCTGGGAGGAAAAGGGCGCGTTCGAGCGGCGATTCGGAGACATCAATCTGCCCGCCGACTACGATCCCAACAACCACGTCCTCACGATGAACCTCGGTTCGCTCTTCTACAGGGAGTTCTCGGCCAAGTGGCGCTCGCGCATCAACAGCGAAGACCCGGCGCACGTCCGAAGGGTCAGGAGCTTCGTGCGCAAGGAGTACGCGCTGGCCTTCGTCGAAGGGGTGATGTCGGCGATTGCCCTCAAGGCCGACAAGACGTTCCGCAAGAAGGACAAGTGGAAGATCCTGTTCTCCCAGGATGCGATGTTCGCGTACGCGAACGTTCGTCTCCGTCGCGAGAAGCGGGTCAGGGCGTTCATGGCGAAGAAGCACTTGTTGAAGGCCCAGTCGGCGTGGCCGACCGCCGAGAACTTCCTCAACACGCGAAAGCTCCTCAAGGCCCCCAAGGCAACGGCGCCGGCTATCCCGGCCTTCACCACGCCGCCCCCCACTGCGCCGACCACGCCGTAGCTGACAGGCAACGACACCTGACACAACGACCACGGACTCGGAGCCCGTGGTCGTGTCGTTTCTTTCGGGTAGAACGGTTGGCGTGGGCATGAAGATCGTCGTGGTCGGCCTCCACATTGACGAGGATGGCAAGCTCCTCATCCAAGAGCGCCTGCCGACCCAGAAGCGCGGCGGCCTCTGGGAGTTCCCGGGCGGCAAGGTCGAAGGCGGCGAGACGATGCGCGAGGCGCTTCGTCACGAGTGGATGGAGGAGCTTGGCCTTGAGATCGAGGTCGGGCCGCTCATCACCGAGACGGTGATCGAGTTCCCCGAGGGCCTCGCGCTCCTGCCGCTGTTCCGCGTCTTCTACGACCCAAACCGTAACCCTTACCCCAAGGAGGGCCAGAAGATCGACCGGGCTACTCTCGACGAGGCGATGGCACTGCCCGGCGTCCCGAGCATGGTGCGTTACCAGCCGGTCCTCCGCGACTACCTCGGCGAGCACCTCACTGGCCGCGGGTGGCCCAAGGGCAACGATCAGTGCGGCGACCCCTACCCGAAGACGGACAAGGGCAACGCGCTCGCGCGCCTCATGAGCGTGCCGGCGTCGATCGGTCTCCTGCCGCGCGGGTTCAAGGTCCACCACGACGGCGAGGCGGGGCCGTGCGTGCGGTGTGGCCGAAGCGCGAACACGACCAACGCGAAGGACGAGTGGGAGCACCACGAGATCCGGTGCCCGTTCCCCAAGGAGAGCGAGAGGCGATGATCCTCACCATCCCCGAGAAGCACGTCTCGCTGGTGCTCGACGCCGCCAAGTTCCTCGGCGGCCATGCCGGCCACCAAGAGGGAGGCATGAACACCATCCTCGCCGGCCTGCGGACGACGATCGCCGCGGCGGTCCCGAACGTCACACGCCGTCGCACGATCGAGGTCGACATCCAGACCCGCGTCGGCCTCATGCTCATCGTCGATCGCATCGCCGAGACGGCGCCACCGTCGGCGAAGCACTGGGCGGAACGCGCTCGCTCGAAGCTCGTCAGCACCGACCCGGCGACCGCGGCGCGGGTGATCCTGTGAGCGCGACCGACGATGTCTTCATCCCGTGCGATGCGGAACACGGCTGGTGCCAGTGCGGCGAGTGGCACGAGAACCCCGAGAAGGAGAAGCGGCGCCTCGGGTCGAAGGAGCACGGGCTCACCCTGTGGTCGATAGACAGCGGGCTCTCCTACGACGCGAACCCCCGAGAGAAGCTCCGAGGAGAGGCGATCAAGCGCGGCGCCCACCGAGTCGACAAGTGACCCTCGCCGTTGGCGACATCGTCGTCATCGCCGTCCGCGCGGGCGTCCCTCAGACCTTCTACCGTGGTCCGACAGGGCGGGGCACGGTCACGAAAGGCGACGACCGCCACGGCTTCGTCTACGTCGACTTCCGCGACGACGGGGCCCCGATCTACATCGATGCGCGCGAGCTGCGCCTCGTGAGCGCGCCCGAACTGCTGGTCGACCTCGCCTAGTCGATGTCGCGCAGCACGTCGTCGACCTGGCGGATTCGCTCGATCGCCTGCCCCGGCGTCTCATTGTCAGCACCGATGACGGTCCAGAGCGCCCGGTAGCCGCGGTCCTCGCGCATCGGATCGAGCTGGCGCAGCCGCCCGACGAGCCCTTGAGCCGCTTCCGTGAAGAGATCGGCGTACTTGGAGAGAAGCAGGTCGGCAATGCCGCTCGCCCGACCGATCGCGCCCACGGCGCTCGCCATCTCCTGCAAGCGGCCCAACTCGCGAGCGTCGGCGATCACGGCGCGGAGCGCCTCGCGGACCTCGATCCGGTCGGCGAGGATCTGTCCGCCGTCGACGCCGTCGGACATCCGCTTCGAGTCCGGGTCGAGCCCCGCCAGCCGCTCGACCACGGAGACGTAGGCCGAGATCCGCGGGGCGAGGCTCTCGGCGAGTGCCCCGAGCGAGAGCATGTCCATGTCGGAAGCGTTGAAGTGGGTCATGTGGTCGGGCTCCTTCTGCCCTTCTTCGGAACGCGCGGCGGTCGGACATCTCACTGTCGAACGCGCTTCCGCGTCCGATCACCGGACGCGTCGGACGCTTAGGTCCAGTTCCGACTGAGGCTTGCAGGAATTCTGGAAAGTTCCGACAGGAGCCCCTGCCCCTCGCAGTCGGGGGGCTGTCCGACACGAACGGGCTGTAGCGAAGGAGCAACGCGCTGCACTGGGGGTGCAGAGATCGTGGGTGCAATCCCCACCAGCCCGATCAAACGACGCGAACGCATGGTGGCTGTAGCTCAGCAAGTAGAGCAACCGGCTGTGAACCGGAAGGTCGCGAGTGCAAGCCTCGCCAGTCACCTCTGGGCTTGACCGTGGTTACACACGGAGCTATACCCCGGTCATGCCCTACAAAGACCCCGACAAGCAGCGTGCGTTTCAACGGGAGCGTTGCCGTCGTCTAAGGAAAGAGTGGCTCGACGCTCACGGCCCCTGTGCGAAGTGCGGGAGCCGGAAAGATCCTCAAGTCGATCACATAGACCCGGAGACCAAGGTAGCCCACAACGTCTGGTCGTGGACGCCGAAGCGGCGAGACGCTGAGCTGGCGAAGTGCCAAGTCCTGTGCATCGACTGTCACAAGGAGAAGACGAAAGCAGAACGGTGGAGACCAATCACGCACGGTCACGAATCAGCCTACACCCGACGCGGGTGTAGGTGTCCGGCTTGCACCGAAGCGCACCGGCTCGCGAGGGCCAAGTACCGAAAGAAACAGCGCAGGTCAGTCACTCCAATGCCCGAGAAGTTCAGGTAGCGGAACATGTGCTTGGTAAGCACGAGGTGGTCGGTGCAACTCCGACCTCGGGCTTCACGAGAGGGGTAACGAATGCTTGGTCCCGCGATGCCGAGTGGTCCCGATCCGAAGTCGACGTGCGACGCCTTCACGATGCTGATCGGAAGGGCCTACGAGGTGCGGGAACGCGAACGAGAGAAGGGAACCAAGCGGAGGTTGCTTCATCGACGCTGATCGTGGCGCGCAGGCCAAAGAAGTGAGGCACGCCCCTCATAAGGGCGAGAAACGGGGTGCAACTCCCTGGCGCGCTATCGACGAAGACAAGAATGGATCGCACACGTCCGGGGTAGTCCCGGCGCCCGCCTCGAAAGCGGTGGAGCCCGAAAGGGTTCGGGGTGCAACTCCTCGGCGATCCGTGAGACGTTCAACTGGCCGTCTTTGACAATTGGGTCCGTCCGGGCATTGGCCTAAGCCAAGGCATCGACCAAAGAGGGTCGAGGATTCAGGTGCGAGTCCTGAGTGCCCGATTGCTGCGCGGAGCAGCTGCGCCTAGACTTGATGGCGATGAGTCAAACGAAGGTGTGCCCGCGCTGTCCGACGCCGACACCCAAGCCGATAGAGGAGTTCAGTCTCCGAGCCCAAAGCGCCGACGGTCGCGACCTCTACTGCCGCAAGTGCAAGCGGGCCATCAACCGCCGCTCCTACGAAGGGAACAAGAAGGCTCACATCGCCGCGAACAGGGCGGCGATGGATCGGCGCCGAGTCGAGGTGCAAGAGTTCGTGTGGAACTTCCTCCTCTCTCACCCGTGCGCGGACTGCGGCGAGGGTGATCCGATCGTCCTCGACTTCGACCACCTCTACGGCAAGCGGAAACACACTCGCGGCGTGTCTGAGATGACGCGCGGCTGTCACACCGTCGAGACGGTTGCCGCCGAGATCGAGAAGTGCGCCGTGCGATGCGCCAACTGCCACCGCCGGAAGACCGCCAGGGAAAGAGGCTACTGGCGCTCGGAGAGAACCAACACAGCGTCGTAGTCCGTCTTTCGGGGTGTAGCGCAGGAGTAGCGCGCTGCTTTCGGGAAGCAGAGGTCGTGGGTGCGAATCCCACCACTCCGATTCAGCAGCATCATGGGCTCGTAGCTCTAATAGGAGAGCGTTCCCCTCGCACGGGAAAGGTTACGGGTGCAACTCCCGTCGGGTCCACTCAAGGGGTCGTAGCTCTAACGGGAGAGCGTCTCGATGGCATCGAGAAGGCTGCGGGTGCAATTCCCGCCGACTCCATCAGCAACGATGAGGAGAGCGAACCGGCCAAGGCGCCGGGCTCGTCTTGAAAGCGATGCGCCCGCTTCGGCGGGTGGGGTGCGAGACCTCCGTTCTCCGTGCAAGCTTCTCGAATCTTGACCCCGAGACCTGCCTTCGAGGCCGTCACGCGGTCAAGATGTTCCTGGGTTCGTAGTTCAGCAGCTAGAACAGCACCTTGACATGGTGAAGATCGCGGGTGCGAGTCCCGCCGAGCCCATTTCAACACGGGTCTGTAGCTCCAATAGCCAGAGCAGCTCGCTCTTAACGAGATGGTTGTCGGTGCAAGTCCGACCAGGCCCATCATGGCGTGGTGGTCTAACAGTAGGACGCCCGGCTTTCAATCGGGACCGTACGGGTGCAAGTCCCGTCCACGTCAACTTGGTCTGCGAGTCGTCTAGTGATGGCAACCGATTGCAACCCGGTTCGAGCAGGGTGCGATTCCCTGGCAGACCTTCATGCGGGTGTAGCTCAGCAGCAGAGCGCCGGTCTTCCAAACCGATGGTCGAGGGTGCGACTCCCTCCGTCCGCTTCTACGTGACGACCGGGGCCGATGCGGTCAGGAAGACCTGATTCGCGGGCGGCAACGGAGTCGGGTTGGAGGTGACCGTCACCCTGGCGATCGTGTCGGGAGGACTCGGCAGGTTGCCGCGCGCCGAACAGGTGATGGTAGCGTTGCCGAAGCCGACCCCGTACACGAGACACCGGAGCCCGTCCTCGGTAGGCGCGAGCCTGACGGCGACGGGGTTGTCGACCCGCCATACCGGGGTGATGCCGGAAGGAAGCTGTCCCGGGCCGCCCGAGTCGAAGTCGACCCCGTTGATGGTCAGCGTGAACTTCTCGCCGGGCGCCAACTGGAGGCTCGGAACAATCGAGGCGGGCATGGGTGCTCCTCCTCGCCGATCTTACTACACGCCAAGGTCGCCCATGCGACCGAGGAATGCCCCCGTAGCTCAGTAGACAGAGCAGCCGCCTTCTAAGCGGAAGGTCGAAGGTGCGAATCCTTCCGGGGGCAACGCGACGAACACGGGGTCGTAGCTCAGCAGGAGAGCGTCTGCCTTGCAAGCAGAGGGTCGCGGGTGCGATTCCCGCCGATTCCATGAAGGAGGAGATGAGATGCACACGTACCAGAGGTTCCCCAAACGCCCGTGGTGATTCCCTTCACCACGGGCGCGTAGCTCGAAGGACGTAGCAACCGCCTTTTAAGCGGAAGGTCTGGGTCCGATTCCCAGCGTGCCCATTCGAGGACTCGTAGCTCAATTAGTAGAGCACCGGATTGAAGATCCGGGTGTTGATGGTGCAACTCCGTCCGAGTCCATTCAAGCTCCCATAGCTCATGACAGGTAGAGCGTCGGATTGTCGATCCGAAGGTGGCGGGTGCAACTCCCGTTGGGGGCGTACGTCGCGGGTCCCGGAGAGGGACGTTGGGCTCATAACCCGACTGAGGCTGTGCGACTCGGCCACCCGCAATTCATCATGGCGCATTCGTCCAGCAGCTAGGACATCGGCCCCTCACGCCGAAGACACGGGTGCAATTCCCGTATGCGTCATTCTCCCGTAGGCTCAAACAGTAGAGTCGCCGAAGTGGCTGTGGACCTAAGATAGAGTGCCTGTTAACATCGGTCGCATGAGGAACGGGCCTTACATCCTGGTTGTTGCGCCGGTTGGCTACCCGGGGAAGAAGTATCGCGGGCGCTACGCCTACGAGCACTCGGTTGTGTGGTGGCAGAACACCGGGCGAATCGTCCCAAGGGGCTGGCTCGTCCATCACAAGAACGAGGACAAGCATGACAACGCGTTCGCGAACCTGGAGGCGAAGCGGACCGGCAAGCACACAGCCGACCACAACGCCGTCGCTCCGACCGTTCTCGGGTGCGCTTACTGCGGCTCAAAGATCGAGCGGAAGCGCGCCGAGCACGAATACCGTCTGAGCATCGGGCAAACAGACTTCTACTGCAACCGATCGTGCTTCGGAAAACACAAAAGGCCGAGAGGTCCGAGGTATCCAGTTATTGCGCTCTAGCATCAAAGTAGATGTCCGGCACTGTTAATGCCGTGGTTCTCGGTGCGAGTCCGAGGGGCGCAGTCGGTCTGGTCTTCGCCGTCGAGCGGAAGAGCGCAAGCCGTCGCGAGCGCGGCGAAGACCAGCTTTTAGGTCGCTGGGGTCAACAGAAACCTACTCGGCTCCAACCCGAGTGATCTCCGTGCAAGTCGGAGGCGGCCTGTGCCTCGTCGTTCAACAGTAGGACGGCGGTCTTTGAAGCCGCGAATCTCGGTGCGAATCCGAGCGAGGCATTCTCCTTTGCCCACTAGCTCAACCAGCAGAGCGACGGATTCTGAATCCGTAGGTTCAAGGTGCGAATCCTTGGTGGGCAGTCTTTCGGGCTCGTCTTCCAGCAGCAAGGATGCCTCTCTCACACGGAGGAGACGAAGGTGCGAGTCCTTCCGAGCCCATCATGCGGACGTAGTTCAGCAGCAGAACGACAGGTTGCCAATCTGTAGGTCGCGGGTGCAATCCCCGCCGTCCGCTTCTCTCCGAGGGCGTGTCATCGTAGTAGCGATCGACCCAGACTGTAAATCTGGTTCCCGGAAGGGATCAACGTAGGTGCGAGTCCTACCACGCCCATCATCATGCGGACGTAGCTCAGCCAGCAGAGCGAGTGCTTCCCAAGCACTAGGTCGCGGGTGCAACTCCCGCCGTCCGCTTCAAGTCCTCGTAGCTCAGCAGATCAGAGCGACGCCCTCCGAAGGCGAAGGTCGCTGGTGCGATTCCAGCCGAGGACATGCTTGTCTCCGTAGCTCAGCAGATCAGAGCAACGCGCTACGAACGCGGAGGTCGCAGGTGCAATCCCTGCCGGGGACATCTCTCAAGCCGTCGTAGCCCAATAGCAGAGGCGCTTGATTCAGGGTCAAGAGGTTGTGGGTGCAACTCCCACCGGCGGCATCGCGGGTCGCTAGGGAAGCGAGCACACCCGCCCGGCCTAAACCCGGGAACGCTCGGTGCAAGTCCGAGGCGACCTACCACACGCCCCTCTAGCCCAACAGCAGAGGCGCTCGGCTTAGGACCGAGAGGTTCCGGGTGCGAATCCCGGGAGGGGCATCGCCGGGCGCGGTCTAGTCGACCAGGTGAGGCTTATATCCTTGCCGCGCTGGGTGCGATCCCCAGGCGCCCCATCAAGCCGCTCTAGCCCAACCAGCAGAGGCGCCGGTCTCAAAAGCCGGAGGTTCTCGGTGCAAGTCCGAGGAGCGGCAGCAGCAGCGAGTGTCACCGGGCGACCAAAAGCCCGGCGAGGCGTGGAGCGATGTCCTCGCGAGAGGGCTACGCAACCGACAACAACTACGCGGTCGTGGCGGAATCTAGCAGACGCACCAGGTTGAGGGCCTGGCGTCCCGAAAGGGCGACTGTGGGTGCAAGTCCCACCGACCGCATTCAAGGGTGTGTAGCTCAGTAGTTAGAGCGCGCGGCTGATAACCGCGAGGTCGAGAGTGCGATCCTCTCCTCACCCATCTCTGGAGAGCGAACCGAACGAGCGCATCGGTCCTCGGTGCTAACGAGTGAGTGCCCGAGAGGGTATGGGGTGCAAGTCCTCCGTTCTCCGTGCGATCATGTCGTCCAACCCTAAGACGGGGTGTAGCTCAGCAGCAGAGCCTCGCGTTTGGGACGCGAAGGTCGCGGGTGCAATCCCCGCCACCCCGATCCGCATACATAATTAGGCCGTGACATCGCGCGAGTCGATGACTAGACTCGTTGGCGTGAGCGACGCAGCGGGCATCTCCGAGACGAAGACGTGCAGCCGATGCGACTTTCCCAAGCCCATCGGCGAGTTTTCGCTCAAGAAGAAGTCGACCGGCGAACGCCGCTCGGAATGCAAGAAGTGTCGAGTCGATGCACACGCCGCCCACGTCGCGCAGTGCAAGTCCGATGGTGTGTGCCCCGACTGTCGAGCCTCGACAGACGGCGAGCGTCTCTACTGCGACAAGTGTCGCGCCAAGCGCGCCAAGGCTTCTCGCGCCAAGCGCGCAAGACGCAAGAGTGCTCGCCGTTGCGTCCACTGCGGGACTCCGAGTGGCAGACTTTCGCTCTGCAAGGGGTGTCGCCCGATCTACGCTGCCCACAACAAGCGGCTGCGGGACAAGAACAAGCAAGCCGTCCTCGACCACTACGGACACGCTTGCGCGTGTTGCGGCGAGGCTCGAAGCGCCTTCCTCACGATCGACCACATCGACGGTGGAGGGAACAAGCACCGGAAGGAGATCGGCGGGTCAGCGCATCTTCATTCGTGGCTCATCAAGAACAAGTTTCCCGACGGATTCAGGACGTTGTGCTTCAACTGCAACTGCGGTCGGCGCTTCACAGGAGGTGTCTGCCCACACGAACTGGAGAGGAAGACATGAGCGTCTTGAACGAGCCCGTGCTCGTACTCAATCGCAACTGGCAACCAGTGACCTTCCTTCCGGTTCAAGTGGCGATCGTCAACGTTATGCGGGACATGGCAAGTGTACTGGATGCTCAGAACTACCTCCTCCTCACCTTCGAGGAGTGGGCGGTGAGCGAGCCGGACACGGACCGCTGGATCAAGACGGCTCGCGATCCGATCCCGGCGCCCGAGGTGATCGTCCTCAAGAAGTACGGCGAGCGTCCTCCCCGGAAGATCGTGTTCAACCGACCGAACCTCGCCAAGCGGGACGCCCACCAGTGCTTCGCTTCTGGCACGCCGGTCCAACTCGGCGGTGGTCGGTGGGTTTCGATCGAAGATGTGTCGATAGGCGATTCGATCATTACGGCGACTGGTGTTTCGGTCGTTACCGACAAGATGGCGCAGGAACCGTCTCGTCCCTGTGTCTCAGTTAAGCCGTACTACGGACTGCCGGTCGTCGTTACCGACGACCACAAGTTCCTGGTGCTCGACAGGGCGGGTGGACTCCGTTTCGTTCCTGCGGCTGAGTTGAAGGGGCATCACGTCGTCTGGCCGCTCGATCGAACGGGAGATGTAATAACTCTGCCTGCGCCGCTCGCCCGCTTGATCGGTTACTTCATGTCCGAGGGACACACCGCGCGCGACTACCGAGACGGCGTAGAGCAGTATGTTGGCTTCACGATCGCGCCGCATGAGGACGAACTGGCGGAGGGTATCAAGAGCGCCGTCAGGGCGGTGCTCTCGCTCGACGACAAGCACATCGCCGACAAGATCAATGTCGACCCGCGAAACGGGAACCAGAGTCGCCGGATCAATGTCGGTTCTCGCGAGCTTGCCAGGATAGTGAAGACTTACGTCTCTGGAAGGAAGGCGCGCGTTAAGCAGTTCCCGTTCGACCCCATCAACCTCGACGAGAGAACGGCAACCGAACTTTTCGAGGCGATGATGTCCGGTGATGGCTGTGATCTCATGACACGCGATTCGCCAACTCGCGTGCTTACGACCGCGTCACGGACGCTTGCGCTCCAGTCCCAACGTCTCGCGTGGGGTCTTGGGCGCTTCGCTTCGATCGTACAGGGGCGGCAGGTCAACTTCAACCCAGGCGCTCCTGTCTACCACGTCCGCTGGTTCCCCGAGACGACGCGGCATCTCGGAAAGGTTGTTCGGGTCGACGGACACACCTATATGTCTGCTCCCGTTCAATACGTCCGAGACGTTTCATATGACGGTTTGGTCTGGGATCTCACAGTGAGGTCGGAGGACGAGCGCGGACACACCTTTGTGACATCCGCCGGAATCGCGAGCAACTGCCAGTACTGCGGCGCGGACCTCTTTCGCGAGAAGATCACGGTGGAGCACATCCTGCCGCGGTCGCGCGGAGGCCCGACGAGCTGGGAGAACTGCGTCGCCGCGTGCGAGAGCTGCAACTCGCGCAAGGCCGACCAGACCCCTCAAGAGGCCGGCATGAGGCTCCGCACGGTGCCGAAGGTACCGGCGTGGCGAACTCGACTCCGGGCGCCCCGAGGCGTAGTGAGGCCGTCGTGGGAGCCGTTCCTCGCGAAAGAGCTGGAGTCGGCCTGAAAGACTGCGGTCGGCGCTGATGTTGGCGTCGGCCAATGGAGTAGGACCCGCGGGGTAGTCCTGCGGCTCGCCTGGAAAGCGATGGCGCCCGAAAGGGCGTGGGGTGCAACTCCTCCCTGCTCCGTCTCGCCCTCGAAGCGTAGTCAGCGACGCACTGGTTTCGTAAACCAGAGAGCCCGGCGCACCTCCGGGCGAGGGCTTCTCGTCGAATCCGGTTGGGACTACATCTGGCCTAATCAGCCTGAACCAACTACGTCTCAGCCACCCTTTCATCGACGGGTTTTCGCTCCCGTAGCTCAGGCAGATCAGAGCGACGTTTTCCTAAAGCGTAGGTCCCAGGTGCAAGTCCTGGCGGGAGCATCTGCCTCCGAAACTTTGAGAGTGAAGCCCGGTCCTGTAAACCGGCGGAACTCGGTGCGAGTCCGAGCGGGGGCTTCGACGATCCCAGTTGATGCGCGTGGCGCCGGGGTTCCTGCCCGGCGCCGCTTCGTTTCCAGGGTAGAACATCGGCATGCGAGGCTTCGTCCACTACCTCGTCACCGGTGGCGTTCCGCTCGTCGTCCTGTTCATGGCGCTCTGGCTCATTCTCTACTTCTTCCGGCTCTCTCGTCCACCAGGGCCCCCGCCTTTCAAGCCGGGTGAAGAGGTCGAGTACAGGCGCGAGACGCCGCTCACCGACGAGGAGGCGCGCTGCCCGGTCCACGTCGTCGGGTGCGAGTGGAGCGCGCGGAAGGGCGAGTGGGAGGTTCGACTCGCCTTCACGTTTGCCAAGGACTCGACCTGGGAGGCGACGGCGCCCGCCTCCCGCGTCCACCACCTCGACATCGTGCGAAGACTGGCCGAACTGGCATGACCCCGCCCTTCGCTTCCGGCGACCGCGTCGAGGTCACGGAGTTCCACGGCGGCTCGATCGAGCAGGAGCCGTGGCACGAGCGGTTCAAGTGCCCGGTACGCGGCTTCGTCGACGATACGGAGTGGTGCCAGGAAGATGACAACTGGCTCATCTACGTGGTCGTCGACGGCCACCCAGGATTCGGAGTCACCTACCCCGAGCGCGCCAGGCTCATCTCCGCACCAGAACACCTCGCCGAGTTGAACGATGCGCCTCCCGCCTGAGTCGGAATGGCCCGAATGGAAGCGTGGCGATCGCGCCATCATCGGCGTCATGCGCACCAGACCGCCCGACGGCGTGAGGCGTAGTCCGAGCGAGACGGTCTACATCCGCGGGACGGTGACGAGCGTCGTGATCGACCTCGGGTGGGGCGGAGCGTGGCGCATCTTCATCCACACCGATGACGGGGAGATCGAGAGCTGCTCCCCAGAGAACCTACGCCGGCCCGACGTGATCGAGCTGATCGGAGAGATCCCATGCACTCCAAGACACCGCCCTTCGAGATCGGCGACCGCATCCGCCACGGAGAGCGAACCTACGCCCCGGCTAAGAAAGGGTGGCAGCGGGTCTACCCAGGCAGCGTCACCGCGTGCTACTGGAATGACGAAGACTCGGACACCGGCTGGTGGGTTACGGCGAAGCTCGACGAAGGTCGAGAGGTCCACGGCACGGCGGGCGAGTTCGAGAAGGTCGTCGACGTGATCGAGGCGTTGGCGGATCTCTACAAGGAGAAGCCGCTGCGTTTCCTGCCCCGAGGTAGAACGGAGACATGAGCGGCGACCTGCCCAAGACGCTCCAAGACGGCCAGCATCGCCCCGACCCCCAGGAGCGCGAGCTGGCCGAGAAGACGATCGAGCTGTCCGCGCTGGTGGACGACATCAAGCAGATGCGGGAACGGCTCATCCTCAAGTCGTCGGCGATCTTCAAGCGAATCCGATCGGGCGAGAAGCTCAAGGCGTCGGAGCGGCAGAAGGTCGAAAAGCTCGCCAAGCACTTCGGCAAGACGCCGTTCGGGCTCACTGAGGCAGTTCGAGCCGCCAAGGAGGCCGATCTCAGTCCGATGCTCCACGCCTGGATCGAGGCGACGGAAGCACGGGTAACTCGGGGGCTGTGACCAATGCGCGACGCCGATGGCCGCTACTACAAGGTGCTCGATCGCGTCGTGGTCGAGCCGGCGTGGCACGACGGCTCCAGCATCGGAACGACCCACCTGGTCGGGCGGCCTACGCGCGGCACGCTCATGGAGACGGAGGGGCCCTCTCGGTTCCGCATCCGACTCGACAACGGCCCGATCATCTACGCGATGCCGGAGTACGTCCGGCACCTCGACGCGATCGAGGCGGTTTCCGAGGCTGACCGATGAGCGAGAAGCCACTGCCGTGCCCCTTCGCCGCTTATGCGCTGGTCAAGGTGCCCGAATGGGCACGTCCTCTGTACGTCGGGGTTGTCATGGGCACTGAGTCTCGACTCGCGCCCACACCGGCGGGGGCTCGCCCAGACGGCGCCTGGACCTGGTTCATCACGATCGACTTCGGGAAGGGAAGAGGCGTTGGCGTTTTTGAGATGCGACACGTCAAACACGTCGACCCGATCTCGGCGCTGGCGCTCATCCGATGAGCGCCGAGGCGAAGGTCGGCGACTGCGTGCGCGTGGTGCGTCCGCACTCTGAGGGCGTGGACAAGTACATCGGCACGGTCGAGGACATCCGCAAGTACGGCCAATTCCTCCGTTACTACATCCGCCTTCGGAGCGGGAAGCTCCTCAATCTCGACTCGCGGGTCATCAAGCAGCTCGACATCGTGACGGGCTTGGCGATGCTCGACCCGGAGTTCCAGCCCGACTCGGAGAACGAGAAGCCGTGAGCGGCTTCGAGCGCGGGCAGCGCGTGATCGTTCAGCCAGACAAGAACCTCGAAGTGGTGCGCGCTGAGGGAGTGGAGATCCGGCTCCCGGCGTTCGGTACCATCGCCCAAGAAGACCCGTGGGGTTATGCGATCGTCCTCGTAGACGGGCTCACCGAACCGAAGTCGTTCCCGGCCTGGCGCTGCACGCCGCGGAACGTCATCGACGAGATCGGGATGCTCGATAAGTAGCGCCACGGCCCGAACTTCGACTCGATGCAACTCCTCGCCGGTCGCGTGTCTCAGGGTAGAACGAGGGCGAGGTGACGGCGTGGGCATATTCGAGAAGGCGACCAAGTCGAAGCTGACCAAGAACGGGCGCAAGCTGTCACTCACCTTCACGCAGCTCGTCGGACTGCGCGCGGCGATCCCACACGCGTTCGAGCTGGGCGGTCTCCAGCCGGAGATCGCTGCGCAGCTTGTTGCTCTTCGGGCGTGGCTCCCCAAGCCACCGATCCCGCACCCGACCACGGACGAAGGCACGATCACGGCGTGGCGAAGCGAGTGGCAAGGGACGCACCACCTCACGGTGCCGGGCGAGCACCTGACCGCGCTCGCGTTCGCGCTCAAGTTCGCCTTCTGGCTCGCCACGCAGGGGCTCATCGTCGGCCAGCCGATCGTCTACCAGCGTCGGATCGAGGCGATCGAGAAGCTCGGCGCCGTCGATCTTCTTGCGATCGCGGAGGGCTAGTCATGTCTGTCGACTTCGTCTTCACGATCCCGTTGAGGTACCACGCCGAGGCGGTCGCGGTCTCCAAAGCCGCCGCCTTCGCGGAGGCGTCAGCCGCGGCGGACCGCGTCCTCAGCGCGATCGAGCGCGGAACGAAGATCACCGCACTCTACCCGTCCCTTACGCCGCACGATGCGATCGAAGTCCGCGTGGGGCTCGACGACATCTCGGCGCTCAAGGCGATCCTCGATGCGAACCACTCGCACAGCTTTCCCGTCGTTTCTCCCGACACCGACGAGGTCCAGCTCGACTGGGAGGACTGGAGCTGGCACACGATGCACTTGCTCTACTCGTTCGAGCGCGAGTCGGTCGTCGATCATCTCGGGAAGATCCAGTGAGCCTTCCCGCGTTTCAGCTCACGTCCCCCGCGCCGCGCGATCTCTACGAGGTGATGACCTGCGCCGAGCAGATCCTCTGGGACACCAGGAACGAGAAGATGCGACCCGACAGCAACCGCGAGTCGCTCCAGCGGATCGTTGCCGTGATCAAGACGGACCCCGACTACGGTCGTGGGTGCATCCCCAGCCGATCGCCTGTGCTCGAAATCGCGCACGAAGATGTCCGCACTCTGCGCTTCGTCTTCCTCGTCCTCCACACCGAGCTGGCGATCAAGGAGGAAGTGACCATCCGCTACGAGGAGTGGCTCGAAGTGACGATGGAGACCCTCGCCAAGATCGGCGACACCTCGATCGTCGAGCACATCGGACGAATCCTGTGAGCCTACCCGCGTTCAAGTTCTACGTTCACGCCGGCATCTTCACAGGCTTCGTGGAGGGCCTTCGCGTTCACAGCCTGAAGACCAACGGCATGCCCGAACCGCCGTTCGTCTGCGATCGGCCCGCCATCAAGGCGATCGACGAGATGGCGGCGCTCAACGCCCACCGGCTCCAGCTTCACTGGACGATTCCCTACGACCTGCTCGACGCTCTCATGGACGTGCTCGCGTGGTGGATGGCGAACACGAAAGCCGGCGCGTTGACCGACGCGGACGAGTTCGCGTTCGACCTCCTCGAATCGGCCCGGGAGTGGCGGCGTCGGTCGATCGTCGATCACATCAGCGAGATCCGGCATGAGTAAAGACCGACTCGGACCCCCGGTTCGTGTCGAGATCGCAGCCGGCGAGTGGCAGGTCTTCATGCTCGGCCTCTCGTGGGCGATCCGTCGCAGCTACGTCGATCACGTTACGCTCGGCTACTCGGCGCTTGTCGAGGAGGCGCTTCTCGCGGCGAGCAAGAAGCGGCGGACGCGCGACAAGACGCCCGCCGTGCTCGAATTGCCGAGGTCGACGCTCGACTGGACTGGCGAGGCGCTCATCCGGGCCAGTCGCGACGCGAAGGCCAAGGTCAACTACTTCAATGGTCGCACGACTAAGGAACGGCGAGCGTTCATGCGGAACGCCGGGAAGACGATCGAGCGTCTCAAGGCGGAGAACAAGAAGACGGTCATCGACCTCATCGGAGACCTCGGGTAGAACGGAGAGGGCTTATCCGTGTGGTATCCGAATCGAGATCCGAGCCGCGACCCAGACCTCGGCAAGCTCCACTACGGCGTGCTCGTCGACGAAGACTGGTCGTGGACGACGCGCCAACCGCAGAAGGGCGAGCAGCGGCCTTACTCACGCGCGCTCAAGCGTGTGATCGGCAAGAACCCGGAGCTGCTCTCCAGTCTTTTCCGAGCGCTCGCTACCGGCGACGTGACGAGCATTCGTGTGGCCCAGGATGCGATCGCAGACGCCGTCCTGAGCAAGCGCTCAACGTGGTTCCGCAGCGACCGCGGAGCGCGTCAGAAGATCGACGCCCGGATTCGCGACCTCGCGCTCGCCGACCCGATGACCGTTCTGGCGACGCTCCACGAGTAGGAAGGGGTGAGGGAGATGAGGAACATCGGCACTGACAACATCGTCGAGTTCGTGCGCGGGATGCTCAATCGCCCGATGATGTACTGTCAGTCGACCGAGTCGCTGGAGATGGCGCTCCTCACCGCCATGACCTGCTGGGCCTACGCCAGCGGAGCTGACTCGGACGAACGCGTCAGGAATCTGTGGCGTCGCGAGATCCACCGACTCCATGGCAACACCGGCTCGCGCGCAGTAACGCTCTCCGATCTTCCCACTTGTGGCAAGGCGATGCACATGGACGCTGTGACCGTGCCGATGCGCCGCATCTGGCTCGCGCTCACGGAGCCGATCACTGCTATCGGAAACGTCGAGCTATGAAGATCCTGCGGTGTATGGTCTGCCACCACGAGCACCCGCTCGAAGACGCGCCCGAGCGCTGCCTGTGCGGTGCTAAGCTCTACGGGAAGTGGGCTCGGGCTACCGAGCGCGTCATGGTGGCCGCGCGGGCTCGTGGCGCTGAAATCAGGTCTCAGATCAACGTGCGAGAGCAGACATGAGCGTCGACGCCGACTCCATCAAGCAGAAGTGGGGTGTGCTCGCCGGTTCGCTCGACTCGAACGCGGCGGCGCTCATGGAGAGATTCGTTCGTGGGGAGACGGAGCTGCTCGAACGGCTTGAGGCAAAGGGCTCCAAGATCCCGGCGTGGGTGATGGCGGCGCACAGGCCGATCAACCCACCGCACACACCGCTCATCTCGGTTCAACCCATGTCGGCGCCGGTCGGCGGCATCGCGTTCTACAGGCCGCGATACGGGTCGGAGCCCGAGTGCATCATCGACGCGCTCGCCACGCTCGACTCGAAGAAGCCGGTCGAGAACCCCTACAAGCGCAAGCGCAGAGGGGGCGAGATCGCGCCGGGTCGCGAGGGTATGAAGACGGTCTGATGGCGAAGTCTGGTCCGAGCCAGGAAGATGATGCTCGCCTCGCCGCCGAGCGGGAGAAGGTCGCCTGCCGCTACTGCGGCGGCAAGCCTATTCACTTCCCACCGCCGGGACGCCCTCAATCGGATGCTGTCTGCGAGGACTGCTCGCATCGCGCGCCGTGGATGTCGGTCGTCGAATCCGTCGTCCAGTTGGCGCACCCGGAACCGAAGGCTGTCGACATCCGAGTCGACGGTGTCAAGTACCGGCCCACGACCGATTTCTCCAAGGAGAACTTCACTTGACCCCGAACAGGCCGGCGTTCGCCGCGTGCATGGTCGCCTACACGGCGGTCGATGTGCTGGCGAACCTTCGGCTCAAGGTCTGGCTCGCCGATGGAAGCTGGATAGCGTTCGCGCAGGGCATGTTCTTCTACGTCGGATGCGGCGCGCTGTGGGCGCTGAGCCTCAAGTTCGAGAGCTTCGCCAAAGCAGCGCTCGTCTACACGCTGATTGCCCTCGCGGCGGGCGTCATCCTCGGCGTATTCTTCTTCAAGGAGAAGCTGTCGACGTTGAACTGGGTGGGCGTGGGCGTCGCGCTCATCGCCATCATCCTCGTCGAGTGGCCCAGCAACCAGGGAGTGAACGAACAGTGAGCGAAGACAACGAGATGCCGAACGGCGAGATCCCCCACCGCACCGACGAGCGCGAGTGGCGCCCAGGAGAACTTGCCGAGGTGAAGACGCGCGGCGCGGGTCCGGGCCAGCGCGTCAAGATCCTCTCGGCGTGGTGGGGCAAGGACACCGGTCACCGCGTCTGCAAGGTCATCGACGAGTCGACCGGCAAGGAGTACGTCGTCTTCGGCGACGTGCTCAAGCCGCTCGATGCGGTCACGGCGGTCGGCGGCGCGGCTTCGACCACCCAGCAGCGGTGAACCGGGTCTACGAGTTCGCGGTAGGAGAACGTGTCAGGTGGGAGTATCCGCCCGGCGAGTTCGGCGTGGTCACGAAGCTCGGCCCGCCGAACGGCATCTTCGGGAACTACGGAGTCCTCGTGAAGTGGGACGACAGGAAAGACCCGGCGTGGCATGACGATCTCGACCTCGTTTCGGCACCAGTCGTCGACCTCCTCGCCTCCATCCATGCGCACCATCGGCACTGATACCGCTCGCCGGTGCGCGCAGATGCGCATTGGCGGCGGTCGCCAGGTCGCCTGCAACAAGCCGGCGACCTGGCGCGTCGGCCTCGGGCTCCGCTCCTACAAGGACGGCCAAGAGCGGCTCTACATGATCGACGCAGCGGTGTGCTGTAACCGCTGCCGCGCGTCGGTCACCTTGAAGAACTTCGTCGACGACCGCATCTTCGCCTACGTCTCCCATCAGGCTATCGCAAGCGGGTGGCCGCCGCCCAAGCGGGGGCTCGTGCGGCTCGTGTTCGAGCACCTACGCCGCGGCTACACCACGTAGACCAGCTACCGCGTTCGAGTCCGGGGTGCTAGGGTAGACGCCGAAGGAGACCTCGATGTCCACCACGATCACCATCAACGTCGGTGCGGTTGCCGATGCCGTCCAGCCGGTTCTCGACGCGCTCGACTCGATCCTCCAGTCGACGGTCGTGCCGCTCCAGAACCAGCTCGCGTGCTCGAAGCAGCTCAACAGCCCGCTCACGCAGGTCATCTACACGTTCCCCGACTCGGTCCCGGCGGACCAGGTCTACAACTTCTACCGGCGCGTGAAGCTGGAGACCGGCATCCTCGGGACGAAGCTCACCGAGACGACGCCCGCCGGTATCCCGCAGGCCCTCTCGGCGGTCGTCTTCGAGGTCCCCGCCTACGGCCAGCCGGTCTAGTCGACACACTCCGACGCGCTCCTTGGTTTGATCGTCCAGCGCCGGGCCGTGGTGGGCTCGGCGCTGTTTTGCCGTCTGGCTTCTGCTACCTTATCCGCGAACTGGAGGGTTCGATGGAGACGACGGCGGTGCTCGCACCCGGTCTTCTTCCGCATCAGCATCATCGCGCTGTCGGCACCGTCAAGAAGACGGAGGCCCACATCGCCCGCGTCAAGGCGGCCCACAGACGCGAAAGGACGAAGGCGTCGTCGCGGTCGCCCAAGTGGGCCTACTTCCGTACGAAGCTCCTTGTCAAGCACCGGGCGGCTGGGAAGGGCTGTGAGGCGTGCGGCTCGAAGGTCGGACTTCAACTCCACCACATCGTGCCGTTCAACGTGAATCCCAAGCGCGAGCTGGACCCGACGAACATCATCGTGCTCTGCGAGTTCGTGGGAGGGCTGGAGTGCCACGAGTTGCTCGGCCACGGCGACAACTGGAAGCGCTACAACCCGCGCATCCGCGAGGACGCGGCTGCGCTCATGGCCGACCCCAAGAAGCTCAGCGAGATCCGAGCCAGCGCAAGGAAGAATCGCGTCCTCAACGCGCCCCCGCGCGCGAGCTAGCCGAACACCGTCTTCCGGTAGGCCGGGGGCGGCTTGTGCGATAGGATGGGTCCGAGGAGCAGTCCATGGCGCCGACTCCCGAACCCCCGAAGATCGGTCCGAACGGGCTTCCCATCCTCTCCGGGCAGGGCCCGGTGGTTACCGAGGACAAGCTTTGGCGCTACGTCATCCGCCAACTTGGCGGCGGCGTCACCGACGTTGAGCTGCTTTCGCCCGGCGACAGGGACCCCTACACGAAGGGGACGATCGAGGAGGGCGAGTCGGATCGCGACGACTGCTTCATGCTCACGAAGGAGTGGTACGCCCACCGCGTCGGCTTCCCCAAGATCATCTCGGTCACGCTCGGCAACCGGCAGAGCGCCTACCTCATGCCGCCGGACTGCATCGAGGTGATCGACCTCTGGCTTCCGAGCTTCCAGCTGCCGAGCCTCGACGCCGACCAGTTCTCCTACACCTACTTCTCGCTCCTCTTCGGCCAATGGACGAATCCGAACGCCGCGCCGATGCCCTATTCGGATCTCGTGCAACGGCTCCAGTATCTCGCCACGATCGGACGCGTCTTCTCGTCCGACCGCGACTGGGAGTACAACAACACGACGCGCATCTTGGAGATCCTTCCGCCGCCGTCGGCGATCGGGTCCTTCACAGGCTTCCCGTTCGGCTCCGACGTGCGCGCGCTCGTCACGATCTGGACGAACCACATCGACGTGCGACAGCTCGACCCGATGGAGCTTGGCTTCTTCAGGCGGAAGCTCGTTGCCAGGGCCCACTTCACGCTCGGCAACAAGCGCATGAAGTTCATGGAGACGGCGAGCGCCGGAGGAAACGTCCAGCTCAACGGCGAGAAGCTCATCGAGATCGCCGAGAAGGCCGAGGAACAGCTGGAGAAAGACGTGATAAATTGGAAGCGAACAACGCCACTTATTTCGGGGTGAATTGATGCCGAAATGGCGAGCGATACCAGGGTGCTTTGGCTACGCGGCCTCGCGAAGCGGGAAGATTCTGTCGATCAAGACCGGCATCGTCCGCAAGTCTTCGCCGGTACGGTCGGCTAGTAGACCGAACGACCGACACCGCCGCGTGTCGCTCTTTGTCGGCGGTCGCCACAAGACGTTTGCGCTGCATCGGCTCATCGCGCGGACGTTTATCGGGCCGCCGCCGACCGCCAAGCACCAAGTGAACCACAAGAATGGCCGAGCCGACGACAACCGCGCTCGGAACCTGGAGTGGGTGACGCCGAAGGAAAACGGCGAGCACGCCGCGAGACTTCGACTGGTAGCGAGCGGAGAACGACACGGCACGCACACGAAACCCGAGACGAGATGCTTCGGCTCGAAGCACGGACGATCGAAGCTGACAGAAGCGGACATCCTTGAAATCCGCCGTCGCGGGGCCAACGGCGAGTCCCAAGCGGTTCTCGCCGCTGCTTTCAGCGTGACACAAGCGTCGGTTTCGATGATTCTCACGAGACGGACATGGCGGCATGTTGCATGATGACGGTCCCGCTCATCTCGGGTTAGGAGTAGAGCTTGTCCTTCACCCCGCCGTACAAACTCGATCCGTATGAGTCCGTGAGGAGCCCGGGAGGGCTCCCCATCCTCATGCAGCGCGGGATGCACGACGTGATCGAGAAGGAGAAGGACGGGAGCCTACACGACAAGTTCGTAAAAGCCTTTAACGTTATCGCGTTCTCGCTCGCGGAGTCGGGTCGGTTGAAGGAGGGCCACCTCACGCTCACCGGGAGCAAGGGGCTCGCGCGCGAGAAGGAAGTGAAGCGGCTCCCCGATACGCTGGCAAAGCAGCGACAGCTCGTGAAGTGGGCCGACAAGCTCAAGGCCCAATACCCGGGCCGCTACGACAACTCGTGGTGGAACGACCCGTACCGCGGCGTCGCGCCCAAGCCGCAAGCGGCTCCGCGATGAGGTGCGCCCGTGGCTGACATCCAGAACCCGAATCCCCCTTCGTATCCCTATGGGCAGTTCAAGCAGCTCCCGAGCGCAGACGGAGTCAGGCCGCTGCCCGACACCTTCATCGGGCCGCGTGACAAGGCGTACGCCGACTTCAAGGCGCGCGACAAGATCCGCATCCGCGGCGTCGACGCCTTCTACTACGCCAAGCTCGACCAGCCGAGGCGCATCGACAGCAAGGACGCGACGCCGCTCAAGAACTCGGAAGCCGTCGCCGAAGACGTGCTCAAGCGGCGGTCACACGCCGGTATGGCGCTCTACGGCGAGAACGCGCTCGTCGGCGAGCGGCTCGACTCGATCCACCGCGAGATCCAGCCCGACTGGGCCCCCGACAAGGCGATCCTCGTGCGCGGCCTCCCGTTCGAGGTCCAGCAGGAGCAGAACGCCAACGAGCGCGGCGGCACCTACGTCCGGCAGCTCAAGTTCGATCTCGCTCGCGCCTCGTGCGAGACCGAGTGGAGCATCGCGCCCGAGCCGGGCGACATCGTCCGCATCCCGAAACTCTTCGACACGACCGGCGACGACTCGGGCGGCTACTTCGACGTGCTGAAAGTAGACGAGGACGAGACCAGGTTCGGCAGCACGGGTTTTTTCGTCTGCTACCGTCTCTCACTCTTCCGGTCGAGTCGCTACCCGGCGGAACGCAAGCTGTCGCCGGAGAAGACCACGACCGAACAAGACTTGCAGGAGCGAAGCACATGAGACTCGCGACCGAGATCCTCGCTGACCAGCTCGTCGCCTCGCTCTCCGAGGCGTGCTGCGGCGAGTGCGGCTCCATGAGCAAGCAGCTCGGCAAGAAGGTCTGCTGCGGCGGCCACAAGGAAGAGGAGAAGCCCGCTCCGAAGACGGAGGCGGCTGACCGCCACACGCATCCCTTCATCAAGAGGTGCGTCGCCGCGATGACGGGCAAGGAAGGGTCGAAGGACCCCCACAAGCCGGCCCAGCTCTCCTCGGCCTTCGCTATCTGCGTAGCCTCCAAGAAGAAGCACCCAGGTGCGGCGAAGGAGAAGGCGAAGGAGGGCGTGCCCGAGAAGAAGATGGCCGCCTACGAGAAGGCGCTCTCGGTCGCTCGCAAGGCGCGGGCGAAGAAGTAGATGTTCTCGCTCAAGGTCACGGTCAAGGGCGATCCCAAGGAGATCGAGCGCCGACTCCGGCTGGCGAGCCAGCTCACCGCGGAGAACGCGAGCTACAAGATCGCCGAGCTGGTGCGCCAGAAACTTCCGAGCGGCGGCTGGTACGACATCTACCGCCACGCGATCAACTACTTCGTCTCCAAGGACGGACGGAGGTGGGCTGTCGCGGGCCGGTGGGAGACGCAGTTCTCGACGTTCCCCGCCGAGGGGACGCTGATCGAGTTCGAGGGCGCTGGCGATGTCGCTGACGTGCTCATGCAGTACAGCCCGTGGGCGATCGACCAGATCCCAGCCATCTCCGGCGGTTACCGACTCACTGTTGTCGCTCGACCGGCTCCTGCGGGGGATGTCGAGACGCGTCGGACGGCCATTATCGGCGCTCGCGCGGCGATCCTCGACAAGCTCAAGGCGGCGGGTGCGACGCCGACCGATGGGTTCCCGGCCATCAACGGACGCGTCTACGCCGACATCGCTTTCATGGCGAAGGCGCTCGAACACGGGCTCGCAGGGCTCAAGCGCGTTCCGCACTGGGTCGTCGCCTTCAACGAGGCTCGACACGAGATCGCCAACTGGACCGAAGAATCAAGAGGGCGCATCCAGGCCATTCTCGATGGGTCAGCCGATTTCAAACCCAAGGCTCAGCCGATGCCGCCGGAGATGGATCGCGCGTCGGGCGCGTAGCATCGGTAGCTTGTGGCGGCTTCAGCCCGAGGTCCGTAGAATGCCGACATGGGCTCGCGCGAGTTCGGGCGGCGTACAGGTAATCTGGACAAGCTCGACTACGACCAGGCCGTCGCCGAGGGTCTCGGTGCCATCTTCGACGACGAGAAGAACCAGTACTTCCTCCCGATGGTCGACTCGAAGGGGCGCGGGATCTTCATCAGGCCCCAAGGGAGCGATGCGCCCATCGAGATCAGGCGGGCGCTCGTCGTCTTCAAGAAGCCCGAACCGACCAACGTCAACGACATCCTTCCGATGATCGTCCTGAACCTCGACGACATCTCGTTCAACGCCAAGCGGCTCCTCGGCGTCACCGAGCAGTATCGCCTCGCCTCGGAGGGCGCCCATCGAGTAAAGATCGGGAACGAACTGGGGTGGGACTCGTACGAGACCCGTGAGCAGGAGTGGCCGTTCGATCTGATCTACACCATCGAGTGCTGGAGCAGGTTCCGAGTCGTCGCAAACCAGCTTCTCCAGATGGCTCAAGTCAAGTATCCTGGTTACGGTTCTCTCACGGTCACCGACAGCATCAACAACGAGCGCGTCTATCACACGTTCCAAGAGGGCACCCAGGATCTCACGGAGGTCGACTCGCTGGTCGAACGCTACTGCGGCTACAGCCTGACCATCAGAGTCGAAGGCGAATACTCCAACGAAAAGATCGCCTTCGACGCCCCCGCCTTCCTCGGCCAGACCATTCCTGCTTCTGGGGGTGGCGGTGGAGGGGGTGGAGGTGGTGGAATAGACCTTGGCCCCGGCGGTCTCATCGGCGATGGCCGTCCTACCGAGCGTGTTACGCTCATAGAACCCGACGAATGAGCGCAGCGCGCTCGCGGAGTATGACGAGATGAGCTTTTACCAAGTCGTCGGCAGCGGCCTCTGGATGATCGACTACCCCCACGGCGACGCCAAGGCCCACCGGACAGGCGACGTGTTCGAGGCGACGCCCGACAACCAGTCCGTCACCAGAGGACTTCAGATGGGTCGCCTTCGCGAGATGTCCGACCGCGAGTCGACGGCGCTTCGCGCGGCCAAGGTCGCGACCGCCGTTTCGCCGACCTCCGGTCCTCCGGTAAAACTCGCCGCACCGGCTGTTCTGGCGGCGCCGACCCCGATCACACCTACGCCCAAGCCGGGCAAGTAGGATAGGAGCCCGCGAACATGGCGAACACTCTTGAGATCCTGAGCCCCGGCGTCTTCGGCTTCGAGAAGAAGCCTGGGCGCGCGCCTCAGTCATTCTCCCCGGCCAAGATGGGCATCGTCGGGTGGACCGATCAGGGTCCGTCCAACCTGCCGGTCCAGGTCCAGTCGTTCGAGGACTTCAAGGCCGTCTTCGGCGACATCTCGACGCTCAGCGTCGTTCCGCTCGCGGTGCAGGCGTTCTTCGCGACGGGCGGCCAGGCGGCGTGGGTCAGCCGAGTCGTTCCCGCCGACGCCGTCGCCGCGTCGGTGCAGGTCGATCCGGTGCCCGGTCCGACGAAGTGGACCTTCACGTCGCTCGGGGAAGGCACCTGGGGCAATTCGACGACGGTCCGCATCCGCGGCAACCAGAACTTCCTCGACCGCACCCCCGGCTCGGTCAAGTGGGACAAGTTCGACCTCCTCGTTCTCCGACCGTTCCCCGTCGATCCGACGATCATCACGGCGGCTGAGACGTTCGAGGCGATCACGCTCACCGACGCGACCGCGACCGACTACCTCGGGACGGTGATGGCCGACCCGTCGCGGCGCTCGACGCTCATCACGGTCACGGCTGGCATCAGCGGCGTGCCGACCGGGCTCCTCGGGGCGAACTACCAGGACGAGGTCAGCGGCGTCGGCACCGGCATCCTGACGAACTTCGTCTTCACGCTCCTCAACGGGAATGTCCTTCCGGGCAACTACCGGCTCGTCGCGGGCGGCACGCAGGTCAACGACCAGGCCCAGACGCCCACCGGCCTGATCAACAACTCGAACATGCTGTTCACGCTGACAGTCCCCGGTTTCCCGATCGCCGACGGAACGCTCAAGCTCTTCTACGCGAAGTTCCCGTCGCTCATCGCGCAGGCGCTCACGGTCACCGGCGCGATCAACGGCGTCAACAAGGACTTCACAGTCGCCATCGGCGCGTTGGGCAACGCCGTCTACCGCGAGGGCACGGTCTTCCGCATCCGCTACGCCGCTGTCGCGGGCGCGTCGCCGCAGCTCCTCTTCACGGTCGGCGCATCGCCCGCGACCTACGACCTCTCGACCACGCCGCTCACGAGCACGCCGATCATGCCCGGCTCGGTCTCGATCGCGGTGACCACGGTCGCGAACGGTGCGCAGGTCATCACCGACGACGGCAACGGGAATCTCACCAACCCGCTCGCTCTGGCGGCACCCGGTACGATCGACTACGTCACGGGCGCGATGACGGGCATCACCCTCACGCTCACGGCGCTGTCGACGGTGGTCGCGACTTACAACTCCTCGCTCGCGATCACCAAGGGCGCATCGAGCAGCAACGTGGCGCAGGGCGTTGCGCTCGTCGGCTCGATCGACGGCACCGGCGTCAACACGATCAACCTCACGAACTCGACGACTGCGCCGACCACGAACGGCGCCATCTCGTTCAGAACGTTCGTCGCCCCGCTCGCCGGCACGACCATCCTCATCGACTACGTGAGGACTGGCATCATCAACTCGTCACTCGCGGGCGTGCTCACGGGCGACGTGAACCTCGTGCCGACCCACACGATCGACTTCACGACCGGTCTCACCCAGTTCACGACGACGTTCCCGCCGCTCACCGGCACGACGATCGACGCCACCTACCAGACCGGTCTCGTCATCAGGGACAACGGCCTCGGGCGCCTGATCGGCAACGTCAATCCGACCGGGGTCAACACGATCGACTACGCCACGGGCGCGGTGAACGCCCAGTTCTCGACGCCGCCGCTCAGCGGAGCGACGCTCTACTCGAACTACGACACGCTCGCGCCGTTCCTCGACTTCCCGCTCACCGGCGGACTCAACGGCAGCGCGATCAGCCGGTCGGACATCTCGCTGGCGGGACCGCCGATCACCGGGCTCGAAGCGACGAAGAAGGGCATCTACGCCCTCGATCTCGTCGAGGAGCCGCTCAACGTCATCGTGCCCGACTTCGAGGGCTCGCAGTTCGTCCAGTTCGACCTCGTGCAGTTCGGAAAGAACCGGGCCGACAACCGCTTCCTCATCATGGGCTTCGGCTTCGGCACGACGGTCCCCCAGGCGATCCAGTACGTCCTCGTCACCCAGGCGTGGGACGTGAAGTTCGGAGCGATCTACTACCCCAACATCTACTTCACGAACCCGGTGACGGAGCTGGCCCAGCTCATGCCGGTCACGCCGTTCGCAGCCGGCATCTACGCGAAGACGGCCCACAACAAGAACGTGGGCAAGGCTCCCGGTGGCGTCGAGGACGGAGCCCTGGACGGCGAGGGCACGGTCGGTCCCGAGTTCAAGGTCGAGCTGGCCGACCGCAACGCGCTCTACCAGGCCAAGATCAACCCGATCATCTCCTCGCAGGCGACGGGTCTCTCGGTCTGGGGCGTCCGCACGCTCTCCAACGAGCGCCGGTGGCGGTACGTCAACGCCCGCACGCTGCACGACTACCTCATGTACGCGACGAGCCTCCAGCTCCAGTGGGCCGTCTTCGAGAACAACGGGCCTCCGCTCTGGGCGAAGATCAGCACCGCGCTCAAGGGCTTCTACGGGTCGCTGTTCCGACTCGGCTACTTCGCGGGCGATACCGAGGCGCAGGCGTTCGACGTGGTCTGCAACTCGACGAACAACAACCAGAAGACGATCTCGCAGGGCAAGGCGATCATCGACATCGGGTTCGCCCCCAACACCCCAGCCGAGTTCATCATCTTCACGCTCAAGCAGCCGGTCGGCCAGCAAGCGTCGCTGGTCTAAGGCGATAGGAGATAGAGCATGGCTCGCGCTGCGGCAACTTGGACCCAAACCGAAAAGGACTTCCTCACGAAGTCCTATTCGTCGTTTGGTTCCAAGAAGTGCGCCGCAGCGCTGGAGAGGCCCGAGGGAGCGGTTCGGACGATGGCGAACCGCCTCGGGCTCAAGCTCGCCGCAAAGAACGCGACTCACCGGAAGCTCGGCCACAGCCAGAAGGCCGAGATCGTCGCGCTCTACCGGAGCGATCCGACCATCTCAGCGCAGGCGATCATCGACCAGCTCAAGCTCCCGGTGAAGGTCGATTGCGTCTACAAGGCGCTCGCCCAGGCCGGAGTCAAGCGCGGAACGACCGGCCAACGCAACCGACGGTGGACCGATGCCGAGGAACTGGTCATCGTTGCCGACTACGTCGGAGGAATGTCGCAGCCCGAGATCGCGGCGGCTCACAGCACCCGCCCTGGCGTCATTTCGGGCATCCTCAAGCGACGCGGCGTGAAGACGCGGCATCAGGAGCGGGAAATCTCGGATGTCGAGTGGACCGAGATCATCCGGCGTTATCAAGCGGGCGACGTAATCGTCGAGGGGATCATGTGTCGATACACACCCGACTTCGTTTTGACGAGCGCAGACGGAGACGAGACGCTGGTCGAGGTGAAGGGCCGCTGGTTCACGCGCTCACGGCTCAAAGTCGAGTCGTTCCGTCTGCTTTACCCACACGCCCATCTCGAAGTGTGGGACGCCTCCGTCCTGACGGATCTCGGAATCCTCCGTTCGATCACCGAGCGTAACAATGAGCGGCGTCGTAAGGCGAGCGCGACGCCAAACAGCTCCCTAATAAGCTCAAGCACACAGGAGTCATAAGTCCTTATGGCTAGGGCAGCTGCGACCGACCCGTACCTCAACTTCCGGTTCCACGTCACGGACCCGGCTGGCGGCAACCTGGACCCGGTCGCCGGGTTCACATCCGTCGCGACGCCCGAGATCAGCATCGAGCCCGCGCCCTACCGCGAGGGCGTCATGCGCTGGACGCAGAAGTACCCGGGCGTCCAGTCGGTGAGCGAACTCCAGCTCTCGAAGGGCACCGTCCGTCGAGAGTCGGACTTCTTCGCGTGGGTGCTCCGCGTCATCAACGGCGGCGTGGCGTCGTACCGCACCGACCTCCAGATCGCGGAGTTCCACATCACCGACGCCTTCGGCATCAACGGCGCCCCGTCGCGCATCATGCGCGTGCGCGAGGCGTGGCCGGGTGCGACGAAGCCGATGGCCGACAAGGACGCGTCGGGCTCGGAAGTCGCCATGCAGTCGCTCACAATTCAGCTCGAAGAGCTTGAGCTAGAGATCATCCCCTCCCCGGTGTGAGCCCGGAAGCCCCCGTTTACGGCCCCGTCGGAACCTTCTGAGGACCGCGCCCATGAGCCTTTTCGATCGCATCAAGCCGCTGCACGAGTTTGACCCGAGCAAGCATGCAGCGGCGGCTGCAAAGGCGCAAAAGACGCTCGGCGCGTTCCAGAAAGCACCGCACGCGCCCACGGGCCACACACCGGCGATGCAAGCCTTCGACAAGCCCATGCAGGCGAGGAACCAGGCGAAGGCCGACGCGCGCAAGCACGAGGACGCCGGCCCCTCACTCGGTGCTCGCATTGGCGCCCGAGCGCTGACCGAGCAGACCGAGGCGGAGGCCGCGGCCCATCCCAGGCCGCTCCTCGAAGACCTCGTGGCGGCCCGTTCGGTGCGGTTCTTCTCGCCGCGCGACATCCAGTACGCGATCGAAGACCTCGCTACGGCAGCGGAGCGGTTCCAAGAGCGAGACTCGCGCTTCAGCTACATGAAGCTCGGTCGTCGCGGGAAGGACAGCTGCGAGGACGAGAAGAAGGCCAAGGCCATGCTGGAGGCCGCGCTCAAGGAGCTTCGCGAGTCGGCCAACGCCGTGAAGAAGTACGCGGACCTCTGCGACGCCGACTACTGAGTCGCGCTCGCATCGATGACGTGGCCGCGGGGTAACACTGGTCGGGAGGTTCATGATGCTGCCAACTCCGCCCGCCGCGGTTGCGGTGGAGATGCCGCTACAACCGCTCATCGCGCCAGCGCAGACGCACGGCTTGGAGATCGAGCTAGTCGTTCTCACGAACCGGATGATCGAGCGCCTCGTGGACAAGCGCGCGAGCCTCTCCAACGACGAGCGCCGGCTGCTGGAGCGGACTGCGAAGGCACGCGTGGCCGAGATCCTCAAGCGCACTGCCGTCGATGTCGCCGAGACGATCAACGGTGTGGTGAAGCGGGCGCCTTGAGCTACCATGACGAGGTGAGAACCGCGCCGTGGCTAGAAGCGTAAATCAAGATCCGTTCATGTCGCACAATTTTGCCCTGATTGACATCCCGGTGCAGGCCGCCATTCCCACGGCCTTCCCGATCAAGCTCCTCCAGTCGGCCATCACATCGGGTACCTTCATCGGCTTCTCCCGCATCTCGATGCCTTCGCTCTCCATCGAAACGAAGGCGATCAAGGAGGGCAACTGGCCGCCGATTCACAAGGTTCTCATGGGCTTCACCGATGGTGGCGAGGTGACGCTGGAACAGGCGCTCGTGTCGATCAATGCCGACATGTACTTCTGGTTCCAGCAGGCGATCTGGGGGCGGATCGCTCCACGCCGCGACTTTCTCATCGTCAACACGCGGGCCGACAAACGAATCCCGCAGCGGCTCACCCATCTCGAAGGGTGCATTCCGACTGGCTGGAAGCCCAGCTCCGACCTCGTCGGCCTGACCGGCGAGGTGGTCATGGAGAGCCTCACGATGGCTGTGACCCGGGTGAGCATCATCCCTCTGCCCATCCCCGTTGCTCCGCCGACAACCATCGCCCCCCCGGGCTGATCCACAAGCCCCTTGCCAAGTCAGAGGTGAAGCTAGTATCCTCATCGGAGCGTTGAGGAGCACTACCTCATGGGTCTGGCTGGTCAGGGTCGTCTGAATTTTGTGATCCCGGAAGCCATCGAGCAGAGGCTCGATGTCTACTGCGATCGCACGGGGCGCACGCCCACCGATGTCATCCGCCAGCTCGTGAGCGAGGTGCTCGAAGGCGATCGCGAGCTGTCCAAGGCAGCAGCCGAGCATCCCACCGGGCGTCGGACGAACATTCCGCTCGGCTACGGCGCGCTTGCGCGCCTCGACGAGTTCGTGCGCGAGGGGAAACACGCGTCAGCCGCGGCGGTCATCGCCACGCTGCTTACCCAGTTCCTCGCGAACCGCGTGGACATGAAGGCCGACGAGGTGGTCATCGTCCACGTTCCGCTCCCGGTGTCGGTCTACTCCGCGCTCACGGCTCAGTGTGCGCGGAACGGAACGCCGATCGAGAAGTTTCTGGCGAAAGAGGCGGCGAGCGCCGCGAACGCCGTCCACGCAAAGTCCAAGGCGAGGCGCAGTTAGGGAGGCTGAACAGTGCCCGGAATCACCGACGTTCCCGGCGTTGAGGTGTGGGGGGCCGGAAGGGGGCAGTACGACATGCCCTGTGGGTGGGTCGACGAGCAGGGCAAGGCCCACAAGAAGGTCGTCCTCCGCGAGATGATGGGCACGGAGGAGGACATGATGGACGACGATTCCGTCCCGCGTCACACCCGAACGACCAACGTCCTCACGGCGTGCATCGACGAGCTGGACGGCGTGAAGGACAAGGACAAGATCCGCGACATCGTTGCTGATGAGGTGAAAGTCGGAAAGGGGATCACCTCGACCGACCGCATCGCGCTCATGGTCTTCCTGCGGCGCGTCTCCCTCGGCGACAACTACAAGTTCGAGCGCCGGTGCCCGTGCCCGCGCCAGCACCTCTGCAAGAACCGCTCGCTCGACCTGCGGACCATCGGGATCAAGGCGGTCCCTGACGAGCGCGTCCCGAAGCGCCGCGTCGAGGTCACGCTCCCGCGCTCCAAGAAGAAGGCCGTGCTCCGAGTGATGACAGCCAAGAGCGAAGGTCCGCTCGTGGCCCTCCGGCCCACCTCGAAGGACTTGCGCTCGGTGGCGATCACCGCACGCGTCGAGTCCCTCGATGGTCAGCTCCTCGACAACCCCAGGATCGCCGTCGACATCGTGAAGGCGCTGCCGCTCGACGACCGCGAGTTCATCCGGTCGTGCTACGACAAGATGGAGGCCGACGTGGACACCTCCGTCGAGGTCCAGTGCGACCACCCCCTCTGCGCAGCCGAGTTCTCCTTCCCGCTCGACCTGGGCCAGAGTTTTTTCTCGAAGGGGGAGGAAGATGGGGCTACGGAGAAGGATCTGCGCTGGCTGTAGGACCCGCGTTTCACGCTTTTCTCCCCCTCGGACACCGCGCCAACCTGGAGTTCGAGATCGTTTTCCTCATGGAAGCCTACAACCAGCCGTATGACGCGATCATGTCGATGCCCTCGTCTCGGCGGCATCGGTTGGTCAAGATACGAGAGGAGATCGTAAGATCGAGGAACCAGAAACGAGGAGGGAACGAAGGGGGCGGACCGATGGGTCCACCTCCTTCGGGACCAGGTAGTCCGCCAGCCGGTTGGCGTCCTCCTTCGAGGCCATAAGGGATGTAGGAGACACGGTGCCCGCTCAGCCTTACAGCCTTGGAATCGGAGTCCAGGTCGACTACCAGTCGATCGAACGGGCGGCAAGCGCCATCGAGCGGCAGCTTCTCAATGCGTTCCGCGGAGTGTCGCGGGACGCATCGAAGTACGCCGGGCAAATCACCGAGTCCTTCGGCGGCAAGGGCGGTGGCGGAGCGCCAGCCAGCGACAAGCTCGCTGGCGCCCTCGGCGGAGCCGTCGGTCCAGCCGAGCTGCCGATGCTTCCCGGAGCGATCGGCCCCGAAGCGCCCAAGAGCATCGACAAGATGGCGACGGCAATCGGCGATCTCGCCAAGGAGACCAAGCCGGCTGTAAAGGAGCTGGCTAAGCTCGACGAGGAGGTGAGGGAGAAGCCGAAGGACGCGAAGAAGGCCGTGGCCGGCTTCGGAGACTTCGCCAAGGCGATCGGTCACGTCGCGAACGTCGTCTCCGACTTCGCTAACAAGATGCGTCAGGGCTTTGCCTTCACGAAAGACGCCGAACTGCTCGAAGTGGCGACGATCCGTATGGCCGTCGGGCTGGGCGAGGGGTGGAAGCGCGCCGATCAGCTCCGCGACAGCATCGTCGACCTCGGTACGGCGACAGGCCAGAACGTTCACGAGATTACGAAGATGGACGCGGCGCTCGTAAATGCCGGCATGACGTTCACGAACTTCTCGACCGACACCCAGAAGGCGATCATCAGTCTCGGACACAACTACGGACTCACCGGCGAGCAGATCGCGACCACAGCGACCACGCTCGACACGTTCGGTCAAGACCTGGGCAACGTGCTCGGCGACGCCGTGCGCTTCCAGAAGGGCTTCAAGCTCCCCGGCGTCTTCGAGCAACTGCCCGGCATCGTGAACTTCGCCCGCGACTCGTTCCTGTCGTTCAGTGACAAGATCGTCGGCTCCGGCGCTGACATCGTTAAGACGGCCATGCACACGTCAGGCGTCTTCGCCAAGGCGTTCGGCACGACGATGGCTGATGCGACCAAACGCGCCGAGCAGGCGATGTCCAGGTTCGCCGAGTCGGCTCAGCAGGACCAAGATGTGTTCCTTGGCCTCGGGACCGAGTTCAGCGGCCTCACCATGTCGCTCATGCAAGCCGGTGTTCCGATCCAGCGCGCAATGGATCTCACGAAGGAGGGCTTCACCGACACCGTCGAGGCGGCCAAACATTACCGCGAGGTTCTCGACAAGATGCCGAACAGGTTCATGAAGGACCGCTTTATGCGCCAGCTCCAGAAGGAGCTGCCGAGGGACGTGTTCGCGCTCGTCAAGGACACGAAGCTGCTCCAGAAGACGCTGGCCGATCGCGGCAAGGCGGCTGACATCGAGAAGACGTGGAATCAGGCCGGCGTCGGCGTCTTCAACGACATGACGACGACGCTCCAGAGCGCCACGGCTGAGCTGCGCGAGATGTTCAACAACGTGGTGGAGGTCGGCAAGGCGATCGGCGGCCAGATCGGGAAGATGCTCGGGCTCGACGAGATGTTCAAGGGCGCGACCGATACCTTCAAGGACTTCAACAAGTCGATCCTCGCCTTCGTGAAGTCTGAGCGCTTCACGAAGTGGATGGAGACGATCAAGCCCTACGTCGTGAGCATCGGTAAGGTGCTTCTCCCAATCGGGACCTTGATCGGCGGCATCGGTGGGGCTATCGGGAGCCTCTGGAGCGGAACGAAGGTTGTTACGAAGGGTTTCACGCTCGCTGAGAAGCCGATCGCGTTCCTCGCCAAGATGTTTCCTCGGCTGGGCAAGGGCGTCAACTTCCTCCTGACGCCGCTCAAAGTGCTCGGCAAGTTCGCCGGCAAGCTCGTAAGCAAGGCGTTCGGCATCGGTCTTCTCATCGACGGATTCAACGCGTTCAAGACGGCGATCTTGGACATGGGCGAAGTCCTGGGTGATCCGAACGCGACCGGTATGGAGAAGTTCGAGGCGATTGCCCGCGGACTGATCAAGGGCGTCGGCAAGTTCATCGACGGCGCACTCCTCGGCATCCCGAGCTGGCTCCTGAGCAAGTTCTTCCCGGACATGGAGAAGTCGTTCGACAGGGGCATCGCGGGGATCTTCGACACACTCGGCGAGTGGTTCGGCGATGGACCGGGCGGCATCTTCGACACTGTCGGCGGGTGGGTGTCAAGGCTTGGCGACTACCTGGCCTCGCACATCCCCGACTTGGCCGCGTTCACCAAGTCGTTCGGAAAGGCGCTTGGGCAAGTGCTCGCCTTCATGGCGAAGACGAGCGTCAAGGGGCTCAAGTTCATCTTCATCGACCTGCCCATCAAGATCATGAAGGCCGAGGTGGGGCTCATCGTTTCAGCGGTGAAGTCCCTCTTCTCCAAGAGCGCCGATGCCGGCGCGGACGCCGTGAAGGAGTCGTTCACCCTCGATAAGTTTCTCAAGACGCTTGGAACCCGGCTCTCGCCCATCACCGATTTCATGGTGGGCCTCGGTGAAGGGATTGCCGGTTCGTTCGGCACCTCGCTGAAAGCCGTCGGCCTCCGCTTCAAGATCCTATGGGAGACCGTCAAGTACGGCGCCGAGTCGGCTGGCGACTGGATCTACGACGCATTCGCGAACAACTGGGACCGCATGCAGAACGGAATGAGTAAGTTCGGCGGCCTCCTCAAGAAGTTCTTCACCGTCTCGATTCCTTCAACCGCCGAGCAGGCGATGGTCCTCGTGATCGGCTCGTGGAACTCCGGCTTCGCGGCGATGAAGGTCGTGGCCTACGAGATGATCGCTGGCGTCGCAAAGGCATTCAGCGACCTCGCCACGACGGCGATCGACAAGCTCAAGAGCGTGGCTGACGCGCTGCCTGACATGACGCCGGGGATCAAGGATCTCCGGGCCAAGCTCGATAGCGCCAAGGCGACGGTCGGCGGCCTTGCAAGCAGTTTCACCGATATGACGACACAGGCCAAAGCGGATCTCGCCAACTCGCTGGTCGGCACGGCTCAGAAGATCAAGGCGATCGAGGACAAGGCGACTGCTGAAAAGGCGGCGATCGACGAGGTGACCAACGCCGTCTCCAAGCAGCTCGCCGCTGAAATAGCAGCGCGTGAGGCCGTCTCGGCGAAGAACAGAGAGGCTCACAGGGAGAAGCTCGTCCAGCTCAACTCGGAGTTTGCGCAGGAGACGAGAAACGTCGAACAGCAGCAGCAGCGGGCGACGGACGCCCGTCGTTTCGCCAAGGAAGCGCGCAAGTTCGAGGAGGGCACTATCGAGCAGTTTACGAAAAGTGGGAAGGCCCAGAAGATGTGGGGCGCGGAGGGCGTCGATGCCGCGTCGAAAGTCATCACCGACCGGACGGAGAAGCTGGTCGCCTCGCTCACCGAAGATGTCAAGAAGGGCAGCATCAGCGTCGAGGAGGCCAGAAAGCGCCTTGACGACGACCGATTCAGAACGCTCAAGGCCGGCGAGGTGGCCGGTCAGGAAGCCTACAAGAAGACGACCGGCGTCGCCGCCGGTGCCACAGCTGCGCGGGCCGGCGGCGGTCCAGCGCCGGGCGGCATGAGCGATGAGGCGGTCAAGCAGCTGATGGAGAACATCAACCGCGGCGGTGGGCGGGGCAGCAACAGGGTTACGGTCACGCTCAACGGCGGCGACGCAGTGTCGCGAGCGCTCGTGAGCAAGTCTCAGGTCGACGCCAAGAACGCCGGTACCGAGTAAGGAGGTGACGTGTGCCGACCATCCGACGAAACCCGCAGGGTCCGCTGCGCAACGCCACCCTCGTCCAGTTCAACGAGGTACTGTTCTGGGACAAGACGGCACCGCCGACGATTGCGCCAGCGGACGATGACTCGCAGTACACCGTCAAGAGCTTCGACCGTCACGACTTCATAGGCTTCCGCGAGCTGGGGTCGAGCCAGTTCGGCTGGATCATCATGGAGCGGCAGGACCAGGCCGGAGACCAGATGCGGCTCTGGCCGAACGACTGGGTTCCGGGTCGGCGCATCGCCATCCCGTCTCGCGACAGTCTCTCGGCGAGGGGGATCGTCTAGTGGTCGCCGGAACCATTGATCCGTTCAAGGGACAGCCGAAGGTCGGCGACTTCTTCGCGCCGTTCTTCACCGTCCGGTTCCTCGCTGCGACTTCGACACCGGCGCTTCAAGCTGGGCCGTTTGGAGCTGCCGCCAACAAAGCGAACGCCGTACTCGGCGCCATCGCGGACGTGACGGCTGAGATAGTCGTCTCATCCGGCGACACCAAGATCAGATTCTCCGAGGACAAACGCACCTCACAGTTCCGTTCCACGATGACGCGTCTCACGGTCACGAATCAAGGCGGCGGCGCGAACTTCGCCGAGGTGGTGATAGAGCCTCCGTTCGAGGAGGCCAAGAACATCATCGACAACCAGCTCATCCAGTGGAACTCGGTCATGGTCATCGAGTGGGGTTGGGTATCCAACGGCTCGAAGGACTCGATCATCTCCGATCGACACTACTTCGTGATCCAACAGCCCAAGTTGGAGATGCACGGAACGGACGTAACCATCACGATCGTCGGTGTGGATATGTTCGCCTACTCGTCCACCAAGCGAGAGGATCGGCGATCGTGGCCGCGTTCGCAGTACCCCACCGATGCGCTCATCCTCGCGGAGATCGCCAAGAAGAACAACTTCAAGCTCAACTTCTCGCTGGCCCCCTATCCGACACTTCGCGCGCCGCTGGGTATCTCCGTTCCGCTGATCTCGTCGCCAACCTCGACTGTGCTGATCCACCGGACGCATCCGATCGACGACAAGGAGCCGACTGTCGTCGAGCAGAACGAGAAGAGCTGGGTCTTCTTCGCCCGGCTCTGCGACATGAACAACTGCTCCTTTTTCACGATCGGTGATACGGTTTACATCGTCGACCAGAACATCGCCAAGGTGCAGGAGACCTCCTACCGACTCATCTTCTTCCAACAGCCGAACGGCCCTCGCGACGTTCCGATGATGAGCTTCTCCACACAGGCCCTTCCCCAGCTCTTCTTCCCGGCTGAATCGAAAGAGATCAAGTACTCCCATCACGACATCGACCAGAACAGGGTCGTAACCATCAGCATCGACCCGACGCAGATGCCGGATCAGGTTGCTCTCGGGCAGCGCACGGCAGCTGGAAAGGGGGAGGCCGACGGGCGGACAGTTCAAGTCGCCGCTGGAGTGCAGACCGTTCCGAACCCGGCTTACACGTCGACCGAAACGGGAAAGCACTTCTCGGTGCCCAACCAGCAATCGAGTCGCGACGAGATGGCAAAGCGCGTGGCCCGGAACGCGATGATCGTGGCGAACACGAACGCGGAATGCACCGTTCCAGGCGTTCCGCACATGGTTCCGCAGCAGCTTGTACGCGTCGAAGGCGTCTCCAAGACCTTCTCCGGGGTCTACATGATCCTGAAGGTCGTTCATCGCCTCGATCCCTCCGGCTACGAGACGGATCTCACGCTCATCCGCGATTCGAGCACTGGTGACAAGGCCACCGGCAAGGGCGAGCGCCCGACCACCGGCGGCAGCGACCCCGAACAAGCGGATGGGGCCGGCGAAGCGACTACGGCGGCTGTCGCGGAGGACGAGAAGTTGCCGCAGTTGGACCGGGGGACTGGTGCCGAATGACGCAACCGGGCATCACGGACCTCTTCGTCAACTTCGCTCGCGATCTGCGGAACCGCGGTGTGGAGTTCGTCTCGGGGCGCTACCTCGGGAAGTATCCCGGTGTCGTTACTGACACCGATGATCCCCAAGGCCAGAGCCGCGTCCTCGTAACGTGTCAGGTCGCCACCGGACGCGACACGCCGCTGAATCTGTGGGCCTACCCGAGTTCGCCCTACGCCGGGCGCAACAAGGGCTTCTACACGCCACCCGATGTGGGAGACGGCGTGTGGGTGTGGTTCGACCACGGCGACGTGACGCAGCCGCGCTTCTCGGGGAGCTTCTGGTCAAACCCGCAGCTCATCAGAACGAAGGAGACCTCTCACATCCCCTTCGAGTTCAGGAAACTCACGCCGGGTCAGGTGACGACCCGCGGCTTCAAGACCAAGGGCGGCCTCGGCTGGCTCTTCGAGGACGACAACACGCTCCCTCTCGGACGGCGCTTCGAGCTGTGGACGGGGCAACAACCGCCCGGAGACCCGGACGGCGCGTCGGAGCGCCACCACCAGCTCGTAATGAGCGACAAGCCGGGCAGCGAGAGCATCGAGGTCTCGTCGAATGGCGGCCAAGCGACCCAGTGGATCGACATCGCCGGTCAGGCGGCGATCAGGAACACCACGGTCGGCGGTCTCTTCGTCAACCTCCTCGACTACATCCAGAAGATCGTGTTGGGCGGCCCCCTCGGGTTCACGGTCTCGATCGACGAGGGGTCGGGCAAGCGGATCGAAGCGAGGACGCCGCTCGGGCTCTTCGCGCGCCTGCTCGAAGCGACCAAGGTCATCGAGTCGGGCGGGCCGCTCGGCTTCAAGTCCACGATCGACGAGCAGACCGGGGCGATAACCCTGGAGACGCCGCTCGGGAAGAAGCTCAAGATCGACGAGACCGGGTCGACGATCCTCATCACGGACGAGCTGTCAAACAGCTTCACGATCACTCCTGCCGGAATCATCGTCGACTCGAAGACGCTCGTGAACATTCAAGCGCTGGCTGCGCTCCAGATGAGCGCTGGGGCCGCCGCTTCGCTGATCGCGCAGGGCGCCGTTGCGATCACTGGCCTCGGCATCGCCATCGAGAGCACCGGCGCAGCTCCTATGAGCACGATCGCGGGTGGCGTCTCGAACAACACCTTCGTTGGACTCGTGAGCGAACAATTCCTGGGGGCGCTCACATGGGCCATCACCGGGCTGTGGCAGGTTGGAGCCTCGATCGTGAACATCACGTCGCCCAACATCCAGCTCGGCACCGGCGGATCGAACTTCTTCCTGGTCGATGAGCGCTTCCTCACCCTCTACAATGCACATACGCACATCTCCAGCGTTCCAGCTGCTCCGACGGGGCCGCCGCTGGTTCCGGCTGTGATCGCCGCGCAGACGACCACAGCGGTCAAGGCCAACTAGGAGAGCGGCATGAGGATGCCGACTGTGGATCTGACGGGTCGCGTCTTCGGGCGGCTGCGCGTCATCCGCTTCGACGGACGAGGTGAGCGCCGCCAGGCACGCTGGCTTTGCGCGTGCGAGTGCGGTCGTGAGGTGGGCGTCTTGGGGGCCCGGTTGACCCAACCGACGCGCCCCACCATCTCGTGCGGATGCGTGTGGAAAAGTCGTGGAGGGAGGTCGCGGACGCCGGAATACGGCGCATGGCTTCACATGATCGGTCGGTGCCACAACACAGACGACCCAGGCTACAAGAGCTACGGCGGACTGGGAGTCATCGTCTGCCGGCGCTGGCGCCACAGCTTCGACGCCTTCTTGGCCGATGTCGGACCGCGGCCACCGGGAACGAACGGCAAGCGCGCCGCCTACTCGCTCGATCGGTTCCCAGACAAGAACGGGAACTACGAACCGGGGAACGTGAGATGGGCGACCTGGCGCGAACAGCAAAACAACAGGAGAAACAATCGTCGCCTCACTCTTGGAGCCGAGACGCATACGTTGGCCGAGTGGGCGCGTCGTCTTGGTGTGAGCGGACCAGCTGTCTCCCAGCGACTCAGGATGGGCTGGTCCATGGCTGATGCGCTTACCAGCCCGGCGTGTAACAATAGCGCGGATCGGGGCACGTAACCGATGGCACGCATAAAGGGACTCGCGGTCAACTTCCGGTTCGACACGGCTGGTTACCCGTCGGAAGCCATCGACGTGGAGCTGCTCGGCGACTCGATCCTGACCGTACTCAAGACCATCCCCGGCGAGCGCCCTTACCGTCCGACGTTCGGCTGCTATGCCGTCCGGCTGCTTTTCGCCAACATGGGTCGTGCCGCCGCGCTGAGGGCCCGTACCGAAGCGCGCAGGGCCATCGAGACCTGGGAACCGAGAGTGATCGTGGACGACATTCTTCTGACCACGGCGGACAGCACGATTACGCTCACGGTCGTCTGGCGCCCCAAGGGCAACGCTGAGCAACGGCAGCAGACATCGTTGCAGGTAGCGGCCTGATGGTCGGCGGCGGCATCTCCCTCAGTACCACGGCACGCGACTTGGTCCGGTCGGGATTCTTTGGGAAAGACTTCGACACCTACGTCTCCGAGCTGGTCGACTTCATCGGGCTCCGGTTCGGGACGGACGTGGCGAACAACATCGTCGCCAGCGAGCAGGGCATCGTCCTCATCGAGATGATGGCGTTCGCTCTCTCCACGATGTCGTGGTACGGCGACCGACAGGCCGACGACACGACTCTCCTGAATGCGAGGCTCAGGGCGGCGGCTGTCGTGATCGCTCGGCAGCTCGGCTACGTTGCGCGAGCATCGGTTCCGCCCGCCGTGACTCTCACCATGACGCTCACGACGCCGCCACCGTCGCGACTCACGATCGACCAGGGAACGAAGATGAGCGGGCCCAGTGGCCTCATCTTCGAGACGGCGCAGCAACTCATCTTCGACACCGGCGTCGTCGGTCCGGTGACCTTCGCCGCCCGAGAGGGCCAGACGCTCAGCGCCGTCTTCACGTCCAACGGCGAACCGAACCAGGTCTTCCCGATCACGTCCGTTCCGACCGGGAAGTCGATCGCCCAGGACTCAGTTCAGGCGTTCGTGTCGACGCTCCAGTGGACGGCCAATCCGATCATCACCTTCGATCAGACGAACCAGTTCGAGTTCCAGTACGGGTTCAACCCGCCCCGGCTCCTATTCGGCGACGGCATCGCCGGCAACATCCCGCCCAAGGACGCCGAGATCAAGGTCATCTTCTTCGTGACCGACGGCACGGCTGGTTCCGTTCCGGCCAACTCGGTCAAGTCGTTCTCTGCGCCGCTCGCCGTCGGCACGACGCTCATCGGCACCAGCATCTCCCAGCCCGACCCCTCGACCCCCGGTTCCGATCCTGAGACGATCGCGTCGATCAAGAACAACGCGCCGCTCGTCTTCCAGGCAGCTCAACGCGCGGTGACCCAGGCCGATCTCGACGGATGGATCAACGGCTTCATCGACCCGACGTTCGGCGGCGTAGCGATCGGGCGCGCGACCGTTCCGCGCTCCTATCAGCAAGACGCGGAGGCGCTCTCGATCATCCAGGCGATGATCAACGCCAGTGTGCCGGCGGACGTGGTGACGCGGCTCCAGAACTACTGGAACACCGTCCTCTCGTCGAACTGCGCTGCCAATGTCGTCGTAGCCCAGATCCTCTCGTCCGACTCGATCGGGCGCTACGTAAGGGCTCCCGTCGGCCTCGCGCGAGCGCTGGAGACGTTCCTGGGCGCCAAGACGGAGAGCACGGTCAAGGTCCACGTCGCCGACGGCTCGGTCAATCTGCTCTCGGTCGACCTCGCCGTCGACCTCCACGTCCTCCCGGCGTTCGCCAGCCAGGAGGCGACGCAGGCGGTCGTGGCCTCCGTCATCGACACGCTCGAACGACAGCTCCTCGGGCGACGCTACGGCGACTCGCTCCGCATCAGCGACCTCTACCAAGCGGTCGAGGCAGTGGACGGGGTCGACTACTCGCACATCGCGATCACGAACAACCTGACGCGCGTGAGCGCGCCTGGCGACCTTCCGATCAACGACTTCGAGGTCGTCACTTTGGGGCAGCTGCCCGTCGTGACCGTGGTCTGATGGAGAGGACTGACCGATGAGCGACATCACTCCCAGACTCGGTATCGGGGTGCCAAGCGAGTTCCAAGAGCCCTTCTTCGAGACGGCTCAGGGCTTCGAGCTTGCGGTCGACGCCGGCATCTTCGCCAACGCGGAGAACAGCCAGCTCATCTTCGAGTCGACCGGCATCGTCGGCTGGAACGCGACGATGGCCGGACCGACCATCGGCGTTCTCTTCTGGGCGGCTGATGTCTTCATCACGCCGTCCACGACACCGTTCAAGGCCAAGCTCGCCGGCCCGGCATCCGTCGAACTCCAAGACGGCGAGGTGTTGTTCTTCGTCATGCCGCGGCTCATGTCCCAGGAGACGCCGATCCAGCTCTTCAAGAGCAATCGCATCTTCCTCCAGGGCACGCAGCTCATCGACCTACGGCTCTTCTGTGAGCGAGTCGGCACCACGCTCTACTTCTACGACAACAAGAGCCTCAAGACCGGCGACACCGGCTACCTCTGGGGCGGCGGCCTCAACAACGTCTCGGTCATTCCGCCTCACACTCACCTCGCTCCGCTCATCATCCAGCCGCCCGCCCCGGGCGTCTTCCTGCTCGACGCGCTACTCACCACGCCCCTGCTCATCATGCTCCAGCTCTACCGGAACGGAATGCTCCAGGTCGAGCCGGACGACTACTCGCTCAATCCGGTGACGGGCATCATCACGCTCGTCACCCCGACGCTCATCCCCAACGAGCGCTTCGTCATCTTGCGCGAGAAGCTCGACACGACCGTCATCACGACTACGCACTCGCATCTGATAGCGCTCAAGTACGCCCCGCTCCCCGGCACGACGACGCTCGACGCCCTCGTGACCACGCCGACGCTGCAAGGGCTCGATCTCTACAGAAACGGACTCTTGCAGGTCGAGCCCGACGACTACACCCTCAACCCGGCTACCGGGATCAGCACGCTCGTCATCGCGTCCCTTGCGGGCGAAATCTTCCAGCTGCTCAGGAGGATAAACGTCTAGGTGAGCGGTTCGGCACTCGGCTTCGGCCACCAGCCCTTTGGGCACCCCCACGGCGGGAGCCCGTTCGCGCAGCACGACACGGGACCAGGTTCGCAGCCCTACCTGGTGAACGTCGGCTACGGGATCGGCGACTGGGCCGAGGAGGTTACGTGGCGCATCCTCCCGATGTGGATGCGCGATGAGGACGGCACCCAAGGAGTCGTGCCCGAGCCGCTCCGCGGCTTTATCGACGCCGTCAAGCCGCTCCTCAACGAGCTGATCAAGAAGTGGCGGGCGTTCCCGTCGCTATGGGACGCCCAGGCGTGCCCGATCGACCAGCTTCCGGCGCTCGCCGCTACGCTCGGTCTCACGCTCGACCCGACGAAGCAGGAAGCCCTGCAACGGTCGGAGACGCTCAACGCGGCGCAGCTCTTCCTCCACAAAGGTGACAACACCGGCTACTCGATCCTCGCCGCCTTCGAGGATCTCCTGGTCCAGATCATCCCGCTCTGGGCGAGCGACTGCTCTCCGACGGCGACGCTCTCGCCCGACGAGATCATGCGGTTCATCCCGCATTTCGACGACGTGGGAGCCGACATGCTCCCGCTCGACTCGGTGTTCGACGACATCTACGCGAAGTGGCCGATCACGCTCTACTTCGACCAGCAGTGCCGATCGCACTCGCTCCGCCTCATCTTCTTCCCGTCGGCCAACCCGACGCAGGACTTCGACCCAGACACCGTGACGCGTCTCGTGGCGCGGCTCACGCAGTTCACGCCGATCCACGTCACGATCGACAGGATCACCTTCGACGGCCTTCGCGGGTCGTCCCAGGTGTGGATCGCGCCCATCCTGGCCGATGCCGGAGCGGCTGGCATGTGGATGGGTCCCGTGGCTGGCGAACAGCGGGCGAGCAGCCAGGTGTGGATCGGGCCAGTGAACGCGGTGCCAACACCGTGACGGCAGAGGAGTAACACATGGCGAAGGCGCTGGCTTTCAACCGCGCGACGCAACAGGTCGAAACGGTCGACACCGTCAACAACGCCGTCACGGCGCTGGGCGGCGTCATCGCCACGGCTGAGCTGACCAACGCCTTTCCGGGGCGGTCGGAGAACCTCGGGGCGGTCTTCCTCGGGGAGTCCTACTTCCTCTACCGCGACAACACGAACGCGATCAAGCTCGCCAAGCTGATCGCTGGTGTCTGGACGAACGTCGTCGGCTTCCCCGGTGTCGCGATTCCTACCGGCGCCGGGCAGCTCGCCCCGCTCGCGCTCATGGGCGACCGCCAGCGGCTCATCGCCATCGTGGGCCGAAGCGCATCAGCCGCGACCGACGGAAACGCCGTCCGCGTTTCGACGGACGGCGTGACGTGGACGGCTCCATTCGCCGACATCGCTACGCCGATCCAGCCGACGCCGTCGCAAGGTGGGAACTCGGTCCTCTGGCGCAACACGCTGTTTTTCGCGCACGCCGCCGGGATCTCGTGGACCTCGCCCACCGCTGCCACGCAGGCGCCCGGGTACGACACCGGGAGCGATGGGCTCCTCGCTAACACATTCACGCCCTACGGGCACTTCGTCTTCTGGCGCGGCACCCTCTACTTCGTGAAGGCCGGGCCCGTTCCGGCGCTCTACTCGCTCGACCCGAACTGGAATCCCGCCACGCCAACCGCCGCGCCCGCGTGGACGCGCATCGTTGCGACGGGAATCCCATCCGTCGTGGCTCTTACTCCTGGCCCCGATGTGGGCACACTCCTCGCCTTCGTCAACAAGGCGGGGAACTTCTGCATTGCCTACTCGGGCTCGGCTGGGTCGAAGCTCGTTCAGACGACATCGGCGTCGTTTCCAGCCTTCACGGACCTGACGACGACCGTGCTTCCCGTCGCGATCAACATGGCGGCCAACCTCGGGTTCTCGATCTTCGTCGACGATCGGCGTCGGGTGAACGAGTTGCAGTCGATCCTCATCCGCGACGTGCTCAACAACCAGATGATCCTCGCGACCTGGGATGGCGCGGTGACCTTCACCATCCGCGCCACCTTTACCGGCATGCAGCTCATGCTCTCCGACGACCGCTTCGGCGAGCTGCGGACTTACACCGCGATCCAGCCCGCCGCTTTCATCACCGCCGAAACGCAGCCGTTCCCTGGCCGCGTCTCGATCGCCTACACCGTGCGAGACACGCTCTCGCGGAAGGTCGACACGTTCGGCGAGTACTCGGTCACTGGCGATTCGTGGTTGCCGATGACCGAGGGCAGCGGAGACGATGGCGGCGTGCAGCTCACGTCATCGCCAGCCGGCATCGCGCACACGTTCTTCTGGGACGCGTTCGTGGATTTGGACGGGGATCTTCCGTTCGTGTTCACTCGAATCGTGGCTCGGCTCTCGGGGGTGTGATCATGGCAAGCTACGCCTTCATTCAGAAGAACGACGGCGGCGACGAGGTTACGCGTCTCTGCGCAACCGACGCCACACCGCCGCTCCGGCTTCTGTCTGGCGCAACCAAAGTCCCGGCGGCCATCGTGGTCGGGGACCTGATCAAGAACGGCAACTACGCGCTGCGCGTCGATGAAATCGTGATGGCGTAAGGAGACAACGTCATGGCAAACATCAGTCCGTTTCTCGCACTGAACAGCCGCGGCGCGGCCACGCCCCAGCTCAAGCGATTCGTCAACGCCACCCCATCGTTCATCGGGGCCACTTTCGGCGTCATCGACACCGACGACGTGAGCTTGGACTTCGCGCGCGGCTACCCAGCTGTCATCAAGTTCGGCGGCTCGCAAACGTTCCTCGCCACGGTGGGTCTCGACATCTACCGGAGCACGAACGGCGGTACGTCGTGGTCTTCCGTCAAGACCTTCACGGGCGCGCATCTCAACGCCGCCCGCTCGATCGGGAAGTCGGGGTTGTTCGTTCTACACGTCGCGGGCGTGGCGACGGCCTGCATCGTTACGGCTGGTGCGGCTGGCACCGCGGAGTACTACGCGCACACGTCCACCAACGGAACCTCGTGGACGACGCTCGGGCCGTTCGTCGCGCCCTTCGCCGATGTCTATGACCCGAGCGACTCCGTCGTGTGGGACGGGAAACTAGCAACCATCTGGACCCGACAGCCCAGCACCAGCACCATCTCGTCCCTCTTCGATCCGACGACCGGTACCATGACGTTCGCGACGTTCGGCACGTCCAGCGGCGGCAACGTTCAGCGAACATCCGCGCTGTGCGTCTACCAGAACCGGCTGTTCGGGCTCGCGCACGAACTCGGCGGTGCGTCCAACACCTACTTCCGAGAGCTGATCGCTGGTGTCTGGACGAACGTGGGAACGGCCCTGTTCGCGCCGTCGCTCACCGACTCGGCAAAGCACTGTCTGTTCGTGGACGGTGCGAATATGTACGCATTCACTCCGAACGGAACGGGGTGGCGAGCGTGGAAATGGAACTCTGCGCTGACGCGCACGGAGATCACATCATCGGTGGTCCCGACCGCACTCGCTTCGGGACTCGGCACAAGCCAGCGCATGTCGGTCATCGTGGACGAGCGTGGTGTTCCCGGCACTGCGCCGACCATCTGGCTCTACCAGTCGGTCGACGGCGCGTTGGCGAGCGCGCTCAACGAGTGGCAGTGGAACGGTGACACCTCGTTCATCGGAACCACGCCGGGGAGCGCCGGTTCGGGGCCGAACGACTCGGGCGGAAGCGCGCGCGACAACCTCCCCTACGTCAAGCACGCGCAGGGCACAACCTACTGGACGAGCGGAGAGGACTTCGTCGAACTGAAGGGCATGGCTCCCGCTGTGGGCGGCGTCTCGGTGTCCTTCACGCTCTACTCCGACGCGGGTTCGGGTACTGGAAGTGTGCGTGCGTGGCACGGCTCGAACACGGCGGCCTATCCGCTCACCGCGGCTACGCTCACAGGCACCCTCACGGGGCTCACGAAGGACAACACGACCGTCTACACGATCACCTGGCAGGCCGCAACGGACGGCTATTCGTCGGGACAGCGGGCCAAGTTCGTGCTGGAGAAGTACTGATCCGTGACCCTCAGCGCGCAGGCTGAGCCGTTTGCGATTGACTCTCCGAGTGCGAGCAGCCTCGGCGCGCTCGGAGAGTTGACGCTCGACTTCGCGCTCAGCAACGCGCTTACGGCGCAGGCCGAGCCGTTTGTCGATTTTCCTGCGACCAACGCGCTGAGCGCCCAGGACGAGGAGACGCTCGCTTTCCTGCCGCCGCAGAACGCTCTCACAGCTCAGTCCGAGCCGATGGTGGACTTCCCGGCGGCAAACGCGCTCGGCGCTCTCGACGAGTTCGCGCTCGACATCGCACGGGCCAACGCTCTCGGCGCGGTCAACGAATCGACGATCGACATGGCCCGAGCCAACGCGCTCTCGGCGGAGTTCGATGTCGAAGCGGTTCCGCCGCTGACCGGTGTCGGCGGTCCGCTCTGCGACCACATCGTCATGTACGCCCCGCTCATCTCGCCGCTCGATCCGAACGCGGTGAACCCGCCCGAGTCGGCGGTCCCGGTGCCACAGCGTCTTCCCTCCGTGGGGACCGGGCAAGGCGACCTGAGTCCTGGTACCTTTGGTACTGAGTTCCGCGGTCGAAGTGACCCCGGCGCAGGGGCGGTGCAAGAGCCATGACCCTTCCGACGCTCGCCTTCGCGCCTACGCAGATCAAGCCGGTCTTCGGGGAGTCGTACGTCTCGGAGGCGGCGAACACGAAGTTCCTCGGACAACCGCGCGGCGTCTATCTCGGGTTTGTGCCGCAGGTTACGACAGGCTCGCGATTCCTCACACTGGCGGTCGACCCGGTCTACGGCGTCTCTCTCGCGCGCATGAAGTCCTCGCTCGAAGCGACGAACGTCGACGTGGTCTCGGACCAGGCGACCACACTCGACTTCACCGGGCACAACTTCATCGCCGACCCGACCGTTTACGTGAAGGTTCACGCCAGCTCGAAGCTCGGGTCTCCGACGACGGCGGAGGTCTACACAACCGCCGTTCCGGGGTCGACGCCGACCGATCAACTGCTCTGCGTCGTTACGCTCGTTCTCGGCGAGCTGAGCGTGGCCTCCGATGCGCCGGCCAACCGAGCGACGCCCTACGCCTACGCAACGGCACCGCTTGGCTACGGCTTCATGCGAGATGGCGCCGTCGAGCAGCTTCTTGCGTCGGTGGCGATGGTCGCCGAGGTGGCGGCGGCCCGAGTCGATCTCGACGGCGTCAACCACCCCTACGTGCCGATCCCGCAGCAAGGCATCGCTGACCGCATCGCCGCTGACCTTCTCCCCGCCGCCGTGGCGAGCCGCCTCGGACGCTCTCACTACATCGTCCGCAGCCAGGACTACTTCACCGCTGGTGCGGCGGACACTTTCCAGGTCTCCAGCTCGTTCGCCAAGGCGGCCAGGACGCGCGCCCCGCTCATCACCATCCCACCCAACGCGTCCGAGCTGGCAAACGGCGCGATCACCGGTACGAACGACGCAACGAGGAATATCTGCTTCGTCTTTCAGGTGGGCAAGAACGAGCGTCCGACCGATGCCAACAGGTTCGTGGGCTATGGTCGCCTCGACGCGTTCGTGATGGTTCTCACCGGCGTGCCCACGTTCAGCAACGTGAGCACGCTGGTTACCGGCGTCGGGACACTCTTCACGTCGGAGATCCAGGCGGGCGACATCATCCTCGCACCCGACGGCGAGTTCTACGTCGTGAGCACGATCACAGACGACTTCAATCTCACGCTTACGACGATTCCGACCATCGGCGGTCCCGTCGTCTCGACTCGGCGCCGCTTCCAGCTTCGCGTCGTCGTGATCAACCCAACAACCGGAGTCGAGCAACCGCTCGCTCTGCCCGGCGGCACGACGTTCCGGTTCTTCTTCGGAGCCTTCTTCGACCTCACGCAGTCGATCCACGACTCGACGCTCCTCATGTTCGAGGGCGGCGAGGAGCCGCCACTCCCCGACTCGGCTGTCGGGGTGAGGGGCAAGGCGCAGGTCAACCCACTCATCACCTACCCCGCCTTGGTCGGAGCGGTCAGAGCGCTCGACAACGGCAACCCGGTCGGCACCGGACGCCTCGCCTACTCGCTGGGGTTCCACAGCCCTCCCGGCCAACCGGCCATCCCAGGCGCATCGCTCAACGTGACGCCCGGCATCGCCAACGTGACGGCAGCGGGCCAGGTGGGGCCGATCGGTCCTCCGGGACTCGGACCTGGGCCGACGGGACCGGTCGGACCAGCCGGGCTCGCATTCAACAGCTTCTCCACACTGTTCACGGCAAGTGCTGACTTCCTTGCGCCATTCGGCGGCTGGTCGCTCGGGCAGGTACTTACGCACGACGTGGTCTTCGCCGGTTCGATCAAGTACCTGCACGGCGGCATCTCCCTGTGGGCGATCGACGCTCCCTCGGCTGACAACAACGACAACTTCGACATCACGGCTGTTACGATCACCAACCCCGGGGGTCTCAACAACACAGGACGCATCCAACTTACGGTCCCGAACGAGACGAGTACCAGCGGACCGCCGATCGGGACCTACGGCCTCTTCCTTAACGCGGCGGGCTAAGACATGGCGATCTTCCCCCAGCAGTACTTTACGAAGGACAACGTGCTCGTGCGGACTGGTCCGCCCGAACTGCGGGAGAACTACGCCTCGGCGCCGGTCGCAGAGAAGTTCGCGGGCCCGCCGAAGGGCGTCTACCACGGCTTTACCCCAGTCGCCGTAGGCGCCGTGCTTAACCTGAACACCGACATCGGGGAGGGGCTCTCGCTTCTCAAGGTTCACTCGAATGTCGATCCGGCTGGGATGGACATCATCGTCCCTGGCAATATCTCGATCGACTTCTCCACGGCGGCCAACCCCGACTTCCAACCGGACGGCGTCCAGGTGATCGCTCGCGCGTCCTACACCAAGGGACAGCCGACTACGGCGATCATCGCGCCGCGGACGAAGACCACGACGGCTACGGTGGCAACGATTGGCGCTGTCCCGGCGCCGTTCGACCTCTCAACGCCACAGCTCGACCCGATCTTGCCGGGCACCATCTCGATCTCCGTAAACGTCTTCGGTTTCGGCCCCGCTGTCATTACCGATGACGGTGCCGGTAACCTGGTCGGTGCAACGGCGCTTCCCGGTGGCGGAACGGTCAGTTACGAAACCGGCAAGCTCACTGGAATCACCGCATCGCTCACCGCGCTCTCAGCCGTCGTTCTCGCCTATACCCGAGGCGTTGGTAAGGACGAGGTGCTCATCTGCGAGCTGACGAACGCGAGTACGAACGCTGCGATCGTCGTCGCCGCAGTTCCAGGTACGACGCGAGACACGCCGCTCGCGTTCCCCGCTGACGAGTTCGGCTTCATGTCGGCTGGCGCCGTCGAATCGCTCGCTGCGGCGGTCGACATCTTGAACGAGGTGATCGCCGCGCGCCTCGATCTTCAGGGCGTCACCCACCCCAACCTCAAGGAGCGCCTCGATGTGGATCTCGGGGCCCCAGCGATGGCGTTTCGGCTGGGTCGCGATCTTCGGCTGCTTCAAAGCAACGACTACTCGGCGCTGAGCGGGCAGAACGAGATCATCGTCTCAGGCTCGCTTACCGAGACCGGTCGCACCAACGCGCCCGTGCTCACACTGAACGGCGGCGGTTCGGAGACGGTCATCGGCGCAATCACCGATCCGCCCGACTCGTCGAGAAACGTCTGCTTCGTCGTCAACACACTCACCGGCGACCGAGTTCTCGCCGACGACACGAGTCGCGAGGTGGTCTTCGGACGGCTCAAGCAAGATGCCGACTTCCTTCTCGACGGGACGCTCACCTTCACAAACGCCCTCACGTCCCTCAGCGGCGCTGGCTCCCACTTCGCCTCGCAGCTGAAAGTCGGAGACACGGTACTCGGCCCGGATGGGAAGTTCTACGAGATCGCCTCCGCCGCCAGCGACACGACGGCGACGCTCAAGGTCGCCTACCAGGGCGGCACAGCCAGCTCGGGCGGACTGATTCGACGGCGCTTCCGGCTTCGGTTCCGTAAGTTCGACGGCGGCTCAGAGGTAGATCACGCGCTGCTCACCTCGGTCGGGGTTCAGTTCTTCTTCCCGGCCTTCGTCACACACGCCCAGCCCAATTTCGACGGGTCAGTCGCGATGCACGCACCAGGAGACCGCCCGCCGGTACCGGACGCGACGACGGCGATCCCCGGCAAGGTCGCCCTCGCCAACGCAGGCTCGCCGTACATCGGGTCGATCAATCTCCAACTCGGGGGTGTCCCGGTCGCTGGTGGTCCGTACCACACGCTCAACTTCACCGGGTCACCCGGGTCGCTGTCCGAGCTGAGCCCCGGCGTCATCGACGTAACCAACATCGGTGGGATCGGGCCGACCGGCCCGGGGTCGGGCTTCGGACCGCCTGGCGCTCCAGGCATCCCAGGTCCGAGTCTCACGCATATCACGACGTTCGCGCCCAAGGCGAGCGCCGACAGCCTCGCGACATCGCCGCCGACCAACGTGTCACACACCGTCACCTTCGGCTACCAGGTTCGCTTCCTGAGTGGCGGACAGGCGCGCATCAAGGTTCCACCTCCGGGCGGACTCTTCTTCGCCGGGCACGACTTCTGTACGATTACGGACATCCGACTCGACTCAGCAACGGTCGGTACGATCACCGGCACGGGCGGTCCGGCGGCGGTGGCAGCGTCGGTGCTCCTTTACCTTGACGCGGCAGGGACGGACTGAATGCCCAGTTTTCCGGCTTCTCCCTTCACGCGCGACAACGTCAAGGTCCGATTCCTCGAACCGACCGTGTCGCAGTCGATCAACCAGCGCTTCCTTGGTCTGCCGCGCGGCGTCTACGTGGGCTACATCCCACAGGTCACGCCGGGCTCGCTCGTTCTCGCCCTCGCCCCAGACCCGCGGCTTAGGTTTTCGACGCTCAAGGTCGGAGCAGCCTCGACGGCGGTCCAAGTCGATGTCTTCACCGGTCAGAGCGTCACGCTCGACTTCACCGGGCACGCTCAGTTTCCGGTCTTCGTGCTCGCCCGCGCCGACTACGCGCCGGGCGCCATCACGCAAGCCCAGATCCTCACGCGGCTGACTGGCCCGATCGGTCCGCAGGAGATCGGCATCTGCGTCGTCGACAAGCCCGGTGTGAACCTCGTCGTCTCGACGACGATTCCTGGGCAGAGACAGCCGCCGCTCGCGTTCGCTGGACAGGCGTTCGGCTATATGTACGGCGGCGCTACCGACGACATCGCGTTCGCCCAGACGGTTACGAACGAGGTCATCAACGCGCGCATCGCGCTCGCTACCGGCCTGCCCGCGGCCAACCTCTCGGCCCGCCTCGCACTCGACTTCGCGGGGAGTTATCTCGCGGGCATCCTCGCGCTTCGTAACGTGACTGTCGCCGGAAACGCTCAGATCGTCCCCGGGTTCGCCGGTTCCGCGAACGTCTCGGCCTCGTTCGGTGCCATCACCAGGCAGCAACCACCGGCGCTTACGATCCCCGCCGGTGGAACCGAGACGGTCGAAGGAGCGATCACCGCCCCGGTCGACCCGAACGATGAAAACGTCTGCTTCATCGTTGACGACACTACGGGACAGCGCATCGTCGATTCGGGGAACAACCCGATCTACGGTCGGCTCTCGTTTCTGGCGGGTGCGATCGCTGGAACGATCGCTTTCCAGAACGCCCAGACTGCCATCGTCGGCACGGGCACGACCTTCACCGGTCTCCAGGTCGGCGACCTCATACTCGGGGCCGACGGCAAGTACTACTCGGTTGCGGCAGTCGCGGACAACACCAACGCGACCATCACGCCGGCCTATCAAGGCGCCGACGCGAGCGGCTTCGTCTCATCGTTCCGGCGCTTCACGCTCAGCTTCCTCACGAGGGGCAGCGGCGCCGAGCTGCCGGCGACGCTCGCCAACACGACGAACCTCCGGTTCTTCTTTCCAGCGTGGTTCAAGCTCGACAAGGCGGTCTTCGACGCTACTGCTTTCATGAAGCGAGATGGCGAACGCGAAGTCGAGCCGATCGCGTCGACCACCGTTAAGGGTCGAGCGCTGCTCGCGATCGCCGGTTCGCTCGCTGGAGCGCTGTTCCAGGTCCAGTCGAACCAGATCCCGCTCGGCGCAAACAACTTCCACACCCTCAACTTCGCGTCTGTCAACGCGGTGGTCACGAACGCTGGCGGTGGACAGGCGAACATCTCGGTCCCCGGCAACCCCGGACCTCCGGGTCCGGGCGCGAACCCGGGTCCTCAAGGCGCGCAGGGCGGCTACGGCCCCGGAGCCAGGGTTCTCAACGCGTTTCAGCTCTCGCCGACGACCTACGGCCCCGGCGGTACCGGCACTTTCAGCGTGGACTTCGGTGCGCCCCCCACGGGGCCATCGCTCTCGGGTATTGTGCATCTCGTGGCTGGCTTCGCGATGTACGACGCCGACCCAGCAAACATCGGCTTTGGCAACACGAGCTGGAGAATCACGTCGATCTTCAAGTCGGGTGTCGCCGTTGGCAACGTATCGTTCGACCTCTCCGGTCTCGGCGCCCATGCCAAGGCTCGGTTCTTCTTGGGAGCGTCTTTCTGATGAAACACTACTTGAGCCACGACACGAACGGAAAGATCGTGGGTGTCCACACGCATCACCACCACCAGACGCAGCTCGGCGGCTGGCCCGACGACCGACAACTGGAGGACCCTGGCTCCGAAGATGAGACGGTCCAAAGCCTGCGCGGCGCGCAGCTCGGCGGGGCGAACGGAGCGATCGCCTTCATCGCCTACAACTGCCCGTGCGCCCCCACAGAGACGCGATGCGCGTGCGCGCCAACGAAGGCCGGCAACGCGCGTGTCGCCGAGGGAAAGCTCGTCGACAAGAAGACAGGGAGCCTCGTCATCGATGGATCTCCCGCCGCATCCGGTTCGACCGTCAAGCGACCCCCGGGCACGAAGATCAAGTTCTCCGTCGCCTCGGCTGGCGCCGTGGATGGCTCGAAGGTCGTGGTCCAGCAGGGCGGACCAGTGGCGATCATCGACTCGGATAAGCCGGTCGAGCTGGCCTTCGCCGATGGCATGACGCCGACGTTCGAGGTGGTCGCTCCGACACAGGGGATGACCGGCGGGATCATGGTCAACGGCGACGATTTCGCGCCCATCTACGTCTACGTGCGCGGATGGGGGGCGTGAGCGAGGCTTCGACCGAGACGCACGCGCTCGACACCCACGCAGCCATCACCACCGAGCAGCGGCGCTCGTGCGACTACACGTTCGACCAGGACATCCTCGTGGTTCGCGGTGTGATCGACTTCGGGGCCAAGCTGATCGAGACCGCCGAGCGCTTGAACAAGTGGAGAAGAGCGACTGTCGTCAGCGACGACAAGGCGACCTACGGCACCGAGCGGAACAACGACCTCATCACCATCGATGGCAACGCCCACAAGGAGCTGGCGCCGTTCGAGTGGCTGCTCTGCCAAGCGCTCCATTCGTGCGCCTACGCCTACCACGCGCTCAACAGACACTTGTGGGTCAGGCGCGACACGGGGCACGAGCTGCTCCGCTACGGACCAGGGCAGCACTTCCACGAGCACGTCGACACCCTCAGCTCCAAGGGCAGCGCCGACGGGATGCGCGTTCTCTCCTGCGTTGCCTTCATGAACGACGGCTTCGACGGCGGCGAGCTGTGCTTCCCTCGCCAGAACAAGGCCATCCGCCCCGAGGCGGGAACGGTTGTCCTCTTTCCCTCCGTCTTCACCCATCCCCACGCATCGACGGACATCGTGAAGGGCGTGAAGTACTCGGTGGCGTCCTGGTTCGTGAATTAGTGTAGAGTCCTCGCCGATCGGAGGCGTCCCGTGAGGAAGGGCATCATCGGCCTGGCGCTCATCATCGTCATCGCGTGCCACGCGTGCTGCATCGACGACAAGAACGTCGATCCGACGAACAACGTGAGCGCCGAGTCCTACCGCGCCTGTGTCGTCAAGGTCCAGTCGAACCTCGTCGGCAACATCATCCCGTCGCTCCAGGCGATGAAAACCGGTGACCTCGCTTCGCCGAGTCCACAGCACACGGCGAAGTGGTGGGACGCGAAGATCGGACTCATGTCCGACACGGCGACGCTCTGCTCCGACACGCTCGCCGGCTCGAACGTCGGCACCGGTGGCGGCAAGTGAGCGCCGTCGACCAGGAGAAGGCGCGCGTTCTCATGCGGAGCGCGCTCGAAGCGGCAAAGCCGCAGCTCCTCAATCTCGTCTCGACGGCGAAGGACACGTTCATCGCCTCCTTCGGCAACTGGGTCCAGTCCGCGCACCGGAGCCGACTTGAGGAGCTGTTCGTCACCTCGGGGCAGGCCAAGATCGCGGTGCTCATGGCAGCGTCCGAAGCGGACGCTCGCGAACAACAGGACATCTTCGAGACGACCATCGCCTCGATCGAGACGCTCGGACTCGCCGTCTGGATCACGGCCAAGGCCGAGGCCGTCGCCGCGCTCAAGGCGACGATCAACCAGATCCTCTCGACGATCGCCGTCGCGGCGGGCGTGGTCCTCAAGATGGCCGTCGAGGCGTTCGTGCCCGGAGTGGGGGCCGTCATCGGCCCGATCGCCGGAGCCGGTGTCACCTTCGCGCTCAACAGCGCCTTCGGAACGTCGTCGTAGCTGCGTCCTAGACTGCCCATCAAGCACTTACGGAAATCCTCACACAGTGCTTGACGCCCAGGCTCTCATCGCGGTAGAACGTGCCCACTCGATGAGCATCGGGTTGGCGCTGTCGGACTGAACGCTACTCACGTCGATCAAATGCGGGACGCGTCGAAAGGCGCGTTCAGGAAGTGATCGAAGGTCGTCGACTACGGGTCTCGCGGACCCGGGACGGCGGCTGACGCAACCGATGCGGTTGCGACTGGGTGCGGGGAGCTTCGACGACGAGAGGGGAAGGGAAACCGGACCAGCTCGCGCGCGACCCGTCGGCTGTGTCCCTTCGGGACCCGAACCGACAAGGCTCGATGTGCTTCGACTCGGGAGGGCCGCCAGGGAGACCTGTGCGGCCTTTTCTCGTTCTAGGCGCCTGGTGCGCTTCTCTCGCGCAAAGCATAATGGGTTCGGAGTTGATCCGTGCCCAACATCAACCGAGCCGTCGACGCCGGTCTTATTTCGACCTCGGTACCGGCATCGGTGGTGATGTGGCCCGAGCTTACTCCGGCCCCGCACACCAAGCCGAACCAGGATGAGCTGTTCGTCTTCCAGTACTGGCCCGAGTCGCTTACCGACACGGAAGCGCCGGACTACGCGGAAAAGAAGATCCCGGGCGGATCGCACCCGCTCTACCAGTGGACGGGCGGCACCGGACGCGACATCAGCTTCACGGCCCACTTCACGGCTGAGATCGACATCTCGCCGGCCAGCGACGCGACGCTCGACCAGGTTCGCCTTCTCCCATCTGGTCGTTACACGGTCGACGTGGCCGCTGCTGTAGCTCGGTTGAAGTCCTTCCTTCGCGGCGATTACCAGGACGGGTCGCTCAACGCCGCGGCCAAGCCGCCAAAGAAGCTCTACCTCGCCCTGGAGAACACGAAGCTCGGTGGCGATCACGAGGAGATTCTCGTGATTCTCCGCCAAGCTCCGATCGTCTACCAGTCGTGGTTCGCCAACGGCTCGCCGCGGGTGGTCGAGGTAGCCTGTTCGTTCTCGGAGTGCGTGCAGCGGAGCAACGCCGACAGCGAGAGCACTTCGCAGATCCAGTTCATCGGACGGTCGTCGTTCGAGACGGCTGGGAAGCGCTACAAGTACCGCGGCGCGGTAGATAGGGCGATCGGCTGATGGGACTCAACGACGTTGTCGGAACGACCGGACCCGGACCCGGCGGCACGAAGCAGACCTCGGTCCGCAGTTACAGCTTCTACCTCGGCGCGGCGATCCTGGGCGCTGGCACCTACGCGGACAACAAGAACTCGCTCGTCGACGCCGACGGGACGAACTTCACCTCTCACAGCATCCAGCTCATCAACGACGCCGCGTCGGACATCTTCTTCTCGTTCGACGGAACGAACGACCACGGGCGGGTGAAGACCGGCGATCCGCCGCTCCAACAGAATTTCCGACGAGAGAAGACCATCTGGCTCCGTGGCACAGCCGGGGCGGCGTTCCGGCTCTCAGCCTGGTAGCCGCGTGCTCCTCGCATCCGGGTGAGGGCTATAGGCCCGATGGGCGCGACGGGGTAGACTCGTTCACGGAGGCCCGGGATGCCGTCTCCCACTAAGGCGATTCTCGACTCGCAATCGGACCTCAAGCGGTCGACCGCTCCGTTCGCCGGAGTCGATGTCACCAACAAGACCTACGTCGATGCGGCTGTCGCGGCAGCGACGATCCCTGATGCGACGAGCGCCAACGGCGGCGGCGTAAAGGGCAAGGCGACCTTCGACGATCTCAAGGGTCTCCACGTCACGGCGGGTATTGCCGAGGTCAAGATCGACGGCTCGACCGTCACGTTCAACGGCTCGGGCCAGCTCCAATCCGCCGCCTCGACGCCGACTGCCACGAGCGCTCCCGGCGGCGGTACGCAAGGCAAGGTCACTGCTGACGAGAACAAGGGTCTCAAGATCGTCGCCGGCATCATGGAGGTCTTCAACGACCCGAACGGCGGCCTCCAAAGCTCGCCGACCGGGCACGCCGTCAAGCCCGATCCTACCGGCGGTCTCCAGACGGCGGCGGCTGGTGCCTCGGTCAAACCCGACCCAGCCGGCGCTCTTGCAACGAGCGGAGCCGGTCTCGCTGCCGTAGTCGACGGCACGCGGGGTATGCAGATCCTCGCCAACAAGCTCGCCGCCAAAGTCGATGGCACGTCGATCGACTTCGACGGCAGCGGAAACCTCAAGGTCGTCGGTGGTACCGGCGGCGGCACAACCGGGCTCGTCTCGAATCGCGCATCGTTCGCTCGCGCGATCGTCGGCGGTCCGTCGATGCCGCCCTCCACCGTGCTCGGCACACAGACCAGCGCCGACGCCTACCCCGATGGTTCGACAACCGGCGAACGGTTCGAGTTCACGGTCCCGGACGACTACTTCACCGGCAACCTCGATATCCTGATCGTCTACAAGATGAGTACGGCTGTCGGCGGACCGAACAACAAGGTCCGCATCACAACGGCAGCTGAACTCGCCAAGGTCACCGGTCTGATCGACAGCGCGACCTACCCAACAACGGCGCAGACGATCACGACCCCGACCACCACGAACATCACGCGCATCATCGCCCTCACGCTCACCAGCGGAACGTTCGAGGCGGGCGATGTGATCACGGTGAGCATCCAGCGCCTCGGAGCCGACGGACTCGACCTCCACACCGGCGATTGGCAGGTCATCGCCTACGAGTGGCGGTACACGGCGATCGTCAACTCTCGGCTCGTGACACAGGTCCCGGAGACGTTGCAGAACGCCGCCGGTGAGAACGCGACGGCGTCGGGAGTCCTCGGATCGCAGACCGATTTCGCCAGCTTTCCGACCACCCCCGACTCCGGTGCGCGGTTCACCGGGATCGTGCCCGACAACTGGGACGGCTTCTCCGACTGCTTCATCTCGCTCGTTTACGCGATGTCAACGGCGGTGGGCGGGGCGAACGTCAAGCTGAACAAGTACGGCGAGATCGCCGACGTGGGCGGTGGAACGCTGGCGTCGATCCCCTCAACCGACTTCACCTTCTCGCCGCCGGGCGACACCGACATTCACCGGGTCGTCGTGGGGCAGATCCCAGCCACGCTGCTTACGAAGGGCGACTGGATCACCGCCGTCCTCGCTCGCCGGACCGCCGTGGGCGGCAACCACACCGGCGCCTTCCGCCTGCTCGCCTTCGAGTTCCTGTTCTCGGTTGCACCGGCGTCGGGTTTCACCCAGAACAACATCACCGAGCGCTACCTCGACAAGCCGGTGTTCGGAAACATCGTCGGAACGATTACGAATACCGACGCCTACCCGCTCTTCGGTTCGACCTTCGACGAGTTGTTCACGATGTCCTCGACTTCAGCCGCCGGACGGGTCGATGCGGCGTTTGCCGGGCGTCTTGGGTCGTTTCAGACGCAGATCACCCAGGTCAGGGTCAACATCATCGGTACCGGTGCGTCACCGCAGTACCACTTGAAGGTCTACGCCGAGGGCACTGGGCTCGTCTACGACAGCGGTCTCCAGCCGGCGCCGCTCACGCTTACCGAGCTTCTGGTCACGGGTGGAATGCTCTCGGCGCAGCCCACCACCATGAAGCGATTCCACGTCGTCGTCGAGTCATTCATCGACGCCGGTGAGTCGGTCGCTGTGAGTTACCCCTTCGTGCGACAGGAGTAGCCGTGGTGTTCAATCTCGATGCACTTATCGAATCTACCGGCGCCGAGCCGAATCGGGACTACTTCACGCCGGCCAACGGGAATCCGCCAACCCCGGCGCAGACGGTCTTCCTCCTCTCGACCATGCCTCTTGTCCCAGCCCGCGTCATCGGCATCCTGAACGGGGTCGAGTACGGTGAGGGAGTAGCAGCGGGTGGTTACTTCACCGTATCCGGTTCGACGCTCACCTGGGCCGGGCCCCCCACGCTCGGACCGACTGACGAGTTCGAGGTGATCTACTAGGAGCATCCAGGCCCTTGCGCGAATCGGGGCCGACCTGCTCGAATAGGAGTAACTGCCCGATGGGCGAGTGCCCGATGGGCCAGGAAGATGATGGGGTACGGAACAGGTTACGGGCGGGCTAATCTGAGGAATGCTGGCTTGACCCCCACAGGCGGTAGACCTAGAATGACCCGAGTCGAGGCCCCCTCGAAGGAGATAACCAGATGAGCAGCGTTCTTCGCACTCAGGGAATCAACGTCGCGGCGGCTGTGACCCTCGCCGACGCGGTCGTGACGAGCGTGGACATCCCGCGCCCGCAGACCACGCCCGCGCAGCCCGCCTACGCCGAGAACTCGGACCACGTCACTTCGCCGACCTTCCTCCGCGAAGAGGAGGCGGGCCACTGCGTCATCGACCTCCCCGCCGTGTTCGTCGCGGCGACGGTCTTCCTCCGCAAGCTCTCGATCAAGAAGCTCCTGCCGACGGCCCAGAAGGGCTTGCAGGACCCGTCGAGCGCGTTCTTCCCGTCGGGTGCCCCGACGGACACGACGGTCGTCCGTGACCTCGTCGACACGGGCACGGCGAACACCCTCGCCACGAACGCCGACGCGGTCCGCGACCTCCTCGGCAACCTCCGGGCCGGCGCCACGGTCAGGTCGTTCCCGGGCATCTCGCTCCGCGCGGGCGAATTCGTCCACATGGAGTTCTTCCAGAGCACGGGCGCCCCGATCGGCCCGGCGAACATCAACGCCGTCTACAAGCTCGGGCTCAACCAGGGCGACGACGCCAAGCCGTAGTAGTCGGCCTTGCTGGGCCGCTCGTAGCAGCCCCGGCAGACACCACACGGGACGCGGACACCGCAACCCAAGGAACAGGAGACACATCAGATGTACACCGAAGCAAGTATCAAGACCGATGTGGTCGTCGTGGCCCCCACGACGTTCGCCCTCGGCGCGATCGCCGGGTCGCGAGTCGGCTTCTCCGTCGAGGAGCAGGAGATGCTCACGGAGCTGCACTTCGAGGGCACGATCAGTCCGACGGTCGCGGACACGGCGATCGACGTGACCTTCTTCCTCGACGGCGTCGACCAGGGCGACCTCGTCGACGGCATCAAGCGCTACACGCCCGGCCTCACGACGGGCCTCGGCGCGATCGGCGTGAGCCTCACGCTCAGGAAGCGGATCGCCAAGGGCGAACACAAGGCCGAGCTGCGCGTCCGTGCGGCGGCTGGCAACGTGAACGTCCTCGGTCTCCTCCGTCCCGGCAAGATGAGCGCGACGCGGTGGAGCTTCAACTCCGTCAACGCGCCCGCGCAGAACTCGAAGCAGGTCAGCGGAGCCTACTGAGCCAGCTACCCCATCCCCAACTCGAATCGCGCTTGGACCGAGCCAACCTACGGATAGGTTGGCTCGCTTCCTGTACCGCTACTTGCCGTGGAAGCTGCCGGTGGGGCAAACGGACTGGAGTGCCTTCGTGCGGCGTCCGATCTCGCGCGTGTACTTCTTGATCTTGGTCTGGGCGAGCTTGAGCTTCCGACACCAAAAGACGAGCTTCTCCTCGGCCTTGGCGATGCGCGCCTTCTGGAGATCGGTGCCGACGAGGCGCTCCTTCTTCGGCTCGACCTTGGGCCGGAGGACAAGCCCCGCGGCCCACGGGCGCAAGGCGTCCCAGTTGAGATGCCGGTCGTTGATCCCCAGGCAGGAGAACTTGACGCCCCATTCGATCGCTGCGCAGACGTGGGCGAGCTGCGCCCCCGTAAGCGTTCCGCGCGGGTAGTCACCGGCCTTGGCGAGCGCGGAGACGGCGTCGTCACCGAACTTCTCGGAGACGCCGACCTTGAGCGTGAAGCCGCGATCGCTTGCCCCGCCTATCGCGGCCTTGGTTCGCCCGCGGAAGGTCTTCACCTTCACAACCCTCTTGCGAAGGGAGGCACCTTCCGCGCGCGCACACGCGAACACAAGCGCGCGCACGTCGTCGCCGTCCCACCGCGAGTCATTGACGAGTCTCATGCCTTCTTTTTGCCTTCGGGCGCCAGGGTGCCCTCGGCGTAGAGCTTTCCGAACTGCTCCCGCCACGAGACGAAGTTGGTCGCGGCGAATGCCGACGCCTCCTCTTTCGCGTCCGTCTGGGCATCGGTGGCGACGGCGGGCGTTCCAGCTGCCTCGCGGATCGGGCCGCTCGGGTCCCTCGCGAACTCCTTGACGACCTCGGTCGGCACCTCGACGACCCTTCCCGACTCGGTCGTCGTTTCCGTCACCTCGGTCTTGGCCGGCGCGCTCTGCCCGAGGCAGATGGCGCGAATCCGGTCGAGCGCCTGTCCCATGCGCCCACCCTCGCCGTGCGAGTCGAGAATTGCGGCGATCGCCTGGGACTCGGGCGTGTTGGGCTCGACCACGAAGGCGACCTCCTGCGCCCGGATCTTGGCTCCGGCCTCGACCTTGGCGACCAGATCGAGCCGAGCGCCGAGCTTGGCCTTGAGCGTGTCGAACGTGTTGCGCGTCGTACGGATCATCTCGGACATGGTCTCTCCTTAGTTCCCTTCTTCGTCGAGTGCGGCGATCTTCTCGACCACCGTGGGCTCGACGCTCACCATCTTGATACCCATCTCTGCGGCACAGGTCGGCCCCAGGCCGGTAGCGATCGACTCCGGGACTTTGAGATCGCGGCTGCAACGCCCACAAAGACCGACATGCCAGATGCGGACCTTGTGGGCGTTGGACTTCTTGGCGCGAAGGTCGCGCAGTATGTCGCCGAACAGGTTGACGTTCTCGGCGGTCGCGAGCTGGTTCTTCGCCGTGCCCTTGGTCGTGCGAAACGACTGCGGGTCGATCACGCCGAGGTAGATCGGCTTCGTGTCGCCGATCGCGCCCTTCACGAGCGAGACGAACCAGAAGTCGAACCGCTTGACGATCGTTTCGACCTTCCGCCCCGGGTGCTTCGGATCGTCCACGAGCCCGCGCTCGACCTTCTGCTCGACGAAGTAGGTGTGGCGCACGCCGTCGGCGATCTGCTCCAGGGTGACGTAGCACCGGCCAGCGAGCAGGAACGCGAGCGTCGTATCGTTGTGCTGGAGAATGTGCTGTTCGTGCTTCGCCATGTTCGCTTCCCTTCGACTCGTCAACACCCGACCACGGAGGAGTTGCAGGTCGCGAGTTGAATCTCTCAAAGCGTTCTACCCCGGCCCCCTAAGAGTAGAACGGGTGAGTCGAAGGAACCTGACAGAGAGGTAGAACGGTGGAGTGGAAGTAAGGGATGCAACTCCTCGGCGTTCATGTGTGAGGAGAGCGGAGGTCTCACAGTGATCGAGAAGTGCTTCGGAGTGGTCGCGGGGCTCGCGTGCGGCGACGCGTTGGGTGCCCCGACCGAGTTCATGCGGGTGCCGGAGATCCGAGAGCGCTATGGCGCCAAGGGGATCACCGATCTCTCGCAAACAAACGGCAGATTCACCGACGACACTCAGATGGCTGTCGCGCTCGCTCTCGGGCTCCTCGACGCGGCACAGGAAGCGGCCAAAACGAACGCGACCCCGATTGGGACGCGAGCCACCATGAACCAGTCGGCTTTCGTCATGCCACACGTCGCGAAGCGCTTCGCGGAGTGGTCGGGCTGCTACGACGATCAGACCGAGGTGCTGACCGATCGCGGATGGTTGCTCTTCAAGAATCTGACCAAAGAGATGCGCGTGGCGACTCTCAACCCCGAGACGCACGCCCTGGACTACGAGCACCCCAAGTTGATTCAGGACAAGGTCGGACCGCCCGAGATGATCCAGTTCAAGCACGCATCGCTGGATCTACTCGTTACGCCGAATCATCGCATGTACGTGACCCGTCCTTCGGACAGGTCTCGGTTCCACTTCGTCGAGGCGGGCGACGCTCCTGGCACTTGGGTACGGGCCAAGCGCGACGCGGCTTGGCGACACGACGATGTCGAGTGGTTCGAGCTGCCGAGCGTCGCGTGGGAAAGCAAGTTGAAGCCGGAGCCGCCACGCCTCCTTCCGATGGACGACTGGTTGGAGTTCTTGGGCTATTGGCTGTCCGAAGGTCACGTCTCGGGCTATAAGCCGCGTGGCGACGGGTTCGACTACAAGGTTGGCATCTCGCAGTTGGCCGGTGAGAGGTGCGAGGCGATGACGGCGTGCGCGGAGCGGATCTTCACGGCCAGAACCCGTGCGCTCGCTACCAAGACTGGTTCCATCCGCCGCATCCAGATATGCAACAAGCAGCTGCATCGTTACCTCTTGCAGTTCGGGAAGGCGCGGTCGAAGTTCGTTCCCGACTACGTCAAGAACTGCTCCGCGAGGCAGATCAGCATCTTTCTCGACGCGCTGTGGGACGGCGACGGCTCTCGCGATGTGAACGGGCGTTGGGAGCGCTACTCCACGACATCGGTGCGGCTGGCCGACGACGTTCAAGAGTTGCTTCTAAAGGTCGGCCTGGCCGGTCGAGTCACCGGCTACGCCGCACGGGTGGGTAAACCGGCGTGGCAAACGGCCTACCGAGTCGGGGTTTACCGAGAATCGCATCTCCGACCGTGTCTCTGGAGCCAGGCTTCCCCGCGCAAGGCGTGGCGACCTGAGCGCGTTCCCTACACGGGGCGCGTCTACTGCTGCACCACGACAAACGGCATCCTCTACGTCCGAAGGAACGGCATCCCAGTGTGGTGCGGGAACTCTCCCGAGAACAACCGGGCACCGGGCAACACCTGTATGGCCGCGTGCCGGCAGCTTCGGGCCGGCGTGCCGTGGGACAGGGCCGGGATCGAGGGCTCGAAGGGGTGCGGGGCGGCGATGCGCGTGGCTCCGATCGGGCTGCTCTACTCCGACTTCGTCGCGCTCGGTCGTGTGGCTCGGGCGAGTGCTCTCTCGACGCACGGGCACCCCGTCGCGGCGCAGGCGGCGCACGCAGCAGCGCTCGCCGTCCGGCTCCTCGCGCTCGGCTTCAACCCGGAGTTCCTCGTCGGAACCCTGGTCTTCGAGCTGAAGATGAACGGCGGGATCGACGACGACTTCGAGATGCTGCTCGGTCGCATCGAACACGCGGTGCGCCTGACCCTCCGGGGTGTCAAGGCGCCGGAGGAGATCCAGGTGCGGGTGGGAACCCACCCGGGTGCGCTTGGCGTGGCGTGGGTCGCCGACGAGGCGGTCGCGTGCGCGCTCTACTGCTTCCTGCTCGCCCACGCCCGCGACGAGGGCTACGTCGAGACGGTGCGCTACGGCGCCAACACCGATGGCGACAGCGACAGCATCGCATGTATTGCTGGGAGTTTTGCCGGGGCGCGCTGGGGCATGACCGCCCCCAAGGGTGTGCCCGAGGCGTGGGCTACCGGAGTCGAAGACGCGGAGAAGCTCAGTCTTCTCGCCACGCGGATCTACGCCGTAAGTCTTCTCATGGACAGCACTTCGACTCCCGCGCTTCCCGATGCAACTCCGGCCAACTCGGGTGTTGACGAGTCGAACCGTTCGACGGGAACGGACACGATCAAGGAGTGAAGCCGTGACCACGCCGATCGCGCTCAACCTGCCGCTCCTCTCTCAAGAGGACGCCAAGACGCTCAACGAAGCGCTCGCCGACGCTCAGGCGGGCGCGGTGGTCGAGATCGCCGTGACCTACACCAAGGTCACAGCGACGCCGGCCCGCGTCCCGGGCGAGGACTTCCGGCCTCTTCTCGGTGCCACCGAGGACACGCTGATCGGCGTGGTCAAGAAGGTCTCGACCGGGCGCAACGGGCCGTACGTCCTGATCGACGCGACGCTCACTCGCGCTCCGCTCGGGCAGGATAAGAAGATCAACCCCGAGAAGGTCGGCTGGGCGACGATCAAAGGTAAGGGGATCAAGGCGTGCCAGGTGCTCAAAAACTCGGCGGAAGACGCTCGGCGGAAGAAGGCTGCGCAGTGACCCGCTACGACTATTACAACGTGAAGCTCCCGGAGGGCGAGGCGCCCTTCGAGACGCGCGAGCAGGTCCGGGCCGCGTTCATGCAGCTCGCGATCAAGCTGGAGCCGCTCATGCGCCGCGCCCGGGTCGACTGGGGGAAGCCGGCAGAAGGCTCGCCGCTCGGCGAGGGTGAGGCGAGGGCGCTCAACAACGAGGTGCGCCGGCTGAACCGCGTCGTCGATAGGCTCGCCAAGGATGTGGTCGAGGGGATCGCCGCGCTCAAGCCGCCAGCCGAGGTGAACTACGCGCCCGAGGTGGACCGCGCGCTGGAAGACTACGTCGGCGACATCTACGACTTCGTCTGGAACAAGCCCGACCACGAACTGATCCCGCTCGCGATCGCAGTGCTCAACAAGGCCGGCTACGAGGGCGACACCGAGAAGGAGATCCTCAAGTCGCTTGCCGAGGTCGACAGCGACTCATACGACCGGGACGCGCGGTGGGCCAGGGAGCGTCCCGAAAAGAAGCCGCCCACGGACAAGCGCAAGATCCACGAGTGTCCGCGGTGCGAGACGGACGGCGAGCTTCGCGTGCCAGGCTCCAACCCACACCGACGCGAGGTGTGCAAGCGCTGCAACGGTCGCGGCTACGTCTTCCAGCTCGGGCGACCCCGCGACTGCGAGTACGGGATGACGAACGAGGGGAAGCTCGCCCTCAACGCCGGTCAGCCGTGGACCGAGCTGGACGAGGCGAGGGTGATGCGCGAGGTCTACGACTACGACGAGGCCGAGATCGAGAGAGCGCTCGCGGAGTGGAGGGCGGCATGACGCAGACCTGCGCGAGCTGCAAGCACTGGGACGGGACCGCTCCCGACTTTGGTACTTGCAAGAAGGCGATGAGCACCAGCAGCGGTCGAGCGGTCGGCTTTCCCACGAAGGCGGTTGCTGTGCCCACCGGCCCCGACGGTCTCCGCTTCACGACGCCCGGTAACTTCGCGGTCTTGGAGACAGCGCACGATTTCGGGTGCAGCCAGTTCGGGCAGATCGGGGTGCCGACATGAAGCTCGAAGATGCGGTCGCACAGGGAATCCCGAGCTACGGACGCCTGACGATCACCGGACCGGCGCCGCCCGGAAAACGCGGAAGGCGCCGGGTTCGAGTCCGTTGCTCGTGTAACGAGCTGGTCGTCGCCGTGTCCGACTTGAAAAGTGGTAATACGAAAAGCTGCGGATGTCTTGTGCGAGAGCGCATGACGAGGCACGGGATGTGGAAAAGCCCGGAGGCTGCGGCATGGCGTCAGATGAACCACCGGTGCCCGAATGGGAATAGCGAGTCTTACGCCGACTACGGTGGTCGCGGTATCAAGGTCTGCGAGCGGTGGCGTGAGAGCTTCGAGGCGTTCTTCGCCGACATGGGACCGCGGCCAAGCGCGCATCACTCCCTCGATCGCTACCCCAACAACGATGGAAACTACGAGCCTGGCAACTGCCGCTGGGCGACCGCCAAGCAACAGGCGCAGAATCGCCGAGACAACGTTCGGCTCACCGTCGACGGAGAGACTCTGACGGTTGCCGAGTGGTCGAGAAGGTCGGGGGTTCCCGACCGAACGATCCGGGGCAGACTCACCGCCGGTTGGACCCACGAACAGGCAATAAGGCGGATGGAGACCCGATGAGGCTTGAGGACGCCGTCTCACAAGATGTAATCAACCGGACCTACGCCACGCTTCGCGCGACGCTTCGCGAGGACTGCTGCATAGCGGCCTCGACCATCTTCGCCGCTGTCCTCAAGAACCTCGGCTTCCGCGCTGAGCTGGTTAGCGTGCGGCTCTCGATCTTCAACCCGGTGTTTGCCAGGTGGCTTGTTGCGAACGACTGGCGCAATCCGTCCGAGGACGAGGTGAAGAAGCTCAAAACGGAAGGGGCGCGCGTCGTGGTCGTCGGTGACGGAGGAAAGCCGGAGCCGGGAAAGTGGCCGGGCCACCTCGTCACCGCCGTCCACCCCAGGCGCGGCCAGGGGTCGGGCTACCTCATCGACCTCTCCGCGCCGCAGGCGAATCGCCCGCGTAAGGAAATCAAGGTCGCGCAGCCCATCCGTATCGAGATGTCGGCGGAGCGGCTCCACGCGTTCATCGACGGCAAGATCGCCGCTCGCGGGCAGCGCACCGACCAGAGCGTCGTCGACTACTACGTCAAGAAGGGCGATGCCTCCTACCAGGTCTCGCTGGACTGGGCCGAGCGTAAGACCCGATACGGAGAGCACATCGACGAGCTGACTAAGGGCATTCGTGAGTTCGTCAGGGCGGGGGCTGCAACTCCTCACGCTCCGGGTGTTGAAGGGACGAGCGCCGACGCAGGAGCGCAAGAAGACCAGGTCCCGAAGGTGTAAGGTCCCGAAGCGGACCGCCCGTGATACGGCGGCGAGTGACGGGTAGCACGTCGACCGCAGCCACCGCCCGAAGATGCCCCGTTGGCTCGGGGCAGGAGCGGGTGGGGTCGAAGGGAAGCCGGTTCGATTCCGGTCGGGGCCATCCACTCACGAGGTGCAACCCATGAAGCTCGTCAGGACGAAGTTCTTCATCCAGACGTTCCGCCTCTCGAACCCCGAGCACCCGCTCTTCGCTCGTAGGGGCCGAAACACCAAGTGGTGGTCGTTCTGGGAGGGCATTCCGAACCAGACCCACTTCGACACCGAGAGCGAGGCGGTGCGGACCGCGCGTTACTTCACGAAGACGCGAGCCGGCCACGGCTACTCGGAGTTCGAGGTCGTGAGGGTCGAGGTGATCGAGCGTGAGACGGTCATCTGGCCGAAGCCCGACGTGGTCGCGCACCTCGCCCAGCTCGCTCCAGCCGTCTACGAGACGCCGGTCCCGGCGAGGGTAGCGGTGTCCAAGTGAAGGCGATCGACATCCTCAACGCCGACCGTGACGACGTGGACGCTCGGCTCATGAAGGTCAACGCCATGATGGAGAAGCTCGGCGGCTCAGAGCGCTGGTGGAAGCTCAAGTACGAGAAGAACGCGCTCGAATCACGACTGAGCAAGCTCGACCGCGAGCAGTCGGAGGCGGAGGAGAAGCGCGAGGCGCTCCGCGCACGCCAACGTGGGTAGAACGTAGATCGCATGGCCGAGACGAGCGTCGCTCCGAAGCACCGGCTTCTCGTCGTGGGTGGGCGCGACAACAACGTACCCGCCTGGGCCGAGGCCGCCTTCGAGGTGGAGCTGATCACCGGCGAGCAAGAGAGCGGTCGCGGAAAGCTCGAACCGAAGCAGGCCGCCGAGGCGGTGGTGATCCACCTCGACTACGTCTCGCACAACTACGCCGACCAGGCTCGGGAGTGGGCCGGGAAGTGGAACGTCCCGTGGTTCGGCGTGCGCAAGGGCTGGTCGAGCGCTGTCGACCGCGCCGCGCGCATGGGGCTCGCGTGGTTCGTCGACGCCGTCCAGCTTGGCGGCGAGGCTGTAGCCGGGAAGAACGAGCCACGCGCTGAGGAGGCCAAGCAGCTCGTCGAGAACGCCTGGAAGGATGCGGCCACCTACGCACAGGCTCGTGCCGCCGCTGCCGAGAAGCGTCTCGGGCAAGAGACCAAGAGGCGCGAGCAGATCGAAGGCGTGCTCGACCGGGTGAGGGGCGGAGCCGAGCAGCGCATCGTGAGCGAGATCCGGCGTCGAGCGGCTGAGGTGCGAGCATCCGAGCACCAGCGACTCGGCCCCATCCGCAAGGCTTCAGCCGATCTGATCCGATCGGTCCGCAAGTCCCAAGAGGTCATCGTGACGGCGCAAAACGCGATAGCGTCAGCGCTACGGGACGTTGATCGGGCTCGCGGCGAGCTGAATCGGCTGCTTGATGACGAGCGCGTTGAGTAGCGCCGCCATCGCGGGGTAGAGTCTCGTGCGTGGCATCGAGCGCCGAGCGTCAACGTCGTTACAGGAAACGCCATCTAACGATGGTGCGGGCGCGAGATGCTGCGACCCATCGCCAGGCCCGACGCGATGGAACGGATTACGCCGAGCGGTGCCGCGCCGCCAAACGAACGCCGGCTGCGCGCTCCAAGCGGAACGCTGCCCGTCGTAAACCGGCGTCGCGCGTCGCTCAGGCGGCGTACATGCGCGAACAACGGACGCGACCCGAGTTCAAGCTCAAGGACCGAGCGCGCTCGGCGGTCAAGCGGGCTGTCAAGACTGGTCTCATAGCGGTCCCGCTCGCCTGTCAGCGCTGCGGTCGTGATCCGGGGACCGGCGCCGATGGCCGTCGCCTGCTTCGGGCTCACCATCGCGGCTACGACAAGGCGCACGAGCTGGATGTCCAATTCGTCTGTCCGACGTGCGACGGTGACTTGGAGCGTGCGCGCAAAAACACGACGCTCGAACGGTGGAAACGATGAGCGGCTATCTCAACGTCGTGGGCGTATCCGACAACATCGCTTGGCTCAAGCAGGTTCCAAGTGGTTCCGTCGACTCGTGTTGTACCGACGCTCCTTACGGGCTCGGCGAACCGCCGCCCATCCTGTCGGTCCTGATGGCCTGGGCTCGCGGGAAAGACTTCAAGCCCGAGGGCGCCGGCTTCATGGGGAACGAGTGGGACGCCTTCGTTCCGAACCCGTCTATCTGGCGCGAAGTTTTCAGAATTCTCAAGCCGGGCGGCTGGTGCCTTGTCTTCTTCGGCTCACGCACCTTCGACCTCGGCTCGATCGCGATTCGAGTTGCCGGCTTCGAGGTGCTCGATACGTGCATGTGGCTTTACGGCCAGGGTTTCCCGAAGTCGGTCGACATCGCCAAGGTGGTCGACAAGGACGCCGGCCACTGGCGGGGGCGCGCGGGCAAGGCCGTCTCCGACAACCGCTCGATGGCGGCGCCGAACTACGAGCGGACGGACAAGGGCAAGGCGATCACCGAGGACGCGAAGAAGTGGGAGGGGTGGGGTACCGCCCTCAAACCGGCCTTCGAGCCGATCGTGGTGGCCCGGAAGCCGTTTGAGGGGACCTACGTCGAGCACGTCCTCGCGCACGGCACCGGCGCGCTCAACATCGACGCCAGTCGCGTCGGGTCCGGCGCGGACAAGGGCGTGTGGCCGGCGACCGACCGCGAGACGCGGAAGTTCTGGGACAAGCCCTCACACCAGGCCGTGACGGACACGTCGGTCGGACGCTGGCCGGCGAACGTGGTCCTCGCGCACGACCCGCGCTGCGTGAAAGTGGGCACGAAGACGGTCGGCAAGGGCGAGTCGCGCAAGGGCAACGATTCGCGCGACGACAAGACGGTCATCAAGCCGCAGGTCCCCGTCGGAAGCCGCGACACCTCGATTGTCGACTACGGAGCCGAAGTGGTCGACGACTGGAGGTGTGTCGAGGGGTGTCCGATCGGGCTGCTCGACGGACAAAGCGGCATCAGCAAGTCGGCGGGAGGCCGCATCGGGAACAAGGCCGGGATCGGCGCTCACGGGATCTACGGCTCCTTCGCGCCCGACGCCGTGAAGGGCGATCCGGGCTACGGCGACGAAGGAGGGGCGAGCCGTTATTTTAAGACCTTCCCCGAACCGTCGAGGACGGTTGACAACGACGATTCTTCTACGCATGATGGGGCGATATGCGCAGAGAGTGCGAACACTGCGGAACATCGTTCGACGCCAAACCAAGCGCCGTCGCCCGAGGCTTCGGGCGGTTCCACTCCCGAGAGTGCGGGAGTCTCGCGAGGCGAAAGCGGGGTCGCGCCGATGCCTGGCGCTACTTCTCGAAACGCGACGGGCGCTGGTACAGAAAGTGGCGTGAGCCGGGAAGCCGGAAGCTCAATTCCCAACTCGAATCCAGGTGGGTCTGGGAGCAACACAACGGTCCCATCCCAGACGGGCACGAAGTCCACCACGCCGACCTCGATCAGACGAACAACGAGTACGGGAACCTCAAGCTCATCACGGAAACGGAACACGACAACCTCCACGGACGACTCCGCGAAGACCACCGCGTCGTCAACGGCTGCGAAGAGCGGCGGTGCCAACGCTGTCTCCGGTGGAAGTCCATCGTCCGATTCAGCAAGAGGTCTGCCGGAACCTACCACGGCTACTGCAAAGGATGCGCGCGGAGCTATCTCCGTAAGTGGCGACGGGCGAACCGAGTCCACCACAACGCCTACATGCGGGCCTACCGAAAACCTCTCGCTCGACGGTAAGACGCGCTTCTTCTACACGGCCAAGGCTACGGCGAAGGAGCGATGGAGCTACTGCCGGGCGTGCAAGGTCGTCTTCCAGCACACGGCTGACGACGCCTTCGAGGAACACGACGCGCACAAGACCGAGGTGGTCTCGCATCCGACCCAGAAGCCGCTTGACCTCATGGAGTACTTCGTTCGGCTGGTGACGCAACCGGGCGGCACGGTGGTCGATCCGTTCTGCGGGTGCTACGACCCGCTCACATCGGTTCTCACCGAGCGCGGGTTCGTTTCGTGGCCGGATGTGAGGGACGACGACGTGTTCGCGTCTCGCGCCCCCGACGGTTCGATCATCTACCAGAAGGCCCAAGGCTTCGTGCGGACCCGCTACGTCGGCGTGATGCATCACTACGTCGGTCGCTCGGTCGACCTTCTCGTCACGCCAGGTCACAACATGCTCTTTCGGCGGCATCACGACGCTGACCCCACAAACTACGAGTTGATCGGGTCGGAGAACGCCGCTGAGCGCTTCTATCACATACCGAACACATCGACGTGGACCGGCGCGGAGCCGGATACTCTGCGCGTCGGAACACTCGACCTTCCGGCGCAGGCGTGGCTTCGGTTCCTCGGGCTCTACATCGCCGAGGGGTGCGTCGCGCGTAAGCATAAGCGCGGCTACGGTATCTTCATCAAGCAGAGCAAGAGCGCCGAGGCGGTTGACGAGGTTCGGGCAACTATCCGCGGCATAGAGGTCGGGCGGCTCCGCGAACACACCTACGACGACCTCCACATCTTCGTGTGCCAGGAGAAGTCGCTGCACGCCTACTGCAAGGCGCTCGGCTACCAGCCAGACCGTCGCATCCCTCGCGAACTCCTCTCGCTCGGGCCGAAGCACTTGCGGGCGCTCTACGATGGTCTGATGCTTGGCGATGGGAGTCGCCGTAACGGTCGCGATTCTTACTGGACGTGTAGCCCTGGACTTGCCGACGACGTTGCCGAGATGATGATCAAGCTCGGGTTAGCCGCTTCGGTCTCTGCGCGTATTCGCCCAGCACGGATCTGCATGGGTCGGATAATCAAGTCCGACCGCTATCAGTACTCCACGCTCGCTCGATATGCGCGAGAGACAAAGATCGACACTTACAGGATGCGTCGCGAGGTGCCTTACGACGGCATGATCTACTGCGCGACCGTACCGCCCCATCACACGCTTCTTGTGAAGCGAAATGGCAAGATTGCGTGGTGCGGCAACACAGGTTCGACCGCTGTCGCAGCCAAGCGATGCGGATTCAACTTCGTGACGTGCGACATTGGGGAGGACTACGTCAAGATCGCCGAAGCACGGCTCGCCGCCGTGACCATCGGTAACGATGCCAAGATCGGCGCATCGTACTTCTGTCCCGGCTGCAAGGCGAAGGGCGAGATCAAGCTCATCGAGCGCGCAACCGTCGAACGCATGAAGGCCGACGGCAAAAAGGTGACCTGCTCGAAGTGCATGAAGCGGTACTCATACGAGGAGCTGGTGGGCGCGTGAAAGATCCGTGGGACTCTCAGATCATTCGCTTCCGGCACCTCGCAGATGGACCAGGCAGGTTCATCGTTGTAGAGGGGAATGTGGGGGTTGGCAAAAGTGTTTTCGCCGAGCATCTGGCCGCCGCCAAATCGGCGGCGACCGGACGTAAGTGCGAGGCGTTCCCTGAACCGGTCGACAAGCCAGCATTCAGGACCCTGCTTGGTCGCTACTACGCCGATCCCGCGCGATGGGGTTTTGCGTTCCAGATGTACGCACTCAAGGAGCGCTTCCGGCAGCACACGCTTGCCGCGGAGCTGGTGGCGAACGGCATCGATGTGATCCAAGACCGAAGTATCTATGCCGACTGCTGCTTCGGACATCTCGTCCGAGCGGACGGCAACATGACCGAGGAGGAGTGGGACATCTACGCCGAGACGTTCGGCGCACTCAAGCGGTTCCTTCGCTACCCGGACCTCATGATCTACTTACGCGCATCTCCCGAGACGTGTCACGAGCGCATCAAGTTGCGCGCGCTCGGAAGAAAGCAGCATCCCTCTCGATTATCTGCGGCGGCTCCATAACGAGCACGAAGGACTGATCGAGGCGATGAGCCGCTTCACGCGCGTTGCCGTGTTCGACTGGATGAGCTTCGAGACGAGCATGGGCAACGTGCTCGCTAGAGTGGACAGCGTTTTGTCCGAGGACGTGCGATTCCTGCGCGACTTTGCGAGGCTGTAACGTGGCTAAACGGCTGTCCGATGAGCAACGAGCTTCCAGACGTGTTTACGCCCGCGCCTATTATCGTCGATCGGGAACGAAGGAGAGTCGCGCTGCCTGGCGCGATCAAAACCGTCAAAAGATCAGAGATGATCAGCGTCGATACCACGAAAGGCGTGTCGCTAAGAATCCCAATTTCGGCAAGGAGGCGCGGGACCGGCGTCGAGCTAGATTAAAGGGCGCTGCGGGTCGACACACGCTAGACGACTGGAAACTCATTCTTGCTAAGTTTGACAACGAGTGCGCGTTCTGTGGGACGAGGGATGCCGTCAACAAAGATCACCTCGTTCCGCTGTGTCGCGGCGGAACTGATTGGCCTGAGAATCTTGTTCCGGCCTGCAAAACGTGTAACGAGACGAAGGGCGGGAGAGACCCTGTAGTAGCGATCTCCCGGATCGCGACAGCGGGGCGCGCTCCGCGTCTTTTGGACTACCTCAAGAGCAGCCTCGCCCTACCCGGCAATCGGGTGAGAAGGTCGTATGAAAAGGTGAGTTCGGATGCGCTCTTGACTGAGGCAAAGAGGATCAAGGCCGCCTTCGGAAAACTCACCGTTGAGCTACTTAACGCCCACTCGCGGTACGCTAGTTCCACGTACGAACGCCGCTTTGGTGGGATGACTGGGCTAAGGAAGACCATCCAGTGCTGATCTTCGCCGAGATTAACAACAAGCTCGGAACGATCGACGACCTCAACTGGGAGACCTACCTCCGGGGCTTCCAAGACTTCCAGACTTACCTCCCCGAGCCGGACATCTACGTCTTCCTCGATGCGTCGCCCGAAGAGTGCTACGCGCGCGTGAACAGGCGCGCACGACCGCAAGAGAAGGGCTCGGGCTTCGACGAGAAGGAGGAGGGCATCCCGCTCGCCTACCTCCAGACACTCCACGCCGGATACCAGCGCTGGATCGAGAAGGTCGCGCCGAGGATGCAGCTCGTGAAGGTCGACTGGCAGGAGTACCGGCCCGTCGAGGAGACGTGGGCCGAGGTCGAGCACCGTTTCGAGGAGCGCAACCGCTTCACGCGCAGCCTCGTCGCTCCGTAGAAGTCGCGCTTCGGGCTTCCGCGGTGTGGTAGCCTTATCCGCACGAGGTGACTGTGCGAGCTGGGCGACTCGTTGCGATTCTTGCGGCCACGCTCGTCGCCACCGGCTGCACCTGTGGCGACGCGACCCGCGACCTCTCCTACGACCCGACGAGCGTCCCGATGGGCGTCTTCGATCTCCACAAGCCGAAGACGGCTCCCAGTGGCAAGCCGCTGCCGTGCGTGCTTCTGGTGCATGGGGGCGGTTGGATGAGCGGCGACAAGCGCGACATGGACGACTACGCCGACTGGCTCAACTGCCGCGGCTACGCCGCCGTCTCGATGAACTACCGGCTCTCGACGATGAAGCCATGGCCGGCTCAGTCCGATGACGTGCTCAGCGCCTTCAACCACCTTCGCGCCCACGCCGCCGAGCTGGGGATCGACTCCGACCGTATCGCCGTGAGTGGGATCTCGGCTGGCGCGCACCTCTCGATGATGCTCGCCCTTCGCGGCATGGGCGTTCGTCCCAAGTGCGCCATCGCGCTGAGCGGCGAGACGGATCTCGACAGGCCGCCGGCTGAGGTGATGGACAACTACAACGACCTGATGACCAAGATCCTGGGTCACGGGCCACCCTTCGCCCACGGCGAGCTGCAAGCGATGTCGCCGATCAGCTACGTCCGGCAGGACGTGGCGATTCTTCTCGTTCATGCCGATGGCGACACGAACATCTACGTGAAGCAGGGCGATGTCATGGCCGCCGCGCTGTTGAGCGCTCACGCCAACTCGACCTACCTCCGACTCCACAGCGATTGCCACGGGCAGTGCTGGAAGGAGATCGGAGACAAGATCGAAGCATTCCTCGCCGCCAACCTGCGGTAAGAGGAACCACCGAGGGCACCGATGGCGACGAACAACGGCACGAAGCAGAGCGGGTCCACTACGATCAAGGGCAAGGGTGGCGCGAGTCCGTTCGTGATCAGCTACCGCCGGATCACGAAGCGACCGGTCTACGAGCGCGTGCGGAACTTCGTCGGCTTCCGTCGCATGTTCCTGAACGCCATCGTGAAAGCGCTCGACATCGTCGAAGACGTGTGCTTCGAGACCCAGAACGAGGTGGTCGATCCGGGCGAGCACACGGTCGTTCACTGGGCGATCGAAGTCGATGACCCGTGGGGCGTGAACAACGTGGCCGAGCTGACCGCCCGGCGCGTCCCGGACAAGCCCGGCTGTGGCGGGCACTTCGAGGTGATTCGCGTCATCGACGAGAAGGCCGAACGCGAGACGGCGTTGAAGCAAGCCCAGCCGGACGAACGCCCGACAGTCGCGCCCGCGGTCCTCGCCAAGCATCGTCCAGCTCAAGATGCGATCCGTCAGCGGATGCGCGAGCGACTCATCCAAGAGGGCCACTTCGACCCCGAAGCGGGGCCGCCCCCCAAGGACGACTGATCATGCGAGAGGTCTTCAAAGTCGACGGGACCGGTAACCGCCGAGTCCGCATGGCTGAGCTGCGCAAGGGCGACAAGTTCAAGATCGTCACCGACGATCCGAGGGACGGCCTCTACGGGCTCGGGCACGTCGTCTACACCGCCGGCAGCGACGCCTACGAGAGCAAGTACGCCGACGTGTGGGAGGTCGAGGTGGCGAGCGAGTTCGACAGCACGGCCACACGCCTATGCGCGAGCTGATCGTCTTCACCGGGCCTGTGAGCGGTGGAAAGTCCACCCGCGCTGCCGCGGCGGCGGGACGGCTCCAGCGTCTCGGCTTCCACGTCGTCCTACTCAGGCCAACGCGATCCGTCCGCGCGCACGAGAAGCCCGGCCTGCTCGTCACAAAGACCGGAACCTCATTTCCGTCGGTCGAGGTCGACACGGCGGCTGAGATCGTTGACCGAGCCCGCGGCTACGATGCGGTGTGGATCGACGAGCCGATGCTGTTCCCCGACGAGCCTCTGGTCTTCGATGCGATCCAGACGATCCGCCGCGAGTCGACCGTCATCGTCTCCGGGCTCTCCGCCACGAGCGAGCTGGAGCCGTTTGGCGAGTCGATGCCCAAACTGCTCGCGGTGGCCGACGAGGTGACATCCCTCAAGGGAGACTGTGATGCGTGCGGCGCGTTCGGAACAGCAACGCGCTCGGTCTGCCTCAAGCCCAAGACGGGTCAAGTGCTCGTCGGCGGCTCTGATGTTTACGAAGCTTGCTGTCCGGCATGCTGGCGAGCACGCGTCGAATCTCCAAAGGCCGCCGTCACTTAGGGTCATGCGGTCCGCTCGAAAGTTTTCCTCTCGTAAGACCTGCAACTCCTCCTCGTTCTCGTGTTGGGTGAGCGAGGTTCGAGACGGTCTCGACCGAGCGACAAACACGAGTCCAGGGTAGAAGATCCCTGTGTAGGAGATAGGTTCCCGTGAAGTTTAGCGAGTTGTGCCGCCTCATTCCGACGCTCGACGCGAGCGTTCCGATCTTCTTCCTCGGTCGTCCCGGCATCGGCAAGTCCGTGCTCTCGCGCACGATCGCGAAGCTCATGGGGCCCGAGGCGCGGATCGTCCGGCGCGAGCTGACCGGCCACCTCCCGGAAGACATGAGCGGTCTTCCGTTCCGTGAGGGGTCGTTCACGCGGTTCTGCCCGCCCGACTTCCTCGCCCGGCTCCAGAAGGGCTCGGGGCCGAACGGGAGCGACCCGGTCGGCGCTCTGATCCTCGAAGACATCACGCAGGCGCAGCGCTCGGTTCAGGTCGCGTGCTTCCAGCTCGTGCAGGAGCGGAGCATGGGCGACATTCAGCTCAGCCCGCACGTTCGGATCATTCTCACGGGCAACCGAACCTCGGACAAGGCCGGCGCCCGCGAGTTGCCCTCTCCGCTCCGCAACCGGGTGTGCGTGCTCTCGCTCGACCCGGACCTGGAGGAGTGGATGAACTGGGCGGGCGCCGAAGGGCTCCCGGGCGTGCTCGGCGGCTTCCTCCAGTACAAGCCGCAGTTCTTCTCGCAGCTCCCGTCCAACGCCGACAAGGCGAACGGCCAGTTCTCCACGCCGCGCTCGTGGGAGAACGTCGGGCGGATCATGCTCACGCTCGATCCGAAGGCCGACCCGACGGGGCCGCTCTACACGCTCGCCGGTGGTCTGATCGGCGAGGGCGTCGCGACGGAATTCGTCGCCTTCGTCAAGCTCCAGAAGGAGCTGCCGAACCCGAAGGCGGTCCTCGACGACCCGGAGAAGGCCATGCCTTCGCCGCCGACCGAGCCGGACCGTCTCGCTGCGCTCGTCACGGCGCTCGGCGAGTACGCCGCCCGCCACCAGAACGACGACAAGAAGCTCTACCTCAAGCTCCTGATCGCGCTCTCCCACGTCTCGGGGAAGACGCGCGAGGCGTGCGCCGCGGGCCTCACGGTCTTCCAGGCGAACGGAGGCAACGTCTCGAAGCTCTTCGACGCCGCTGCGGCGAATAAGAGCGATCCGAGGATTCTCGCAATCATAAAGCATTTTGCGGCTTCGGTTTCCTAGTTCTAACAAGATCGGACTAGGCAAACCATTGACTCCTGGGACGAGTAGTCGTATAAACTCTTCTTGGAGGTCGAGATGAGGGGCAAGGCTTACCCGACGATTCCGGTCGGTTCGATCATCGGACAACTTACGGTGATCGAACCGACCGAACAGCTCAGGGAGCGGGGACGAAAGCGGTACGGCTACAACTGCCGCTGCGAATGCGACAGGGTCGTGTTTGCGCAAGCGACGAGTCTCATGAACGGCTCGACGAGGCGGTGCCGAGAGTGCGCTGACGCCAATCGCGGCCACCAGGCGGTGACGCATGGCATGAGCGGAACACCCGGCTACTCGAACTGGCGACAGATGATCCGTCGGTGCCAGAACGACCCGCGTTACGTCGGACGCATCTCGGTGTGCGAACGCTGGCGTGTCGAAACGCCCAACGCCGTCCAAAACTTCTTCGCCGATCTTGGGCCGAGGCCAAGCCCAAGTCACTCCCTCGACCGCTACCCAAACGGTGCTGGAAACTACGAACCGGGCAACGTGAGGTGGGCCACAGCCAAGGAACAGGCGAACAACCTCTCGACGAATGTCCTGCTCACGGTGGACGGCGTGACGCTCCCGCTCGGTGCGTGGGCGGAGAGGGTCGATATGGACCCGCAGACCCTCTGGGCACGCCACAAGCTCGGGATGGACGACAAGACGGCGGTGACGATGCCCGTTCGCGCGCAGATCACCTCGCTCACCATCGACGGCGTGACTTGCACGCTGGAGCGATGGGCGCACAAGGCCGGAGCGGACGCGGCGGCGGTTACGCGGCGTCTGGAGAACGGCTGCGAGCCTAAGCTGGCGGTCTTCGCCGCCGGTCAGACGGTGACGGTCGGTCGCGACGGGCTTCCGAGCGCGATCATCAGCAACGATGAGGTCGTCGTCGAGACCCGGGCCGCGACGCCTCGCCGCTTCATTGCCAGGAATGGCTACCCCATCACCATCGACGGTGTGACGCGCAGCCAGAGCGAATGGGCGCGCATCGCCAACGTAACGATCGGAACGATCCGGCGCCGTCTGGCGCTCGGTCTCGATCCGAAGGCGGCGGTCTTCGCCAGGCCGGACCAGGGGCACGCCCTCGACGGCGGGATGCGCAACCAAAACCGAGCCGATTGCGTGCGGCTCACGGTCAACGGGGTGACCAAAATCCTGAGCGCCTGGTCGCGCGATACGGGCCTCTCGGAGAACTGCATCCGCAACCGGCTCAAGGCCGGTTGGACGCCGGATGAGGCTGTTCTCACCCCGTCACGAAAGGCCGGTGCGGTTTGAGCGACGGTGGCGGCGGCAAGCTCGATCCGAGCGAACTTCTCGCGTCGCTGCGGTGGGGCGTAGACAGCCTCATCACGAACTACGACGGCGAGCGTGTCTGGCTCAAGGCGAGCCTGGACGCCAACGGGAAGCGGAACGGTATCACCGACTGCTGCCTCGCCGAAGCCCCGTGCGAGCATCACGCGAAGGTCGCGGTCAGGGGCGGTAACTAAGCGAAGGGTCGGTCGGGGTAGAACGACGGCTGGTCCGCGCGAAGCGCGGGGTGGGAGTGGTGGCGATCGTGACGACCATGGAAGACTTGACGGTGGTCGACGCGGTCGCCCTCCGTCGTTTCAACGAGGCGACCATGATCCGGGTGCTCGCGGCAGCTCACCGTCGCGAGACGGGTTACGGGCCGATCACCAAGAAGCGCGCGCGAGAGATCGCCCGGCGGGTCGCTGGCGATCGCTCCCTCGCGCGGGTCACCGACGCGCTCGTCGCCGAGGTGGCCCGGCAGAACGACGTACTCGATGCGCGGCTCATCGTCCGCGCGGAATGCGAAGACCTCGACCACTACGACCCAGTCAAGGCCAACGAGCGGAACGAGGGCGACTACTCCAACGACGGCCACTTCAGGTCGTCGCGGCTCGGCGCGATCTTCGACCACCGCATGAGCCGCGACGGCTTCGAGAAGATCCTGCCGAGCAGCTACAGCTACTCGACGACCAACATCGACATCGCGATCGTCGCCAAGCAGGTCGTCGCCCTGATCGAGCCGCAGTGGCGATGCGACGCGAACGGGAAGACGCAGCGCCGGAAGGTGACGCGGTTCCTCGTCGTGGCACCGCGGACGCCGAGAGGTAAGCCGCGCGCAGTCAAGGTCGCGCCCGAGACAGAGTCGGTTGACGACGCGATCGAGTCCGTCATGCCGTCAGCCGTGGTTGCGGCGATCAACGCGCTCACGCTCGGATTGGGGCACCCGCCCCACCTGTACTCCGGGGTAGAACTGGACTGGAAGGGGCGGCGCTTCGGCGTCTGGCACATGAAGATGCGCAAGTGGCACCCCTTCCGAAAGGTCGGAATCACGCCCGAGGGTGCGAGTAAGTTGGGCTGGGCCGTCATTCGATTCGACGGCCCGGAATGGCTTCGGGTGCTCGCGTAGCGTAGGTGCAACTCCTCGACGTTCGAGTGTTCTAGAGGCGGAGGTGAGGTAGTTATGACCGCAACATCGAGCTTCGACTTGATTTACGAGATCAGCAAGGCTCGCACGCGGCTCGTGTCGCGGGCGCCGTTCTTCGGCTACCTCGCCATGCAGCTCCGTCCGCGAGCGGCCAAGCCCGAAGACGACGTGCCGACGGCGGGCATCTCGCCCGACGGCACCGTTGTCGTCAACGTCGACTTCGCGTCGAAGCTCAAGCCCCAAGAACTCGCCGGGCTCCTCGCCCACGAAGTCATGCACCCGGCGCTTCACTTCTGGGGCCGGAAGGGGAGCCGCAACCACCTCCTCTTCAACATCGCGCACGACCTCTCCTTCAACTTCATAATCACCGAGATGGCGAAGGGTGAAATCGAGCTGCCCGATGGCGCGCTCCTCGACAAGAGGTTCGAGGGGATGTCGGCGGAGGAAATCTACGGGCACTTGCTCAAGGGGGACAAGGGCACCGGCAAGACGAAGATCGCCTGCAAAGGCGGCGGTTCGATCACCGTGGACGTGAACGGGAAGGGCGGCGACGACTACGGCGACTGCCGTGAGGATCTCTCCGACAGCGCGATCGGTCAGAAGGCGGCGAAGGGCGACGACGCGGCGCAGCGCAAGCTCGCGAACGATTGGAAGCTCTCGATCGCGGGCGCGGTCCAGCAGCACGAGGCGCGGAAGACGCAGGGCAAGCTCCCCGCCGCGTTGGAGCGCTTCATTCAGGAGTTGCTCCACCCGAAGCTCGATTGGGCCGAGCAGCTCCAACGGTGGTGCGGCGAGAACGGACGGCGTGAGGAGTACTCCTACGCGCGCCCGAACCGCCGGTCGGAGTCGGTCGGCGCCTATCTCCCGTCGCAGTGCGCGGGCGGCTACGCGGACGTGACGTTGTTCGTCGACACGTCCGGGTCCATGGGCCAGGATCGTCTCAAGCGAATCCTGGGCGAAATCTCGGGGATCTGCGAGGAGATGGGCTCGGAGATCCGCGTGATAATCATCGACGCGGACGTTCACGAGGATCTCACCGTCGAAGACGCTCTCGAAGTGGCGCAGAAGCTCAAGGGCGGCGGCGGCTCCGATCTCAACCCGGGCTTCGCGCGACTCGACGAGGAGGGCTACGACGGAGCCGTGATCGCCTTCACCGACGGTCACATCTCGGTGCCGGAGTCGATGCCCGTCGGGCTCAAGGGAGTCCTCTGGGTGCTCGAAGAAGGCTCGGGCGACAAGCCGCCGACGGACAAGTGGGGCGACGTGTTGTGGGTTCCGACCGAAGACAACACGAACGGCGACGTGCCGATCCCGGTCGGACCGCAGGACGCGGACGACGATGGCGACGACTCGGACGACGACGCGTGAGCATCTTCGGACAGAAGAAGCCCGAGGAGAAGCGCTTCGATCGCGCCTTCCCGGTCGACTACCAGGTGCTCGTCCAAGGCCGGGGCTTCGTCCCGGCCAGCGACCTCCGGGTGGGCGACAGGCTCAAGTCGGCGAACGGCGTCGCGACGATCGCGAAGGTCACCGTCGAAGGATCGCGAATCATCGCATCGACCGACCTGCCGCCGCCCGAGCCGGTCGAGTTCGAGGATGACTACTCATGAGCGCCAAGGCCGCTCGGCTCCTGCTCGACAAGGGTTCCCTGCCGGACGAGGTTCCGGCGGGAACGCCCGCGTCGAAGGTCCCGGAGGGGCTCACCAAGGAGCAGCTCCGGGATCTCGCGTGGGAGGTGATCGTGCTCCTGATCGAGCGCGCGGGCGATTACAAGCTCGACTCGCCCGAAGCGACCCGAGTTGCCGAAGACTTCGTCCGAGCGGCGGCCAAGATCGGCACCCGGAGCTTCGTGCTCGGAGCCGCCATGCTCACCCGCTTCTCCTACTTCGGCCCCTCGTGGGGCGCCGAGGCAGTGCGCCGGGCAATCGAGACGACACCCGGCGGCGATGCGCTAAAGACGGCGCTCGGCTCGGCCAAGGCCGACATCGGTAAGGTAGACCGCCTCGCCGGAGTGTAGGATGCCTCGCGGCCCCACCGGGCGATTGCCATGTCCGACGCCGCCAAAAAGACTGCACTCTACGAGGCGGCGGAATGGTTGGCGCGTTCTCGTGTCAGGCTGGATGGGCTCGTCAAGGCGGTAGACGAGAACCACACGATGCGCGTCGAGGAGCAGCGCATCTACGACGAACGTCGAGTCGGGTTCCTAGCGCTCTACGCCGAGTCCGGGCTCCGATTCGACCGTGACGAGTTGCTCAAGGAGATCGCTCCGGTCGATGACCCGCAGACCCGAGACGAGACGGTGCGCGCGCTCATGGTCGCCTTCCTTCTCGAAGCGTCTTCGGCCCGACACAAAGAAATCTGAACACCGCTGACAGCCTTATCCAAGCGTCGCGTCCTGCAAGAGCACAACGCCACCGAGGAGGGTAAGTTGTGGCTGAGGTTGCGGCTGCGGTGTCCAAGCGCTGCGGTCGATGTAAGCGCCGAAGGAAGCTCGCTGAGTTTTATCCTGGGGCGCGCAAGAAGCGCTGGTCCTATTGTCGAGACTGCATGAATGACTTGCGCCGCGCATACCGGAAGAAGAAGCGAAAGAGCAAGAGCTATCGTCAGAATAACGTTCGCGTGGCCGCCGGGCTTCGGCGTCGACTAGCTACCGAAGTGGCTGCGATCAAAGCCAAGACACCATGCGCCGATTGCGACCACACCTTCAACCCGTGGCAAATGCAGTTCGATCACGTAAGGGGGAAGAAGCTCGGCAACGTGTCGTACTTCGTCGGACTCGGGATGCGGCGGATGGCTCTCGCTGAGATGGATAAATGCGAGCTGGTTTGTGCGAACTGCCACGCCAACCGCAGCCAAGTCCGATACATGAAGACACGAAACCCGTAGAGTGGAGGGGTTCCAGATGGCAAACCGCAACGTCTTCGGAAGCTCACAGCCCGGGAAGCTCGTTCCCGAGGCTGACACCACGAACGCCGCAGGCTCCCGTCAACGAGAATGAAGCTTGTTGAGCGTCGTCGTTCTTGCCATCATAGGGTATGAAGACTTGCCCTGATTGCAAAACAGACAAACTCGACTCCTTTGGTAAGGACGAGCGTCGCAAAGACGGTCTCACACGGTGCTGCCTCGCGTGTTGTCGCACCCAGAACCGAGCGTCTTATCAGCGCCACAAGGAAACACACGCCAAGCGCACCCGGCGGTGGACACTCAAGCGTCAGGAGGAAAACCGCAGGTTTCTCTGGGACTACAAGCTGTCGCATCCGTGCGTCGATTGTGGAGAAGAAGATCCGCGTGTGCTCCAGTTCGACCACGTACGCGGCGAGAAGACGGCTGATGTCACGGAGCTTGCCTTTGGGAACAAGGTATCGACCGATCGGCTTACAAGCGAGATTGCGAAGTGCGCTGTCCGGTGCGCGAACTGCCATCTAAAGGAGACGTGGGCATCCAGGGGGTACAAGGAGCCAGGCGGGCGCGCTGCGAAGCGCGCTGGGCGTCGGATGACGCAGGACAAGAGGGAACACCTCCGAGCAAAGCGCGCTTTGGGGCTTTCCTACGAGGCGCTTGGAATAGAGTTCGGCGTTGCGACCGGCACGGCCTGGCGCATCGTCAACAAGAAGGAATGCTACGACGATGGCGAATCGGTCTGTGTTCGGGACGCCCACGGGGTCGGAGTCGAGCGTTCCGGCGCCTGACGGGACCAATTTCAGCGGCGGCAAGGCTTACAGCCTCTCGCCCGAGGCGGCGCTCGCGATCTTCGCCGCGACCGGAACCTTCAACGAGCAGTTCTACTCCAAGGGCGACGACCAGCTCAAGGCGATCCGCGAGGCGGCTGACAGGGTCAACCCGCTTTTCCTCGCCCAGACCGCGGTCTACTCCCGGCAGAAGTCCTCCATGAAGGACATGCCGTCCGCCCTCATGGTCATGCTGACCAAAGCCGACTCGAAGCTCGCCGATCTCGTCTTCGAGCACGTCATCGACAACGGGAAGCAGCTGCGGAACTTCGTGCAGATGATCCGCTCCGGCGCTCTCGGTCGGAAGTCGCTCGCGTCCGGGCCGACCCGGCTCATCGCGCGCTGGCTGGCGAAGCGCTCCGACTACGCGCTCCTCAAGGCGTCGATCGGGAACAACCCGTCGCTGAGCGAGATCATCGCGCTCACGCACCCGAAGCCCGCTGATGAGACGCGGCGGGCGTTCTACGGCTACCTCCGCGGCTACGAGCCGGCGGCGGAAGGCCAGCCCGTCGTCGAGAAGGTCGAGGAGACCGGCAAGAACGGGAAGACGCGTACCAAGACGGTCGTGCGCTACCAGGCGGCGCATCTCCCCGAGATCGTGAAGAAGCTGGAGGCGTTCAAGGCGGGTCAGAGCACCGAGCTTCCGCCGGTCGACTACCGCTTCCTCGAAGGGTGCAAGCTCACGAACGCCCAGTGGGCCGAGATCGCCAAGCGCGGGCGCATCATGCAGACGTTCAAGAACCTCAACAGCTACACACGGCACGGTGTCTTCAAGGTCCCCGGCATGGAGGATGTCGTCGTCTCCAAGCTCAAGGACGCCGAGGAGATCGCGTCGTCGCGGCTGTTCCCGTACCAGCTCCTCGCCGCGTTCACGAACGCGTCGGACGAGGTGCCGGCCAAGGTCAAGGACGCGCTGCAAGACACGATGGAGGTCGCGACGGGGAACGTCCAGTCGTACGGCGTCCCGGTGGCGATCGTCGTCGACGTGTCGGGCTCCATGTCGTCGCCGATCACGGGGCACCGGAAGGGCGCGACCTCCAAGGTTCGGTGCATCGACGTGGCAGCGCTCATCGGGGCGGTCGTTCTCCGCAAGAACCCGGGCTCGGTGCTCCTCCCGACCGATACCGACGTGTTCGAGCACAAGCTCAACCCGCGCGACTCCGTCATGACGATCGCGTCGCAGCTCGCCAGCTACGGGGGCGGCGGCACGAACCTCTCGGCGGCGTTCTCGTGGCTGCGCCGCAAGAACTGGAAGGGCGGGCTCATCCTCGTCGTTTCGGACATGGAGTCGTGGGTCGACTCGGGCTCCGGCTACAGCTACCGGGGCACGGGCACGATGTCGGAGTTCTCGGCTTTCGAGGCGCAGAACCCCGGCGCGAAGCTCGTGTGCGTCAACATCCAGGCTTCCGGGACGGCCCAGGCGTCGTCGATCCCCAACACCATCCTGAACATCGGGGGCTTCTCCGACTCGGTGTTCGAGGTGATCGGAAAGTTCGTCCGTGGCGATGTCGCCAAGGGCGAGCAGCACGTTGACTGGGTGTCCGAGATCCAGAAGATCGACGTGTACAACCTCGGCAAGCCCACGGACGACGCCGGTCCGACGGACGCCGACGAGCCGGACAGCGGGGAGCCGCCAGCCGAGGTATAACTGACTCGTGGCGCCGCGGTGGGCCGATGCCTTTCCCCCCTAAAATCCCCTGCATCGGTCCACCACGCGCCCTTCAACACACGCGCCCGAATAGAACCGGGACTACATCACCACCTAGATTACGTCTCAGTTCACCGCTCATCGGGCGTTTCAACACTTGGGCTCGACATGGTATCGACCGGGTAGAGGAGGAAGTAGGAGCGCGCCGAGGCGCCCGCGGGCCTCGTAAAAAGCGGGTAACCACCAAGCTGCCGAAAAGAACGACAGCAACCCCGACTGGCTCTCGGACAAGGCGATCGCGCGCTTCATGGCGACGGTCGATGCGCCCGAGGCAGTCGTCACCTTCTGATCCCGTCCCTCGCAAGAGGGAACTGAATCCAAGGTGATGCGCCGAGCACGAGTCGTTGCCCCGGACGTGTGCTCGGGGTTAGGCCAAACCAAACGGGGCTGGACCGAGCAGTCGCACGGACAGGCTCGGTCGAGATCACTCGTGCTGGACGAGTCGAAGGTCGCCGGTCGTCGTCGACTCGTCGAGATCCAAGGGCCGGATACGCGCGTAGTCGCCTACTCTAAGTCTGCTTCGGGACGCGGGTTCGATTCCCGCCGAGTCCATTCAACGCAAGTCTAAGGAGATCAAGCGCATGCAACGACACAACCGCGACTCGCCCACGAGCTGAGTCGCACCCCAGACTTCTCTCGCGTCACCCTTCATCGACGCCCGGTTCGTTCCGGGACCGCCGAATAGACTCGGGAGTACATCAAGCGATCGACCCCTTTGCTCCCTCGCGGAGCAGGGCTGGAGGTGCTAGCGTGACATACACGCGCGACCGTCCGTAGGACGGAGGCGCATTACGCCGCGGGGTTGAGCAACGGCAGCTCACCACGACCATCGGGTCGCTGGAAGTGCGGGTTCGAGTCCCGCCCTCGCTGTAGCCCGAATGCCAGCTGGACTACATCCTTCCAAGATAACGTCTAGCGACCCCTCTTCATCGGGCCTGAAACAACCGTCGAATGGGCTTGGGACTACATCGACTGATATCGAAGGATGCGAGTTCGACTCTCGCCCGGTCCAATGGGCTAGTAATCAGTCGACAGAGTCGCTATGCTGCGGGCATCGGGAGAGTCTGGTGCCCCAACTCGTCTGCGCCAATCCGAAGTGCGGGCGCTCGTTCTACTCGAAACACGCTGAGGCCCGCTTCTGTTCTCGTCGGTGCGCCAACTCGGCGAACCAGGCCGCTCGCGCCGGTCGTCCGCGCGTCTACTCCGACGAGGAGCTGATCACTGAGCTTCAAACCCTCGGCGCCAAACTCGGACGAACGCCGTCGAGACGGGAGATCGGCGGAGCGCTGCCGAACAAGTGGACTTACTCCAACAGGTTCGGATCGTGGAACAACGCTCTGGTGCTGGCTGGCTTCTCGCCACGCGAGGGAACGGTTCCGATCGGGCCAAGCGGAGCGCGCCCATCGCTTCCACTGGGGCAGCGCTTTCGCGTGATGCAGCGCGACGGGTTTCGCTGCGTCTACTGCGGAGTCACTCCCGAGGACGGTGCGAAGCTGGTCGTGGATCATCGAATTCCGGTAAGCGGCGGCGGTCTGACCGCCGACGAAAACCTCGCCACGGCCTGCTGGCCTTGCAACGTCGGCAAGTCGAACAAGGTGGCCGATGCGGTGGTAGAACGGGCCGGTAGCTCAACGGCAGAGCAAGCTACGTCTCCGGTCGACCTTCATCGACGGCCTTCCACATGAGCCAGCACTACTACGACAAGCAGGGGCAAAGCATCACCCTCGCGGAGTGGGGTCGGCTCCTTCACGATACCGACTACAAGTTCATCGGCTTCGATGCCGACTCGCGCTACCGAGTCTCGACTGTGTGGATCGGTGAGGACAGGTCGAATGGGCGCTGCGGCGGTCCCGCTCTGATCTTCGAGACGACCGTCTACGAGGGCGGCGGCGAGATGGAGCGCGAGGTCGTGCTCTATTCGACGCCCCAGTCGGCGCTCGAAGGTCACCGCCGGCTGGCGACGCGTTACATCTCCGTCATCGACTCGCTCGCCGAGCTTGGGCGGTCGATCGAGCGCGGTATTGCTCCGGTCCTCATGGGGGAGAAGACGGCGGGGCAGAGGGCGTCGGAGTCGGGGCACTGGCGGAGGCGCCGGACGCGGCGTCCGGTGTAGGCGTCCACCCCTTCGCGCGGATGCTGTCCTCCATCTGGTCGAGCAGCGTGTTGTAGACGGGCGGCCCCCAGAGTTGGACAAGCTCGTCGATGACCTTGACCAGCGCCTTTGGGCCGAGCGGGTGGAGCCACCCTACGAGGCACGGGTCGTAGGCGTAACCGAGCTGCCGTGCCTCGATAACGAACTGCTCGCGCGTGTCGAAACCTCTGCGAGCGGGACGGCGCTCGGCCTGGTGAAGTTGAACCATGTCTTCCCTTTACCCGAGGTCGGCGCGGAAGTCGAACTTGACCGGCGGGATCGGGCCGCCGATCGCCTCGCTCACCTGATCGAGTGGGCTCAGCTTCCCGACCCACGCCTGCCGAGCGGCCATGACCACATCGGACAGCTCGTCGTGCGGCTCGGTGTAGGCGAGCGCGAAGCCCTTCCTGATCTCCAGCTTGAAGCCGACCTGCGCCAGCGCTTCGACGGAGATGTCGCGGTAGGGAAGGACGAGGACGATTCGATCGGAGTGGAAGATCGCCACGACGGAGTGTTTACGAAGCCAAAGAACAGCATCGTCGTTGCTCATGCCGCCAGTGACGCCCATCAGATCCCGCCACGGGCGATCAGGAGCACGCCGCTCACGTTGGCGAGGGTGGCGCGCACGGAGTTCTTGGGCATCGCCAACTTCTCGTTCCACGGCTGGTCGATCACGACGGCCAGCTTGTCATGGTGCTCCTCCGCCCACGGGAGGATGTTGTGGTCGCCGTCGTCGAGAAGAGCATCGGCTCGGAAGTGTCGCTTGTCCGTCGTTACCGACATCTTCCGCATGAGTCGCGGGAGGTGCTCCGCAACCCAAGCGAACTTCTC